CACTGAAATCTATAATCCAAAAGACTTTCATAGCGACAATATGGATAGCATTGAAGAATATGAACCGCAAGGTGGTGGTGGCACAGACTTTGATTGCATCTTTACTTACTTGAAAGAAAATGCTATTGAACCTAAACGTTTGATTGTGTTTACTGATGGATATCCCTGCGGGTCTTGGGGTGACCCTGATTATTGTGATACGACATGGATCATTCACGGTGATAAGAATCCCAACCCACCGTTTGGGACGTATGCAATCTATGATGATAAAGTCCAGTGAAGAAGTAATAATTTACGAATCACCAGATGGAGGCAAGACGGTCTACTCACGCAAGAGTGGATCGCTTAAGCGCACATTGCATTGGGAAGATCCAGAACATAAACGCACACAAGAGGCACTTAATAGATGGGCTAACTTAAAAGAAGCCGTACTATTAGCTGATAATAATGTAACTTTGAATGATGCTATTGAAAAAGTAGAAGCATTATATATTTTAATTAGAGGCCCAAAATGATGTATATTGGAACAAGTTTAGGTGGTTGCCTGCTTAGTCTTATGAACAAAGAAGTGTCCGAGGATGAGGTTATGATTATAATAACCCGTACCAATGCACCTGACTATGATAAATTCATTGGCGTAATTAAAGCATATCATGCACAGGGCAACCCTTTTTCTGATAATCCTGAGCGGTATGAGTTGAGTGACTATGAATTAGATGATTTGATTGATCTTGCAAACAGATTATGGTATAGTGGTAAAATTCACCAACCAAGAAGTTTTTTGGGTACTACTAATTATAGACACCCATTTAAACATGGTGATAAACTTTGGTTTCAAGTAGTGCCTACAATTGACAATACTACTCCGGCAGTAATAGATGCCTACGAAAAATATAAGATGTTGGATACGTTGACTAAATGAGTGTTAATCCGTTACATTGGTTTGGTAATCGTGAAATAGAATATACTCCTAAGCATTTTACTTTAGCCAAAACTCCACTCACAGAAGAATCCAAACTTTGGATATTGAACACTCTTGTTGGTAGATTTTCTGTATATCATGCTGATGAAATAGATCGGCATGATTCATTAACTGTTTATGTTAGCCATAATATATTAGGGCGTCCTGCGTTTGAAGATCCTACTGAGGCAGTTTTTTATGAACTAACCTGGAGTTAAAAAAAATAAGGTATCGTAAACTTGTATTAAATATCTATAGTTACTCAAGGAGAATAATATGAGTTTTTTACGACACGTAGGCAAACATGGTGACCGAAAAGTTGCTATTATATTTCGTGAGATTCCAGGCGAATCTCACATGTGCTTAGTCACATACACCGAAACACTTAATCAACACATTCATGATCCGTTGATACGTTGTATCGAAAGCGATATCGGTCAAAGCAGTGAATCATTATCTGATGCACTAAACCGTACATTAGGTTTGGATGGTAGACCTATTCTACAATTATTACATGCAGAAGGTTTGCTGAAAAAAGTACAAACTGAAATGATTGTAGTTACTCCTAATCCACAGACTAAAATTAAATTGAGCGAACTCAATAAAATTTTAACTGAAATGAAACAGGGTGAATCTGCTGTAAAGCGTTTAGCTGAAATAGATGATAGTCGTGGTTTACAAACTCCCACTGAGGTTGCACGTAGAATGCGTGAACAAACTACACGTGATGCAAGAACTACAATGCCGGTGGTATCAGCTAGTGCTGATGTATTAGGTGATCAAATGTTAGCAAACAATTTGCGTCAACAGGCTGCTAAGATGGATGCTGAGGCGAAAGGACTACTAGCTGAAAGTGCCCTTCTACTTAAACAAGCCGCTGAAATGGACCCTGCTCCAGTAGCTAAAAAACCCAAAGCAACTAAAAAATCTGCGGTAGCAGAAGTTGCTCCAGTAGTTGAAACTGTTGCAAAACCAAAGAAAACAAGAGCTAAAGTTAGTGCATAATGAGCCCTGAATTCATCGAAAAGTGGGAACACATTCTTGAGGATGTTGAAAAAAATAAAATACCTATTCAGTTTATAAAAAAATTAATTATAAAACTTGAAGGTAAAAAACAACAGACTATAAACATTGAAAAATTTTTATCTCAAGGATTAGACCCAGAACAGATAGAAGAAGCTGTCAGCAGAAAATTGCACGAACTAGATGAATTGGTAGTGAGTGTAGAATTTATACTTAACGTACAAAATATTGCTGACACTGTACAACCTGAAACTGATAGACTTTTAAATAAGTTATGAAGTTGATATTAGCATGTGATCCTAAAGGGGGAATAGGCTACCAAAACAAGTTGCCCTGGAGTAAAATCGAGGGCGATTTGCCAAGATTCAAGGAACTAACTACTGGTAAAACAGTTATTATGGGCCGCAACACTTGGGAAAGTTTATCGAAAAAACCCTTACCAAATAGATTTAATATTGTAGTGTCTAGTAAATTAATTGATGGTGTTGTAACAATAAATCAAATTAGTACACTAGATTATACAACTCATAAAGATGCATGGATTATCGGCGGTGCTAAACTTATTCATAGTAATTGGTGGTGTATAGATGAAGTACATTTATCTAAAACATTTACCGAATACACTTGTGATACCTATATTGATTTGTTACACTTAGAAAGACTATTTGATAAAGTGGATGAACAAAAATTCACTGACCATGTATACCAAATTTGGAAACGTAAATGAAACAATATCACGATTTACTACAAGACATTTTAGATAACGGAGAAATTAAAGATGATAGAACTGGTGTTGGCACCCATAGTGTTTTTGGACGTCATCTTCGCTTTGATTTGCGTAGGGGCTTTCCCGCAATCACTACTAAGAAATTGGCATGGAAGGCTTGCGTCGGTGAACTTTTATGGTTTATTGAAGGCAGCAGTGATGAACGTAGATTGGCAGAACTCACCCATGGTACCAAAGATGGTACAGTTACGATCTGGACGCCAAATGCGCTTGCTCCGTATTGGAAGCCTAAAGCAGAATTCGAAGGTGACTTGGGTCGTGTATACGGCGTACAATGGAGGCATTGGAACAAATATACGACAGAGAAAGACATGGGCCCAGCGCACAAAGGTGGTACACGCCTTGCCGTTGACAAAACGGAAGTTGACCAGTTATCGAAAGTCATTGAAGGGTTGATACAAGATCCTAATGGTCGTAGACATATATTAAGTGCATGGAATGTTAGCGAACTAGACCAAATGGCTTTACCTCCGTGTCATGTTATGAGCCAATTTTATGTCAACAAAAATAAAGAACTCTCTTGTCATATGTACCAGCGTAGTGTGGATGTTTATTTAGGGCTCCCGTTCAATATTGCTAGTTATGCTCTACTTACTCATTTGATAGCACACCATTGTGGTTTTAAAGTTGGCGAATTGATTATCAGCACAGGTGATACACACATATATAAAAATCATGTTGAGCAAGTAAATGAGCAACTATCACGGTCCGAATACCCACTCCCCACATTGTGGTTGAACCCAGATGTGAAAGATATTGAAAAATTCACAATGAACGATATTAAACTAATTGATTATCAATCACATGGTCAATTGAAGGCACCGATGGCAGTTTAATGTTAAAAGGTAGACCATAATGATAACATGGCCGTCTGACGAGGCAACAATAATTGAATACAAAGTCTATTCAATACTAATGGGCGATGTAGAAGACCCTGATTTGATGATTGCAGAACCAATTTATAAATGGCAACAAACAGAAGCAGGTAAGTATGTAATGAAAAATTCAGCTCCTACACCAATGTGGCGAAGGAGTGTTGATACGAATTCATATGGTCATCAGTATATGATATTCGCATACTTCACCCCAAAACAATTAACATATTATAAGTTGAAATACGAATGAACATTTTAGTAACAGGCGGTCTCGGCCTTATCGGACATCACGTAGTAAATAAATTAGAATCATTAGGACACGATGTTGTCATTACTGATACTCGTACTACTTATGGAATTATTCCTCAAGATGAAATTGATTACTTGATGGGTGAACGTCTTAGGAAAATCAAGACAAATTATATATACAAGATTGATATTAGCAATAGTGATAATATTGATTGGTTGATACAAAAACATCAGCCCAAAATTATTATTCACATGGCTAGTTTCCCTCGTCAAAAAGTTGTCAACGCTAATCCAGCGATAGGCGCACGTACAATGATGGAAGGATTAATGAATCTATGTGAATCAGCAAAGAAACACAACGTAAGTAAATTCTTGTATATTAGCAGTTCAATGGTATACGGCGACTTCAATGATGACGTAGTTGAAGACTATGATTGCAAACCACAAGGTCAGTATGGTATTATGAAACTTTCAGGAGAACACATTGTTAAAGATTATAGCCGTCGTAATTGTTTTAATCACACTATTATACGTCCCAGTGCTGTTTATGGACCGCTTGACGTTGAAGACCGAGTCATTGCAAAATTCATGCTCACAGCAATGCGCGGCGGTATGCTCAAAGTAAATGGTGCGAGTGAAACACTAGACTTTACTTATGTAGAAGATGCCGCAGATGGTATTGTAGCTGCCGCATTAAGTGAGAACACAAAAAACAAAACGTACAACATTACAAAGAGCCACAGTCGTAGTTTATTAGATGCGGCTAATCTAGCAGTTAAGATTGCAGGTAAAGGTAACATTGAAGTCAAAGACAAAGATGCCGATTTCCCTAGTCGTGGTGCTTTGAACATTGATGCCGCCCGTAGAGATTTTGGCTTTGATCCTAAGGTAGATGTAGAAGAAGGGTTTCAAAAATATTACGATTGGCTTAGCACCAGCGAATATTGGATAAAGAAAAATGTCTAACACTTATTGCGTTTTATTATGGCTAAGTATTACCGTTGATACTAATGGCGATATTAAACCTTGTTGTGTTTCTACTGATTTTATAAAAAAAACTGACGGAACTCATTTCAACTTAGGAAATGATTCTATTAATGATATATACAACAGTCCTGATTTTTTAAATATCCGTCAACAGATGTTAGACGGTAAAGAAGTTTCAGGATGTTCACAGTGTTATAAACATGAAAGATCGGGCGGTAATAGTCAACGTATTATTCACAATGAAAAATGGAAAGACCAACAATTTAATGATGTGATTGCTGATACTAGCATTCAATATTTTGATCTTAGATTTGGAAACTTGTGTAATCTAAGTTGTAGAAGTTGTAACCCTAGGGCTAGTAGTAAATTTGCAAAGGTACTTGACGAACTGCGTGATACTGAAATACACAAGTTTCATCACATTTATGATTTGTCAATAGATGAATGGTATGACACTACAATGTTTGAAAAAAACATTGAAAGTCAACTTAGTAATGTAACAAAGTTATACTTAACAGGCGGAGAACCAACCGTTATCAAAAAAAATATTGAAATGCTTGAAAGGTTCAACACACTTGGATATAGTAAAAATATTACATTAGTTATTAATTCAAACATGACTAACTTAAACTCTACGTTTTATCAATTATTAGCAAATTTTAAACAGGTAGTATTCTTTGCTAGTATAGATGGAACAGGTGCTATACAAGAGTATTTGCGTTATCCTAGTAATTGGAATCAAATAGATAAAAATATAAAAACATTATTGACATATGATAATATGATAATTAGGACTACCCCCGTAATACAGATTACCAACTTAAATAAGATTGTTGATTTGTTTGAGTATGTTGAATCTATTAACAGAGAACAAGGAAAATCTGTAATTGATATTATGCCAATCATATTAGAAAATCCTTCATATTTAAATCTTTCATACTTGCCCAAAGAATACAAAATGATGTGCTGGGAAAGAATCCAAGAATGGTTAAATACAAAATGCCAATTTCAATCAGAGATTTTTTATAATAAAATGGAAGTATTGAAAAATAAATGTTTAGAAGAAGTTGATTACAAGGACAACCTCAAAAAATATATTGAATTTAATTCAATACTAGATAATCATTGGGAACATCATTTACAAGTAGTAAACCCTGAACTTTGTAGTATACTATGAACATACCACATTTTGGTCTGAAAAGACAGTATAAAAATTTAAGAGATGAGTTGCTAGATGCAACTGACTGTGCTATGAAAGACGGTCAGCTTGTGGGCGGGCATTATACTCGTTCGTTTGAAGAATGGTTGAAACATCGTACAAAAACAAAATATGCTATAACTCTGCATAGTGGTACTCACGCACTTGAGATTATAGCCCGTTGGAAGAAATTTAAACATAGTGAGACAATGGAAGGGAACCCTAAAGTTCTAGTTCCTAATCTAACATATCCCGCAACATTGAATGCGTTTTTAACTGCTGGTTGGGATGTTGAACTAAGTGATACAGACAAGAACGGTATTATACTTCCTAACACTCAGGGAGGTGTATATGAATGTGTGATGGGTTATGCTGGCCGTAAACCTTGGGCTGATGCTAGTTACTCAACTGCGTACAGTGTCATAGTAGACGGAGCACAACACTGGTTAGTAGCAGATGGTGACGTAGGTTCTGGAATGTCAATTAGCTTTGATCCTACAAAGAACTTACCTAGTTCAGGTAATGGTGGTGCTATTGTAACTAATGATGAACATCTATATTTGTATGCTACAAAATACAGAGACAATAACAAACCTTACTTTCATGAAGCTGGTACTAATAGTAAAATGAGTGAACAGGATTGTGCTCAAATATTAGTCAGAGCAAAGTATATAGACGAATGGCAAAACCGTAGAAGTGAGATAGCAAAATATTGGTGTGATAGATTTAAAGAATTACCACTAACTTGTTTATCTGACACAGTAGATCCACATTCACATCAAAAATTTGTGATGTATCTGCCCGACCGTAATTCATTACATACACATTTATTGACTGATGGAATTGATAGTAAGATTCATTATGAATATGTCTTGGGAGATCTCCCCTCAGCAAAAAACTTAACTAAACCTGATATGCTAAGTACTAGTGTAATGCTAAGTAGAGGTGTCATTAGTTTACCTATGTACCCTGAACTAACTGACACTGAGGTGAACTATATAGCAGATAGAATAGATAAATATTTTGAATAAATAACTAGATGTGGATACTATCAATATTACCTAACTGGGCTATTCATGCTTTGTTATTTGCTGGATTACTAGGCACAATAGCAGGATTTGTACTAGGTATGATTCCTGTAATAAAGCAGTATATTATTCCTATACGAATTATAAGCCTATTTGTTTTAGCACTTGGATTATTTTTAGAAGGTGGATTAGCTGACAATCAAGCCTGGGAATTAAGGGTGAAGGAAATGGAAGCTAAAGTAGCAGAAGCACAAGTTAAATCAGCCAAAGAAAACACCCAGCTTGTAGAAAAAGTAGTGACTAAAACACAATATGTTAAGGGTAAAACAGAATACATAACTAGATACCTTGATAGAGAAGTAATTAAAGATAACGAAGTTATTAAATATATTGAACAATGTCCGGCTATTCCACAAGAAATATTGAAGTCACATAATGACGCCGCAAATATACGCAAGGAGTCAAAATGAAAGACATTGCGAAACAACAAAGAATCAGCACAATACTATTTGTTATAGTGACAGTAATATTCTTTCTTGCTATGTGTACAGGATGTTCTACAACAGTTCCAGTCACAGCTAAATTTCCAGAAGTACCTGCTAGACTACTAGAACAATGTCCTGAAAAACTTCAAACAATTGAAGGTGACAAAATCAATATCGTTGATTTTACTAAAGTTGTAGTCACTAATTACGGAACATACTATGAATGTGCAGTTAAAAATGATGCTTGGATAGAGTGGTATAACACTCAAAAGAAGATTTTCAACGAAGTTAAGTAATCCTAACCTAGTGATAAATACACTATAGGTCTAGGATTTTTATATGACACAACTAGTAATTAATATCGGAGCAGTTCCCAATGATGGCGAAGGCGATCCGTTACGCACGGCCTTTCAGAAAATTAATAACAATTTTACCCAGTTATTTGCTACCGGAACATTTACATATGATGCATACTCATTTGGAAATACTGCTGGTCAAATCATATTTGAAACTCCTGCTAACTTGTTTACACAAGGAACTTTTCAAATTAATTCAAGCAACCCAAACACCAATAACAGTCAGAATATTATATTAAACGTAAGTATTTCAAATGATGTAGCTAATGTTAAATGGAACGGACATAGTACCTTGCTTTTCAATACTCCAGTCACTACGTATGATGTAGATTTAGTTGGTGGAAATGTTCGTATACTAGTAAATCCTTTAGTGAATGCAAATGTATATCATTTTATTGCCGCACAAATTACATTCAGTACTGATGCTCCGGGAATACCGTTAGCACTTGAAGGATTGTCAGGGGATGTATTGGGCACAGAGACTTTAATTCCTATAACTACAGAACAAGCAGTATGAGAGCAAAAGAATTCATAACTGAACAAAGTAATTTGCCCGATAGAATTACTAAACCAATGCCTTCTACATGGGTGATACCAGAGTTACAGAATCAAAATGCATATTTACAATATAGATTTTCTATAGCACTAGCTGGTGCAAGAGCGGCTCGTAATGGTGATATACCTAAGTTGGATAAAGAATCAGTTTGGGGAGAAAATCAATTAGTTTCAGGTTATATGAATCCAGACATTGAAAAAGACATTGATTTTGCTTTAGGAGAAATGGGTCTTAGTGGTAAAAAATTAGTTACAAGTAAACATAGTGAAGAAACAAGTGATACCGGCATAGGTAGCCCCGTAAAGGCTTTCAAAGGATATAAAAGAAAATGAGAGCAACTGAATTTATATCCGAATCTAAGATGGGTAAAATATCCCCACAACAACAACAAGCAACTCGCGGGTTAAATATTTTTTCAAAAAAAATAGATGCCTATGATAGAAACTATGATTTAAATCGTTTAATGATGGCTGTCGCAAGTAGTGATGGTATACATCCAATTGAAATGCCTGCAGAAAGTTGGGTAGGTAAACACAATACTGCACATGCCTACACCAAAGAAGAACAAGATATGCTTAAATTAGCATATAAAGCTGCTGGGTTAGAGTATATAGATTTAAACAACGGTAATTTAGATAGTGAAGAACTATCTGATACAAATACACAAAGTATAGTAAAGCCATTTAAGGGCTATAAGAAAAAATAACATAAGTCAACATTCAGAATAAGTAATATATAAAATTACAGGATTCTTAATGATTGATATCAACAATACTCTCGACCTAATCAAATTAAAATTTTACAACGAATGGTTGTATACGGCCCACATTTATGATGAGGGTGATAGTCAAATGCATGACAAATTAACTAAGCAAGTTGTCACTCAGTATGTTGACCCACTTAATTTACCTAAAAATGCAAAGATTATGGATTTGGGTTGTGGACCAGGATATTTTTTAGATTGCATGAAAGAGCGTGAGTACACCGATGTTGTAGGTGTAACATTAAGTCCTGGCGATATTAAAATTTGTGAAGACAAGGGTCATACAATTAAAAAATATGATTTAAGTTTTATTCCACAAAAGGACGGATACTATGATGAAAGTGTAGACTTCATTTTCTTGCGTCATGCATTAGAACATAGTCCATATCCTATCTTTAGTTTGATGGAATACAATCGTATTCTAAAACAAGGTGCCAAAATGTACATTGAAGTTCCTTCCCCTGATTGTGAACGTAAACATGAATGGAACTTAAATCACTATAGTATTTTAGGTCAAAATCAATTAGCCGCATTATTAGTACGTACAGGTTTTGATATTAATAAATTTGAAGTATTAGAGTTTGATATCGGAGGAAAATCTCCGGAAACAGGAGAAGATTTCACTGCTAAAGAGAAATTCTTCTGCATCTTAGTCACTAAGCAAAGACCATTAGATATTAAATGAAATCTAAATACCTCTATGTAATATATCCAGCTGCATGCGGAGGTAATCATGTTTGTAATATGATTAGTTTGTGTGAAGGGTTTGAACAACGAGTTAGTAGTATTGAACAGTCTAATTACAAAGAATGGTTGTTGAATTATTATAACCAATATAATTTTTTTGCAAAACCTCATGCATATGTTAATGCTCATCTTGTAGATAGCATACAGCATGTGGATAAATTGTATGAGTATGTTGATAAAGAATATGCATTAAATGCTCCTAGTACTTTAATTGTTCAAGGTCATTTATTCAACTTTTGGGCTGCTAGTGATAATGGTATTCTAGAAGAACTAGGACCTGACTACAATGCAATCATTATGAGTTATCCACCAGAAAATTCAATGCCACGGAAACGTATAGAAGCATATAATTATGATTCTCCCGTAAAGGAATACACCTTTCCATTAGACATATGTAAAAGTCATCCAATTGGTAAACCAAAAAATATGTCATTAGAAATAAATGAAAATAATGGATTTTATTTAGATACCGTTAAGTTTTTTACCCTCGAGGGAAGTCAGTATTTGCGTGAATTACTAAAACATCATTTTGATGTAGAGTTACCAGTAGAAGCTGATGAATTACATTCTATGTGGTTTAAATGGATGATACATGTTTTAAAACCTGAAAACATTGAATATTGGAATAATAAGCAACGAATTTAAGATAAATATTCGAATGTTCGATCCATTTAAGCAAGCTAAACTACAAAATAGTTATTATAAACTCAAGGATGCAAAAATCCCTGAGAAGGATATGTCACTTGATGACTTAAAACGTTTAAGTGGGGCTGGCAAAATCACAGGTGAAATTGTCACTGCACCTGACCATGAACTTGCAGCCAAAAAGGCTCAGTACATGCGTGAGAACAACATCAAGCCCGGTGACAAAGAGTGGTTCAAAGTAATGTTTGCCAAGCCACATCTAACCGGCGAGAACCCTTTTTCAAAATAGTATCAGTTAATCTATAAATATAGATATGAATAAGACTGGTTCGGCATCTTTAGTAAAAGATCCATATAAAAAAACATCATTTAAAACTCAACAAGAGTTAGATGATTTTGTAAAATGTTGTGATCCTAATACAGGTTATCTGTATTTTATGGATAACTTTTTTATGATCCAACATCCCACAAAAGGGAGTATGGTATATCATCCTTGGGCTTATCAGAAACGATTGATTGAAACTTATCACAAATATCGTTACTCTATAAGTTTAATGCCACGACAGAGTGGTAAGTCAACATCAGCCGCAGGTTATTTACTTTGGTATGCAATGTTTGTACCAGACAGTACAATTTTAATTGCCGCACACAAATATACAGGTGCTCAGGAGATTATGCAACGTGTAAGATATGCATATGAAAACTGCCCAGATCATATTAAAGCAGGTGTAACAACATACAACAAAGGCTCATTGGACTTTGAGAACGGCAGTCGTATTGTGTCAGCCACAACAACTGAAAACACAGGTCGTGGTATGTCTATCACATTGTTATATCTGGATGAGTTTGCATTCGTTCGACCAAGTATTGCTAAGGAATTTTGGACAGCTATTACACCAACACTATCTACTGGTGGTAAAGCAATTATCACAAGTACACCAAACAGTGATGAAGATCAATTTGCTTTTATTTGGAAAGGTGCTAACAAGACAGAAGATGAATTTGGAAATACCACTGAAGTAGGTATAAACGGATTCAGAGCATATCGTGCTTATTGGAATGAACAACCCGGTCGTGATGAAAAGTGGGCGGCTGAAATGAAAGCCCAATTAGGTGAGGATCGATTTAATCGTGAGATAGGCTGTGAATTTATTATCGCTGATGAAACTCTCATCAACCCAAACACATTATTAATGCTTGAAGGTATTGAACCTGTTTCACGTATGGGGCAAGTACGATGGTATAAAATGCCTGAAAAGGGCAACATATATACAGTGGCACTAGACCCTAGCTTAGGTACTGGTGGTGACCCTGCGGCAATTCAAATCTTTGAAGCAAACACAACAACACAAATCGGTGAATGGAAACATAATAAAACAGATATTCCTAATCAGATTAAATTGATTGCACAGATTAACAAACACATTTCAGAAATTACAGGTGAACCTAACAGTCTATATTATTCTATTGAAAATAATACAATAGGCGAAGCCGCACTTGTTTCATTAAATGAATACGGAGAATCTAATATACCCGGTACATTCATTAGCGAACCTGGGAAGAAGCGTAAAGGATTCAATACTTCAAATAAGAGTAAACTTACAGCATGTGCTAAATTTAAAACTCTATTAGAGAGCAAAAAATTAACTGTAAATAGTCGTAGTCTTATCAGTGAATTAAAAGCATTTGTCGCAAGTGGTGGAAGCTATGCGGCTAAAATAGGAGACACAGATGATTTGATTATGGCCTCACTATTAACAGTTCGTATGATTCAGGAACTAGGGTCTTATCACTATGATTTGGATAATTATATGCGTGACCATGAAGAATTCGTGGCTCCCCTACCGTTCTTTGCCGTATTAAGTTGACCCAAAGATAAATACACTATGCCAATAAGTACAGAAACCCTTAATCGTAAATTATTCAAAGTATTATCTAAATACAAACCAAAACCATTGGATACATCAGGTGAAGTAACTCCCGTAGAAGATGAAGCCGATGTTATAAAATTTAAATTTACTAAGGATGGGGTAGAATACGGTGATGTATTTGCTACCATTGATGATGATCGTGTATTGAAATTATATTTCGGAGATGATGTTGCAGATAGCCCATCAGCAAGTACAAAAGGATTAGATTATAATGATTCCTGGGAAGGATTATTAGAATTTTTAAGTCGCTGGGCACATGACAATAGGGTGAAATGGAACCCAGACAATAACAAAGACCATTTAGTTCAAGATATGGCACGGAGAAAACACATGAAGAAAAAAGAAAACATAGGTGAGGGATATTATCCAATGGGCAAAAAAGCCAGCTATAGTGATAATATTCCTACTGTAAAAATTGTTATTGAACACACTCGCCAAATTGAAGAAGGTGAACAACGTTATCGTAACATCAACAAAATTTTCTTAGAGAATCAGTTAGGTGAAAGATTTTTACTTGATACTAAGAAGCCTGGTGTTGCACGTGTTTATGCTAGACATATTGCTGAAGGTGGTAAAGTCAATGATGAACGTTGGGGGCATATCAGTAGTTTATGTGAAGAATACAATAAGATGGCAGGATTTGTTCGTGCCACTCGCAACGGACAGTTTAATGAATCAGCACAAAAACTTGTTGAATCAGGCATTCAACACTATCAATCATTACGTGAAACATTAAGCAGAATGACAGGTAAGCGTGGATACAATATGTATTTTGAAAGTTGGACACCTGCATTAATGGAAGATGAAGTAGAAGAAGCAAATCTAAATGAATTGTTTGTACAAGAAACACTAGATCCACGTATTGAAAGTGTAATGCCAATACTTTCTAAGTTACACAAACAAGTTTCAGAAATGAAAGAAACAATTGATTTAGCTGAATGGGCTGATAGTTTGATTGAAGGTGGTGACGGTGGTGAAGCAAGTGAAGAACCTGTATTTACTGAACCAGTTGAAACATTGCCAACAGATGGTGCAGATGCACCGGCAGATGATTTAGATGAAGGTCTAGGTGATATTGCTAAGAAAGTTGGCGGCGTACTAAAGAAGGTAGGCAGTAAGGCTTTAGATACATTGGGTCATGGTAGTGACGAAGAACTATTAAAAGACTTACAAAGACGTTCCGGAGTTCCTGCATCAGCACAACATGGCAAACCTTCAATGGCTAAGACTAACGAAGAAGAAAGCATCAAAAGTAATAACTCAGTTGGCATTCCCAAAGAAGAACTAGATGAAGTAGATATGGGTCAGTATGATGCTGTCAAGTCTACCCCTAAAGGCAAAGAAGATGATGACGTATTCAAAAAGTTCCGAGAAAAGTTACGTCAATATGGTGATGAATTAGAACAACGTCAAAAAGAAAAAGAAGTTGACGAAGGTTTAGATGCTAATCAAAAGCGTGTTGGTCAATTAGGTCCAACTGAGAAAGTTAAGAATAACAATATCGGTAAACTAGTTGGTGCCAATGAAAACTTTATTAACACAGTTGACCAAGCTGTAGTCTCAGAAATGGACAAGAGCCAAACCCCCCCGGGACGTGATGATTATGTAAAGGGTCCAGAAGGTAAAGCAACACCAATTACTCCTAAAAAGATGGCTAATGATGCTAAGAAAGTTCTTGACAAACAAAAAGTTAAAGAAGGTCAATCAGACTTAGACCGTATCTTAATCATAATGAATCATAGAAGATAAAGGGCAAATAAACCTCACTTAAAAAGTGAGGTTTACCACATCTGGAATAAATACATTGACAGGATGAAAAAGTACTGCTATACTTAATCATCGTGTTAGTTGTCTCATAGGGAGACAGCGAATAATAAAAACGAGACCATCTCAATTTATAAGGAAATTTATTATGGCATCATTAGCAGACATTCGTGCCCGTATTGCGGCACAAGAAAACAAGTCAAACAGCAAGGGTTCTAATACCCAGTCTGACAACTCAATTTACCCCCACTGGAATATAGACGAAGGCAGTACAGCAACTGTACGTTTTCTACCAGACGGTAACGGTAACAACACATTCTTTTGGGTTGAACGTCAAATTATCAAACTACCATTCAATGGTGTAAAAGGTGATCCTAACATTAAGAAGATTGATGTTCAAGTCCCTTGCGTTGAAATGTATGGCGACAGTTGTCCTGTATTGGCAGAAGTTCGTCCTTGGTACAAAGACGAAACACTAAAAGAAATGGCAAACAAGTATTGGAAGAAACGTAGTTATCTATTTCAAGGCTTTGTTCGTCAAAACCCATTAGGTGATGACAAGACTCCTGCAAATCCTATTCGTAGATTTGTTATCAGTCCGCAAATCTTTACAATCATTAAATCAAGTTTAATGGATCCTGAAATGGAAGAATTGCCAACAGACTTAATGCGTGGTCTTGACTTTAACGTTAAGAAAACAAGTAAAGGTGGTTACGCAGATTATTCTACAAGTAACTGGGCACGTAAAGAAAGTGCATTGACTGAGGCAGAACAGGCAGCTATTGAAGCACATGGTTTATTCAACCTTGCTGACTTCTTGCCTAAGAAACCCGGCGAAGCAGAATTACGTATCATTAAAGAAATGTTTGAGGCATCAGTAGATGGTCAAGCATATGATACTGAACGTTGGGGTCAATACTATCGCCCATGGGGTGTTGATGCACCTGCAGGAGCAACCGCGGATAAACAACAAGCCACTAACTCAAATAGCGCACCCGCAGCCGCACCCGTAGCAGAAAGTCAACCTTGGGATGATGAACCAAGCACAACTACTGCCCCTATCGAAGTTCCAAAAGCAACTGGAACATCAAGCGATAAAGCACAAGACATTCTAGCAATGATTCGTGCTAGACAAAGCAAGTCTTAATAGGGAATGAAGGGGCATTTGCCCCTTCTAAAGGAGAACTCCCATGACATTACCAGATGAAAGATACAGAGCCTTAAAACAGGCTAAAAAATTAATGGAAGAATTATGTGATCCTGGCAGAACGCCAAGAGTACCTAGTTTAATCAGAGATCGGGCACGTGGAGCATTGCGCCACTTTCCAAGTGATTATGAACTTGACAGAATGGCAGAAGATTGCCCCGAATTGCTTGATAAACATCCGTTTAGTGTTTATACTAACGGAAAAATGATTGGAGATAAAATTGGCTAAACCGTTTGACGTAAGTAAATTTCGAAAAGAAATAACAAAAAGTATTGAAGGTCTATCAATAGGATTTAACGATCCTACCGATTGGATCTCGACAGGAAATTATGCACTCAACTATCTTATTAGTGGTGATTTTAATAAAGGCGTACCTCTTGGTAAAGTTACTGTCTTTGCCGGAGAGTCAGGAGCAGGAAAATCATTTATCTGTTCAGGAAACCTTGTTAGACACGCACAAGAAAAAGGAATCTTTGTAGTATTGATTGATAGTGAAAACGCACTTGATGAGGCATGGCTACATGCATTGGGTGTATCAACCGCAGAAGATAAACTATTAAAATTAAACATGGCTATGATTGACGAAGTAGGTAAAACTATTTCTATGTTTGTCAAAGACTACAAAGCATTAGCCGAAGCAGACCGACCAAAAGTATTGTTCGTTATTGACTCTCTTGGTATGCTATTAACACCAACTGACGTTAATCAGTTTGAGGCGGGTGATATGAAGGGTGACATGGGTCGTAAGCCTAAAGCACTAACCGCACTTGTTCGTAACTGTGTTAACATGTTCGGTTCACTTGGCATCGGTCTAGTCGCTACTAATCACACCTATGCTAGTCAAGATATGTTTGACCCAGATGATAAAATCAGTGGTGGTCAAGGCTTTGTGTATGCAAGCAGTATTGTTGTTGCTATGAAAAAACTCAAACTCAAGGAAGATGAAGACGGTAACAAAATCACTGATGTACGTGGTATTCGTGCCGCATGTAAGATTATGAAAACACGCTATGCAAAACCATTTGAAAGTGTTCAAGTTAAAATTCCATATGAAACAGGTATGAGTCCTTATTCAGGTCTATTAGATATGATTGAGAAGGCTGAACTTGTTAAGAAGGAAGGCAATTCATTAGTCTATACAACACTTGATGGTGAAATCATTAAGAAGTTCCGTAAGGCTTGGGAAGCAAACACTGATAATTGCTTAGACAAAGTAATGGCCGAATATTCAGAAAAAAATCAAAGTAAGCTAAGTACTGTAACACCTAAGGAGGAAGTTACAGAATGAATTTAGATTTTATATCAGAAGTTTGGGAAGCATTACGATTGCACGTAGATTTTAATGAGCGAAGTGATGCAGCCGACACACTAGTTAATCTATTGATTGATAATAATTATGAAATAGATGATATCAAAGAAGCCTTTAAGGACAAAGATATTACTACTGCACTAAAAGGCTACGCCGAAGCAAATTTCCAAGAAGAAGAATACGAAGAATACGAAGACGATTTTGACAAAGACGATTGGAATTAAATGTCAAATTGGTATACTCGTATTACTGTGGATCTCTCAGTAATACCAGATTTTATTTCATATTATGAATCAGAGTTACCTGTAGCAAAAGTTGATGTAAACATTAAAGGCAATGTTGAAAAAAACATTGCCAGTTTACCTGGTGTTACAGAACATAGATTTAATCAACTACAAGAGATTGAAGCGGTATTAAATTACCTTAATATTCAATTACGGAAAATTCGCCGAAAACATTTTCAAAAATATTTAGAAGCGTATAATAGAGCATTGACAAGCCGTGATGCTGAAAAGTATGTTGATGGTGAGGACGAAGTAGTTGACTTTGAAGTGTTGATTAATGAAGTTGCACTATTGAGAAATAAATGGCTTGGTATATTAAAGGGCCTTGAAGCCAAACAATGGCAAATGGGGCATATCGTGCGTTTACGCACTGCTGGCATGGAAGATATTACAATTGGCTAATTCAATACCCACAGTTACTATTAACAATCCTTGGTTGGATATTAATCTTAATGAAACTTTTAATCATAAAGAAGAACCGCAATCATTAACTGAAGATTTATTGGTTATGAGTGTCACGGCACATAGGTTGCGTAGTGAAAACAATCCGAACAATACATGGGATGACATTACCAATGTCACTCAAGTAGGTCCAAAGATAATTGAACAGGACAGAGTTGTTGCAGACAATATCCGTGACTTTTATAGCAAAAAGTTTTTGATATTGGCATTAATGGAAAGACCATTATCTAACTACAGAAAAGACTTAAGTGAATTCATTCATAGTGACGGTAGAAAATATGTTACTAAAACAATTGGTCTAGCGTATCGATTGCCTGAATTTTATTACTATGATTTGGCCTTCAATGAAATGACTAAGACACTACAACGGTCTTTAGATTTTGCCAGTTTAAAAACAGAAAATCAAATCAAGACATTAAATCCTATCAATAAATTTCAAATAAATTTTAGAAGAACAAAGGCAACTGAATATTGGCTTACTGATTCAGATAATCGTATGTATGCAATAGAAGTAACCAATGACAATGTATTGAAAAAATTATGGGAACGTGAATTTATTAATGGGCCACTGTCTATCAAAGGTACATTCAGACCTCGGCGAAGAGATGATGCAACATATTTTTCAATAGAAAAATGGGAGTTAGAAATCTAACATAAAAGTAGTACTCAAGTACTACTTTTTTTGTGGATAAAATGGTTGACAATGAATCGTTTTGGGCTTATACTATAGTCTGTTCAGTTGATTAAAGGAGCTTTCAATGACCCAAGTTTACGACCGTTTGACAGAGCAACAAAAACGTGAGATTCGTATGTACGGTGTTACCGAAATTGAAATGCGTGAGGCTGTAGAACAAAGTCTTGCTTTTCGTCATCGTGGTCCTGCTATGATGGCTGCTAGCATCATGTCCGATTGTCAGGAAATGATTGCCCATGATAACGGCGGTTCTTACGATTTCATGGTCGTTGAAGATGTTCGCCAAGCACTGAATCGTGCTAAGTGGATTTTGTTTGAATATTGCGACAAAAACTGATTGACAGTTAATCCAAAGTCATTTATAATATCATCTTTAAGACGAACACATAGGACCATACATGATTCTAAATTCTGCTCCACAAAATCAAGCCGTACTTTCCAACGTCGGGGAAGTTGGTGAGTTTCGTATTCGCAATAGTGCTAAGGCATTTAACATCCTAAGTTCAGGTTTGTATGCTAACAAAATTCGTGCTATCATCCGTGAGTTGAGTTGCAATGCAGTTGATAGCCACACTGCCGCAGGTAAGTTAGATACACCTTTTGATGTACACTTGCCAAACACTCTGGAACCTTGGTTTTCAATTCGTGACTATGGAACAGGACTCTCACATGAACAAGTTAAAAACATTTACACTACTTACTTTGAAAGTACTAAAACAAACTCCAATGAATTTATTGGTGCTCTTGGTTTGGGCAGTAAGTCTCCCTTTAGTTACACTGATAACTTTACGGTTACCGCGGTTCAAGGTAACAAGAAAGGTGTCTACACAGCCTTCATCAACGAACAAGGTGTTCCATCAATCGCAATGATGATGGAAGAAGAAACCACAGACCCTAATGGTGTCGAGGTTAAATTCAGTGTGAACGAGCGTTATGACTTTGACAAGTTTCGTCAAGAGGCTCGGTATGTCTATGAATATTTTAAACTGCGCCCCGTGATTAGCGGCAGTGCAGATTTTAAATTTAAAGATCCTGAGTACAAAGAAAAAGATATTATTCCTGGTGTCCATCACCTTGAAGATGGTAGATATAATAGTTATGCTATCATGGGCAATATCAAATATCCAATTGAAGTGCCCAATGCCGATACTGCTCTAGGAAAACTTTCTAGTCTACTGGGTTGCGGGCTTGTTATGGAATTTGATATTGGTGAACTTGATTTTCAAGCAAGCCGTGAAGGTCTAAGTTATATTCCTGAAACTATTGCTAGTATCAAGCGTAAACTTGAGGCATTGAATTTACGGCTTTCTATTCATATTGCTAACGAAGCCAACAAGATTGAAAACTTGTGGGAACGTGCTATCTACCTTGACGTTCGCCACAATGATATTCTTTGGACTAATGCGGTTATCAAGTATGTTACTGACACCAAGTTCGAATTGTTTAATAATGTTATTCAACGGTATAATAATTTAAAACGATTTGATCTGAATGTAAAAGACCTTGAAAGTAAGTACAATATCACTATTCGTGGATTTTCTAAATCACGCGGAGTTGGTACATGTTCTTCTATTAAGTTTCATACTGATTATGACACTGTTAATGGTCAACAGGTCTTGAAACAAGAGTGGCATATTAATGTTAGCAATGGCGTACATTTTGTTATCAACGACACAAAAGTTGGTGCATTAGAGCGTAGTAAGCATCATTGGAAGCATTCCAAGATGGAATCACATACCAATCATGTGTATGTGATTGAAGCATTTGACAAAAACAAGCCACTTAATACTGAGGCATTTTTCAAGGAAATTTATAATCCACCTGCTAGTCAAATTCACAATGTAAGTGTATTACTAGAAAAAGACCGTGCTGGTGGTATGGGTAAGAACGTCACTATCATGCATTTGGTTGAAGGAGCACGCCGAGGTCGTTGGAGCAATTCTACCCCAATGGTCTGGCATGATGCTGGTAAGGCTGATAGTTTTGATAGTAATGAAACTTATTACTATCTGCCACTGAGTGGATTTCAATGTCTTGGAAGTATTAGTGATGTTAAAGAACTTTTCTCACATCTTAACCGATCCGGTATGTTTACTGGTACCATTTATGGTGTTCGTAAATCTGATTTGGAATGGGTCAAGCTACAAAAGAACTGGGTCAACCTTGACGAACATATCAGGGATAAACTCAGTAAAATGGGTCAGGCTGATGTGATGGGTTTGGTCAAGAAGGCTATTGACTTTCAGGAACTATATCAGTATAATGCTACTCAACATGTGACAAATAAAAATAGTCCCTATGTTGTTTTGTTCAATACATTTAAGGATGTAAAGGTTGAAGAAACTAGTCGCAAGACACATCTTGAATGGCTGTGCAGAAATTATTATGTGCAAACTCAATCAAATGTTGACCCGTCACAATTGATTGATAAGTACACAAAAGAAGTTCAGGGTATGTATAAGCGTTATCCATTGTTGAAGCATATCAGCCGATACAACGTCCAGGCAAACGACATTGCTGAGTATATTAATTTAATTGATTCTTCCAAAGGAGTTTAAAATGAGTTTTCCGTATTTGATTCAAGGCAATAACATTGTCGTAGTGATTGGTAATCAACCACATACTATTAGTAAAACCCATATCACATACAACAAAGTGTTGGATGCGATTAAAGCAGACGATTGGGAAACTGTAAAAGATGTTATCGAACCTAAGAAGGTCGTGTTGAACTATGGTCAGGGAAATGTCTCTGTGCAAGGCGAAACTCTTTACTGGAAGGGTAAAGAGTTGAACACTGGTTTGGCAACTCGTATGATTGCAATGTTGCAAGAAGGCTTTCCTATCGAACCAATGGTTAACTTTATGGAGAACTTGTACAAGAACCCTTCTAAGCAAGCGGTTACTGAATTGTATGGCTTCTTGGAAAAGAACAACTTGCCAATCACTCCTGATGGTCATTTCTTGGCTTACAAGAAAGTTCGTGCAAACTACTTGGATGTACATTCAGGTACTATGGACAACAGCCCGGGTCGTATCGTTGAAATGGAACGCCATGATGTTGATGACAACCGTAACAACACCTGCTCAACAGGCTTGCACTTCTGTGCTGAAAGTTATTTGAAGTCATTCGGTGGTGAGCGTACTGTGATTGTAAAAATCAATCCGGCAGACGTAGTGTCCATTCCAAGCGACTACAACGATGCTAAAGGTCGTGCATGTCGCTATGAGGTGATTGGCGAAGTTGGTGTGAATCCAAACGATGCAGTAGAGTTTACTCAACCAGTTCAGGAAAATGCTAACAATAACACTTACAATAGTCCAGAAAACACTGTTTGGCCGTTCGCGGTGCGGACAGATAGTTACTAACAGTGTCAATAGCTACACTTACTTTTAACTACCTACTCTTAGGGTGGGTAGTTTTAATGACACTAAGATTTTTAGGTGAGTCAGTAAAAAATATGACAACTGCTTCATGGAAAGAATGGGTACTTCACTTGTTGACAACATTCTCTCTAATGATGTATACTGTAGTCCTAGCATTATTAATTTTTATATCTCTTTAACTTTTGAGAAAAACATGTCATACTTTTTGAAAACAGGCAATACATTCCGCGTCACTAAGAAAGAGGCGATGGATATTACTGAAAAGTTGCCGGCAGGCAATTACATCATCCAAAAAAATGAAATGACCGGCGAATTGTATTTGGCACAAATCGATGGGTTTCAATCAATCGGTAAAGTCTATGGTGATTCACTAAAGAATACTGACAGAATTGTTAACACATTCTTGGATCGTCCTGCAACCACTGGTGTGATGTTGACTGGTGAAAAAGGTTCTGGTAAGACATTGCTTACTAAGAACGTTTGTATCAAGTTGGCTACAATGGATATCCCAACTATCGTTATCAACGCTCCTTGGTGCGGTGACAAGTTCAATAACTTCATTCAATCAATTGAGCAGCCATGCGCTATCTTGTTTGACGAGTTTGAAAAGACTTATGACCGTGATGACCAAGAGAAAGTTTTGACTTTGCTTGACGGTGTGTTCCCAACTAAGAAATTGTTCTTGTTGACATGTAACGATAAGTGGCGTGTTGATTCACACATGCGTAATCGTCCTGGTCGTATCTTCTACATGATGGATTTCAAGGGCTTGGATGCAGACTTCATTCGTGAATACTGTAATGACAAGTTGAACAACAAACACCATATTAACTCTATCGTTAACGTAGGGTCACTGTTCGCAGAATTCAACTTTGACATGCTGAAAGCATTGGTTGAAGAAATGAATCGTTATAATGAAACTCCTCAAGAGGCATTGCAAATGTTGAATGCTAAGCCAGAATTCGATTCTGGTACTGAGTACGAAATCGACATCATGCACCATGGTAAGAAGATTGAGTATCACGGTAAGTTTGAGGGTAACCCCTTGCAACCAAAAGGTGTTGCAGTAGACTTTGATCCTGATCCAGAGAATGATGAAGGTGACTATGAATACAAGGTGTTCAATCCTAACGCATTGGTTAAAGTCGATGCAAACAAAGGTGAATTCATCTTTGAAGATAACGGTACTACTTTGACCTTGACTAGAATCAAGAAACAACAATACCGCTACTACGATGCTTTCTGAAAACGAAAGTATTCATTTTAAAGAGTGCTTCGGCACTCTTTTTTTGGTTGACAATAAATGATTTTGGTTATATAATAGATACTTAGACAGCAACGAAGAGGACTAAAATGCGTACTAAGACTGTGATTGATGGTTTCAAAAACTCACAAAAATTCCGTATTATTTTCAAGGGCGACGGAAGTGAAAACGATATCGGTATGTATATGACGATCCAGCAAATGACCGAACAATTTGCTACAGTCAATGCCCGCTCACTTTGTTGGGATGCTATGATTAAATTGTCTTATTTGCGTTATGAAGCCAAACGCAAAAATGAGCCGATTCCAACAGGTCTCGGTGACACTTTCCGTGGCAAACAAGTGCAAGTGGATTTGGTATAAAACGGTTGACAACAAATCGTTTTGGGCTTATACTATAGTCTGTTCAGTTGATTGAAGGAGTTGAAGATGGGTTACAAAGTTGTTGCTGACAGTTATCAAATGGATCAGATGCGTACCAAATATGGTCCTCGCAAAGGTCTTGAAGGCCCGTTCAATTTCTCCGGCCGTGTGTTGTATTATGACAACAAAGAAGGTCAGTATTATGACCCCACTACCGACTTCTATGTTGAGCAAGCGGAGATGGACCTCATTCATGCCCAATTAGTTGATCGCCTAACGGCTTGACATTGAATCAAATTGGGCATATAATACTTGTATTGATTGATTAAAGGAGCTTTTCAATGTCTGTAATTCGTGTGTTGTCTGGTTCTTATCGTAACGAGCCTGTCAAAGGTGAAATCTTCACACTTGTCAAGGGTTATCAACTTGGTTCTAAAGGTGGTTTTGTGACAGTAAAAAATGAAGGGCAGTTTCCCGGTCGTCCTGATCAGGTCCGTGTTCAAATCGATAATCAAGAATGTATTCAATTTATGTCAGGCAAGCCTACTGATGAACCTAAGGTCGAAACTGCACAGGAATCCGAGAAGGAAGCGATGGATCGTATTGGTAGTCGTTTTCAAGTGCTAGATGAAATGTCTAAGGCATGTATCAGTGGTGACATTCGTGCTATGATTGTGAGTGGCCCTCCTGGTGTTGGTAAGTCACACGGCGTTAACTTGCAGATGGAAAAGGCAAGTTTGTTTGACAAAATTGCAGGCAAGCGCCCTCGCTTTGAAGTTGTTAAAGGTGCTATGAGTGGCATCGGTTTGTTTGCTATCTTGTACAAATATTCTGATTCTAAGAACGTGTTGGTGTTTGATGATTGCGATATTTGGGAAGACCCTGATGCATTGAATGTGTTGAAAGGTGCTTTGGATTCAGGCAAGACTCGCCGAATCAGTTGGAACAAAGACAGTCGCATTTTGCGTGAAGAAGGTATTCCCAATACTTTCAACTTCAATGGCTCGGTGATCTTTATCACTAACTTGAATTTTGCTGACCGTCGTAGCAACAAAATCAAGGCTCACTTGGATGCGTTGCAAAGTCGTTGTCACTATTTGGACCTCACTATTAACAGCGAACGTGACAAAATGTTGCGTATCAAGCAGGTGCATCGTGATGCTGACGGTGGTTTGTTCAGTGACTATGATTTCACTGAGGAACAATCTGCCGAAGTTATGAATTTCATGTGGGACAATCATTCTAAATTGCGTGAAGTGTCCTTGCGTATGGCTTTGAAGATTGCAGACTTGGTTAAGATTAGCCCGAGCAATTGGCAGAATCTTGCTAAAGCAACTTGCATGAAAGAACAATGATTGCCGTGTGAAGGCGAGGGGCAATGTCAATAAGTCCCCACCCTATTTTTAAAGGAGTTTTTATGTATCAGATATGGGATGGTGATCTTTATTTGTATAGTGTCGAAACCAAATACGAGGCTGATGAAGCAAAAGAATCAGGTTTCAAAGTGATAAAGTCTAGCATAGTTATTTGACGTTGATAGCGTTTTTTCAGGGGAGACTAAGGTCTCCCTTTTTTACCTGTTTGTTTGCATTCTTTATTAAGACTATATATAATGTAAAGATGGTAGAACTAAAAACAGCAGAACACTTAATTTACTTTATGCAAGGTGATAATATTAGCCTTAGTCGTTATGACGAAAGGTTCATTAACAGCCTAGCCTCAATCTCACAGGTCACTACCAATCAAATAGGATTGTTCAATAGATTATTACACAAATACAATAGGCAATTTGCAAAGCATGAATTATTTCCTGAACAACTTGTAAAGTTACCTTGGACAATGAAGGTGGTTGAGAGTTCACCTCAATATACTGACGGACATATTTCTATAGAGAACAACACAATTATTTTCAAGTGTCCATACAATAGGAATTTTATTACTGAATTTAGGAATCAACCACTAAACAAGTTTGCATGGAATAAAGAAACTAGATGGTATGAAATCAAGTATGGAATTTATTCTTTGAAATTTCTTATTGATACTGCTAACAAATTTTTTGAAACAATTCACTACTGCGAAAAAACATTAGCAATTATTGATGAATTACTTCCATACGAAACAGCAAAGTATTGGGAACCAACATTAGTAAAAGTAAATGGTAACTTGATGATTGCCGCATCAAACGCCTATTTGGATGAGGCTATCAAAGATATAAAGTTAGACACAGATCCTATCACATTGTCTATGTTAGTATTTTACGGAATCAATATTGATTCTAGCCTATACGATACAAATGATGCAACAGAATCATTCTTTGCTAATAGGTATAATGAAATTGAAGTTTCAAATATACTAAATATAATACCCTGGCTGCAAGAAATAAATTGTGATCATGTTTATTTTTCTGGATCTTCATTAATTGCCGCAAATATTTCCTTGTTGAGAAAAAAATTAAAAGAAGCAAACATAACATTTACTGATAGTAATACTACTGTTTTCCCCAATGAAAATTCTTTTACGTTTCCTATTTTAATTAAACTTAAAAGAAAATTTGTATCACCGAATGACTCATTCAGAGTTGGAAAAATAATTCAACTTGTAAATTCACAACCAATAGAGATTAAATGAAACAATGTAAAATAATAGTTAAAGATGAAGTCAACGTAAAACTTGAGGGTCTTGAATTAGGTGAACGTAGGGCACTAATGAAGATGTTTGAGTATGAGATTCCAGGTGCTAGATATCTACCGAGTGTTAAACTTGGTAGATGGAATGGTAAGGTAAGTTATTTTAGTTTGGCTGGTAGCACATACATCAACTTACTAGCAGAGATATTGCCTGTACTTGACAGGGCAGGGTACGACATTGAATTAGAAGATACTAGAGATTATATAACCAACTTTGAATTCGCTGAAGTGTCCGAGGATACGTTCAAGCATAAGAATTGGCCTAAAGGACATCCTATTGAAGGTCAACCAGTTGTGTTGCGTGACTATCAAATAAGTATTGTTAACAACTTCTTAAAGAACCCACAATCACTACAAGAGATTGCTACAGGTGCGGGTAAAACATTGATGACAGCTACGCTCAGTCATAGTATAGAACAATATGGTCGTAGTATTGTTATTGTACCAAACAAAAGTTTAGTAACACAAACAGAAGCAGATTATATTAATCTAGGATTAGATGTTGGTGTTTACTTTGGTGATAGAAAAGAATACAACAAGACACACACTATATGTACTTGGCAAAGCCTGAACAACATGCTTAAGAAAACAAAAAGCGGTGAAGCAGAAGTAGAAATCGGAGACTTCATTGAAGGTGTTGTTTGTGTTATGGTTGATGAAGTGCATATGGCAAAGGCTGATGCACTTAAAACATTATTAACAGGTGTGTTTGCTAAAGTACCTATTCGCTGGGGTTTAACTGGAACTATTCCTAAAGCAAAGTTTGAAGCACAGTCTTTATTTGTTAGTTTAGGGCCTGTCATCAGTAAATTATCAGCAAGCGAATTACAGGATCAAGGGGTTTTAGCACAGTGCCATGTAAACATTGTGCAACTAAAAGACGATGTAGAGTTCAGCAATTACCAAAGTGAGTTGAAGTTCCTCACTAGTGATGATAAGCGAATGCAGAAGATTGCTCAATTAGCAAATACTGTTAAAGATACAGGCAACACTCTGATTTTAGTTGATAGAATCGAAGCTGGGCAATTACTTCATTTGAAACTTGAAGAATTGGGTGTACCGGAAGAGAATGTAGTATTCGTTTCAGGTAACACTAAAGGCACAACAAGGATAGAACACTATGATGATATTGCTACAGCAACTAATAAAATCATTATTGCAACATACGGAGTAGCCGCAGTTGGTATCAACATTCCTCGCATCTTTAATGTAATGCTATTAGAACCCGGTAAGTCATTCGTTAGAGTTATCCAATCGATTGGTCGTGGCATCCGCAAAGCAGAAGATAAAGATTTTGTGCAGATTTGGGATATCACAAGCTCCTGTAAATTTGCCAAAAGACATTTAACACAAAGAAAAACTTATTATAAAGAGGCTAACTATCCATTTGATATTGAAAAACTTTCATACAAGTGATAGAATAATACTATGCGTATATTAACATTGGACAATTCATTTTATAATCTAGAAACACTCCCGGAAGAGATTGATGACTTGAGGTTTGCAATACTAGATAATAGCAATACTAGTAATGTAGACTATCATTATATTCCATTAATATTCTTAGAGAGTTTCAGTGCTCCGGCACTAGTACTAAAGATAGGTAATAGTACAATAAAGATGCCAGTTGATTGGCAAATATTAATTGGAGAAAAAGAACACGGAGACTTAGAAACATTACCACTAACAAGTATTAATGATAGGGGATTCAATGCTTTTGAATTCAATCCACTAACAAGTTTCAGTCCTAGCTTTTTACCAATTGAGATTGTAGATATTTACCATGATGTAACTTGGTATGCACCTAGATTAAAAAACGGGCAATTCTTGTGTGTTCCTATTGATGATGGTGATAAACCTAGATGTGTTTATTTTGTAAAAGAAATTAGTCGTAATTGCGAAATAGTAGATTATTCACAGGCATTTTAAAATGGCAACTAGAAAACCCGCAGTACCTGTTGACGAGAAATTTGAAAAACAAGACTTTGATTTGTTTGATGCATTAGCGGCTATAGATAAAAAAGATTATGATTATTATGATAGGCTAACAGAAGAACAGCAACGAAAATTTGTAGCCTACATGATGATTCATTGGACTAGTGCTATCAAAGGATCGTCTGAACTACAGCAGTACTATTTGCAAAGTATTGATTATCATGCTAACAAGTATTATTTCAATGAGAATGTACAGAAACATCCTAAACTACAATGGTTGATGTTGTGTGCAAGTAGTCCAGGAGTAGGAAAACAATTTCATCAATGGATACCCGGTATCAATCAAAAGGTAGGTAAATTAGAAGCACCTGCTAAATTAAAAGAAATTAAAGAATACTATAAAAAGATATATCCAAAAGCAATCGAATCTGATATCACCGAAGTATCTGAAATATTTGTAACGTCACATAAAAGAAAATGTCAATTAGCAAAACTATTTCCTAATCTAAAACAAACTGATATCGAAACATTAAATGAAGTTATAACTGATAAACAAATTGCAGAATATGAAAGAGAACTTGGCAACTGATTTACCCGCAAAATACGGATGTGAGTTTTGCAAACGTGACTTCTTAAAAGAAAGCACAGTGTTAAAACACGTATGTGAACACAAACGTAGATGGATGGAAAAAGACAAGCACGGAAATCGTTTAGGATTTCAGTCTTGGATTCAGTTTTATAAAAAGAATACTGCAAGTAAAAAACATAAAACCTACGAAGAATTTATCAGTAGCGCATACTATATTGCATTTGTAAAATTTGGTAATTACTGTGTGAATATCAATGCAGTAAACCCGAGCAGATTAGTAGATTGGTTACTAAAGAATCAAATTAAAATTGACAACTGGACTAGTGATTCAGTTTACACAAAATATTTGATAGACCATTTAAAAATTGAAGATGCATTTGATGCTATACATCGTAGTGTAGAACAATGTATAACTTTAGCAACTGATGCAGGTATACAACCCAATGACGTTTTACGATATGGCAATGTCAATAAAATTTGTTATGCGATTACATCTGGTAAAATTAGTCCTTGGATGTTGTACTGTAGTGACAGTGGTGTAAAATTTTTAGAATCATTAAATCCAGATCAAGTTAAAATAATATCAGACTATATAAATCCAGAACAATGGGCATTGAAGTTTCATCGTGAACCAAATATTAAACAACAAATCCAAGATACTCTCAAACAAGCAGGGTACTAGAGTACGCATACCCTGGAAGAAAGGTGATACTATTAGTGATTGGAACGAAACATGTGCATGGGCTATGGAACAGTTCGGATTACCCGGTACTAGATATTATACTCACTCAGTGGAAGATTACATGGACTTTTACTTTCACAAAGAAGAAGATGCTATTCATTTTAGTTTGAGGTGGTTATAAACTATGGAACCAATTAAATGTGATTTAGCATTCGGCTCAGTCAATGTAGTAACAAACAACAATTATACAATTTGTTGCGTAGCTAGAGACTCCGTTCTTAATAAAAAACAAAATATCAGACTTCCGCACGTTGAAAAAATTAATGTTGAACCATTGCGTGAAATTCGCAGGTCACTTATAAACGGAGAGTTCCATTCAGCGTGTAGTAATTGCCAAGAAGGTGAAAAACTTTCTTCTATCTCACTGCGTACAATATGGAACAATGCATTAGAAAAATATAATATACCTATAACCGAGTTTGTTGATCCTAATGATATGCGATACCTAAGTTATGCTTTTGGTAATAAGTGTAATAGTAAATGCATGATGTGTGGGCCGTCGAGTAGTGATTTATGGACAGATGAATTTAATAAAATATGGTCTAAAACCCGACGTATTCAATTACCATTAGTAACACCCTCAAGCCAAATACATAAAAATAGCATCAGTGAAATGCTTGATACATATCCAAACTTAGAACACATAACTTTATTGGGCGGAGAACCAACTATTATCGAAGAACATGTTTTCATGTTGGAAAAATTAATTAGTCAAAATAAAAGTAAAAATATTGAGTTGTCATATGTTACTAACTTGACAGGAATTAATGATGAATTAATTAATCTTTGGGGTAATTTTAAATCTGTTGGGTTTAATGTTTCAATAGATGGATTTGATAAAGTTAATGAATACATTAGATATCCTTTTAAATGGAATAAAACTGATACCAACTTACGCACTATACTACAACATGCTAAAGACAATAAATCAAAATTTAGTGCTAGTCTCAGTGCCACACTAAACCTTTATAACTGCATAGATATAGGAAATCTGATTGAGTATTGGTTTAATATTAGTAAAGAATACGATAATTTAAATTCAGGTATTTTAATTACTAGAGTAGTATATCCTGATTATACTAATTTAAATATTAGTTCAGTAGAACATCGTCAGCAAGGTAAACAAAAATTATTTGAGTTGTTGGACAAAATTAAAAAAGAACCCTATATTAATCCGTCGTATGAACAAAATATTAATTTAGTATTAGGACTTTTGGATGAACCAAAAACAACTAATGAAGCACTAATTAATGATGCAAAATATTTTATTACAGAGTCTGACAAATATAGAAATAGGAATATAAAAGATTTTATTCCTAAATTATATAATGACTTGTTTAAGGATAAAGATTAAATGTCACTTGAACAAGAACTAATGGAAAAAATGTCCAAAGAACTAGCAAAAGAAATTGACGAAGGTATTATGTCAGACATGTTAATTGAGATTGGTTGGACTCCTGTTGAATTTTATTTTCAAGATAACTATCACGCTAACGATGTTAATTTTTGGTTGTTAAAACATTGCAAAAGTGATTGGCGTAGATTTGAAAAAAAATATTTGTTTGAAGATGTAAAAGAAGCTGAATGGTTCATATTGAGGTGGCTATGAATAGCAAACAAAGACGCAAATCAAAACGTGCCCATCCTCATCATATTACTATCCATGCTCAATCAAATGAGATATACTTAGAGCATGATATAAAAGTAGTAAAGGCGTTTGAATGGTGCAAGAAAAAATGCAAAGGTCATGTTGCAAGAATTTACTTTCACGATAAAGCTATATTTAAATTTAGTAATCAAAAGGATGCAATGTATTTTGCATTGAAATGGATATGATTAAAAAGCGTCAAATGACTAATAAATTATACGGGACTAACGGTGGCTGGGCCGCAATGCGTAATGTGAACCATGATGGTACAGGTAGTGTGTATGGTATGCCTTACCATCAAATAACTCCAATTGTGTCTAGCGGAGAATGGAATGAAATGGTTGAATGGTGTGTGTTTACATACGGACCAAGCGGTACAGAAAATAAACCGGGAGTATGGACACCAAATGAAAGATGGTATGCTAATAATTCTAAGTTTTGGTTTAAAGACAAAAAAGATTGTGAATGGTTTTTGTTAAGATGGCAATGACATATGTGCTTAATTATTTTGATGGTGCTAAAGGATGGGAAAATTCTAATCCAGGATGGCATGAAGCTATTATATACAATAACTCACCCGATAAACATGAAAAAATGTTAGAATGGTTGTATAATAAAGTTGACAATGTTGAAAGACATGCTCGGTGGATTTGGTGCCAAGATCATGGTAAATTTAAATTTAGATACGAGCGTGATTATATAATGTTTACATTAACATGGCAATAACTATTAAACTCAAAGATCGGCTACAGGCTGAAGAAGAACAATGGCTAGCAAAGAACATAGGACCTAGAATGCATTATCTTCATAATAGCATAGGGGGTCAAGGCTGGATAGTTAAAATGGAAAAGTATTCAAGGTATGATGTACCTAATACTTGGACGTTAACATTAGAAGATGATAGATATGCTACAATTTTTTTATTAATGTTTCCGCAATGACTAATATACCTAAATCTTTTCAAGATTATGACGATAATGATCCTATGATAGAGCATAGAAAGAACCGTTGGAAGTATTGGGAAGCGTTAAAAATTGTGCGTAAAGAATATATGGCATCATTGAATAAGGTAGATAGCCAGTTTGATGCCTATGACTTTGAGGATTATCTTGAAGCCAATTATGGAATAAAGATGAACATAGTAAACGGAAACATTACTGATGGGTATAAGATTATGGATGAGAAAAAATATATAATATTTTTATTAAAGTATCAATGATTAATCTTAAACTAGAAATATCTGCGGCAAAAGCAATAGAACGAGCAAATGAATTGCGTGAAGCTGGCTATGTTCAGGGTATAGACTTTGATTTTAGATATCATCCTAGTACACAGGATTACTATAACGGACCAATTAAACATAGCTTTGTGCTGTTTCACTTTTACAAAGAATCATTAGCAACTTATTATGGATTAAAATGGCAATAACAAAACTTACAGGTACGTTTGTACCAATACCGATCAGAAAAGATGAAATTGATTATGTGATCCATGACCGTAATTATATGGGTAGTGGAAACAGAACATCATATGTATATGAGTGTAAAAAGAAAAAAGAAGATCCGGCTGTAATCGTAAAATGGTGTAGACGTAATTTTGGGGAAAGAGGTAGTGGTTGGGACTTTCTTTTAACGTCAGGAAATGTTACAATCATCATATGGGAAGACAAATTTAAAACTATGTATGAACTCTGGCAACGTTAATCTTTGTGAGGTGCGACAAATAAAAGATAGATATTCAGTTACCTGGAATAAGCACATTACTGGATTAAGTGTTTTTAGTGAGAAGGCTATAATTTTACTTGACATGATTATCAGAGATAGTAAATCTTGGGAAATAGGTATTCATTTGAGTAATGGTTATGTCTTGTGGATGAGTTGCACATTATTAAACACAATGGATACTGGACTATTAGCTGAGTATCTACAACATGCAGGCAATATAAAACATCCCGATGAAATTATAGGTGCAGTGTTTGACAACATGGATGATGTTGAAATCTTCACTAAACGATTAGAACAAAAATATATATGGCATGTGTTGAAACAATGAATAGTAAAAGATGTAATCGTTGTAAAGAAATAAAACTATTATCAGACTTTGGTAATGATAGTGGTGGTAAAAAACTACGGTCTGATTGTAGAGCATGTGACAGTATACTGGCTAAAGAACGTAGTGAAATAAAAAAAACTGCACCGTCAATACCTAACAATCATGTTTGTCCCATTTGTGAACAAACAGAAGAACAATTGAATGAAAACATTAATCCAACACTACGCAAAAAAGGAAGACCATGGGTGATGGATCACAATCACGAACTAAAAACATTTCGCGGATGGTTATGTAGAAAGTGCAATTTGGGATGTGGTAATTTTAAAGACAATCCCGAACTATTAGACAAAGCGGCAACATATTTAAGGAATACACAAAATGGCTGATATAATGATTGACATTGAGAGTTTGAATACAACACCTGATTGTGTTATCTTAACTATTGGTGCAGTATTATTCGATCCAAAAGGTAATGGTATCTTGGATAAGATTGAATTACGCCCTACAATTGAGGATCAAACAGAAACATATAATCGTACTATTAATGAAGATACACTGCGTTGGTGGGGTACACAAAGTGAGGCGGCACAAGAAGAAGCACTAGGTGATCGTGATAGAATGTCATTCAAAGAGTGTATGGAGAAGTTATACAAGTTCTGTTGGAATCAAGGTAAACCATGGAGTCATGGTGCGCCGTTTGACATTGTTGTTATGGAACATGCTTGGAGACAACATAGTCAACTAGCACCCTGGCCCTATTATAATGTTAGAGACACACGTACATTGTTTGATATTGCAGGTGTTAGTCTTAAAGACGGTGGCCATGTCACTAGTCACAAAGCAGTAGAAGATGCAGAACGACAGGCTATTGTTGTGCAACAAGCATATATGAAATTAATGAAAGCAGGATTGGTAACACCACGATGAGAATCGATTCAGACATTGACATTGACTTTGGTAGTCGAGACCATTTATTGAAACTTATCAAGCACACACGTGCGGCTATGCGTAACGTTAAGCCTATACGTAATCATGCAACTGGTATATATGTTACAGATATACCCTATGATCCAGTCAATGATATTGCAAGTATTGATTATACCGAAGCAGAAAAACGTGGATATTTTAAATTAGATTTGTTGAATGTACACGTATACGAAAAAGTACGTGATGAAATTCATTTAATAGAATTAATGCGTGATCCTGATTGGTCTAAGTTAACAGACAGTAAATTTGTTGAACAATTGATTCACTTAAATAATCAGTTTTATAATCTACAAAAGATGCCAGAACCAGTAGATAGTATTCCAAGACTTGCTATGTTCTTAGCAGTAATTCGTCCGGGTAAGAAACATTTAATTGGAAAAATTTGGAGTGAAGTAGCAAAAACTGTATGGGATAAAGGAACAGATGGATATGTGTTTAAAAAAGCACATGCAATTGCTTATGCTAATCTAGTTGTAGTTCATATGAACTTATTGAGGGAGTCTCTTGACCAGAGTAATACTACGGCGTTTGGACCTGCGTTTACTTAACTCGGCCATGCTACATACAGGGCCATGCACGACTACTAGGCTCTTGTTGTTAAAGGTTCGAATGTAGGGCTTAAAAATAGCCCAGTCTTCCTTTAAAAATAAATTTATAGGAATAAGTCGATTGCTTTCCCACCACCAAACTTCTCCCAATTCTAAAAATTTCTCTTTAGTATCAGGGTCAATTATTGATCCATAGTCATATATTGTAGTGACCATTTCGTCACGATTTTGTACTATCCCAACATAATCTTGGTTGGCATATGAACATACTGTTATGAACGGGTGATTTTCGCTTAAGCGTTTAAAAAATTCGTTGTGAATCATTGTAATTTCAATAGATTTATTTAGTATTGGGTGAACCAAAGTTAATAAAAGAAAATCCCGTAGACTAAATATAGTATTAGGAGCCTACATTTGTGTATTCAACATCAGTATTTTATTACTTTCAGCGCAATATTGTCGTGCTATTGTCAGGCTATTCACCAAGGAAATATATGCCAGTCTACGCAAAACCATTAACATTGCATAAAGGAGTTGACAATCAACTTCAATTCCAATTCCTCAATCAGGAACAAAAACCCGTCGATATTACTGGAAAGAGCATCACCTGTAGAATTCTTAACTACGAAGGAAATGAGATCCTTATTCAAAAAGCACTGACACTACAGTTGCCTGCAACTGGTATATGTGCGTTGTTTTTAGGTCCAGCAGACTTAGAAAATATTGAAGCACAGAAGTGTTACTATACTTTAGAAATTCCCGTAAATGAATTTGACTACCCTGTATTCGTAGATCAAAATGCAGGCGCACGTGGAGTAATGAATATCGTTAATAGTGTATTACCTAACTTTGTAGCCTCATATGAGTTAAGTATTCCAAGTGGTCAACAATTCCCTAACATTAGCAACTCAAGTGGTGACCTAACTTACTATTCTAGTGTGCTTTCTACTAATGACAATCCCGTATTGACTATCCAAACTAAGTATGAAGAATTTTATGGTAACACTGTAATTCAAGGGTCAGCAATTGTTGATGGTGACTGGTACCCTATTATAACAACTGATACCGTTTCTAATACAACAGATACACTAGGGTATGTTATTCAAGGATATCATCCATACATAAGAATGGAATTCAACAGTAACTCGGGTGCAGTCACTAACATACTAACTAGGTAAATCACCACAACTGTTGATTTACTGTATACAAATATGTTATACTGACTAGATGTTTGATATACTATCAATACTTCCGGGTAAAAAGAAACTAACAAGTTCAGGTTGGACTAGCTTTAACGCAGTTTGTTGCAACCACTTTGGTCATAAACCTGATCGTAGAATGCGTGGCGGAGTAAAACTTGACGGTCATAATTGGTCCATGCATTGTTTTAATTGTGGGTTCAAATGCAATTTTGTATTGGGTAGAAGCATCACATCAAAAACACGTAATCTATTAAGTTGGTGCGGAGTTGATAATGAACAAATTCAACGGTGGAGTTTAGAAAGTTTACAACACAAAGACTTATTAGATTTCACACAAGTTAAAAAAGAACGTGTAAAAATAAAGTTTAATGACCATGTATTACCTGAAGGTGAGATTGTTGATAGTAACAATCCAGCGCACAAGTTATATGTAGATTATTTAGAAAAACGAAAGATAGATACAAACGACTATCCGTTTTTAATTACTCCTAATGAATTTGGTAGAATGTCAAACAGAGTTATCATACCCTACACATACAAAAATAAAATAGTTGGACATACAAGTAGATTCTTAGATAACAAAATACCAAAATATATCAATGAACAACAACCAGGATATGTTTTTAATTTAGATGCACAGAAACCTGAATGGATTGTTTGTATCTTAACTGAAGGTATATTTGATGCACTAAGTATCGATGGCGTAGCAGTCATGCATGATGAAATTAGTAATGATCAAGCACAACTACTAAGCACATTAAACAAACAAATTATTGTTGTACCAGATCGTGATAAGACTGGGTTAAAAATGTGTGATAGGGCATTAGAATTGGGATATCAAGTTAGTCTACCTGAATGGGATACTGACATAAAAGATGTGAATGATGCAGTAGTTAAATATGGCAAATTGCCTACCCTACTAAGTATACTTCATAGTGCAACAAATAGTAAAATTAAAATAGAAATGCAGAGGAAAAAAATTGTTAAAGGATTATAATACTGAGGTTCAAAAACTCTTTTTGCGTATGATGATTACAAACGCAGAATTATATACACGGGTAATGAACATAATGAATCCGGAAAACTTTGACAAGTCACTAAGACCTGTAGCAGAGTTTATGAAGGAGTATAGTGAAAAATATAGTTTGTTACCCGACTGTACACAAATCAATGCAACTACAGGCATTCAGCTTGATGCCATTGAAGATTTTGGTGACAAACACACTGAATGGTTTCTCGCTGAGTTTGAATCATTTACAAAACGACAAGAACTAGAACGAGCGATTCTTAAATCAGCCGATATGCTAGAGAAGGGTGACTTTGGTCCTGTTGAAAAACTAATCAAAGATGCAGTACAGATTAGCTTACAACGAGACATGGGTACTGATTACTTTGCTGATCCTAAAGCACGTATTAACAAGTATTTCAATTCAGGTGGACAAGTAAGTACAGGTTGGCCGCAACTTGATAAATTATTATATGGTGGATTCAGTCGTGGTGAATTGAATATCTTTGCTGGTGGTAGTGGTTCAGGTAAATCATTAGTTATGATGAACATTGCATTGAATTGGTTACAACAGGGACTCAGTGGTGTTTATATCAGTTTAGAATTGAGTGAAGAATTAACTTCATTGAGAACTGATGCCATGTTGACCATGATGAGTACTAGAGATATTCGTAAAGATATTGACAATACTGAACTTAAAGTAAAGATGGCAGGTAAAAAATCAGGACAGTATCGTGTTAAGGGTTTGCCTGCACAAAGTAATGTCAATGATATTAGGTCATACTTAAAAGAAGTGCAGATTCAAACTGGTATCAAAGTTGACTTTGTAATGATTGATTATCTTGATTTGGTTATGCCAGTTAGTGTCAAGGTAAATCCTAACGATCAGTTTATCAAAGACAAATACGTAAGTGAAGAATTACGTAACTTAGCAAAAGAATTAGGTATTCTTATGGTTACTGCAAGTCAATTAAATCGTAGTGCAGTTGAAGAAATTGAATTTGATCATAGTCACATTGCAGGTGGTATCAGTAAGATTAACACAGCGGATAATGTGTTCGGTATCTTTACAAGTCGTAGTATGCGTGAACGTGGTCAATATCAAATTCAATGTATGAAAAGTCGTAGTTCTACTGGAGTAGGACAAAAGATTGATTTGGAATATAACATTGAAACTATGCGAATAACAGATACTGATCCAGATGGATATGCCGAACAACAATCAAAATTCAGACCTAGTCCTAGTCCAAATGATATTATGACTAGATTAAAACCACAGTCTACATTGGCATCTTCTGATACTATTATTAATCAAGCTACAGGGGAAATATTAGAACCTGATAATAAACGCACATTAGCAGATGTTCAGGGATCAAAACTTAAAACATTATTAAATTCATTAAAAAAGTAGAGATATCTTAAAATATAATTAAACCCAATTTTGATAAATACTATTAGGATACTCATATGCAAAAACAAACCCGCTCCCTTTTGCAGGAATTAGAAGCACTTGGAAATAATCGTGATACTTCCCACGTTATTGAAAACCGTGCCCACAATATTATTGTTAGTGCAATTCATTTAATTGAAATGATTAATCGTCATTATCCTGAGGAAAAAGCCCAACTTCTGGAAAAGAAACTTTTAAGTGCTATCAAAAGCAAAGATCAAACAAGATTTGCAAAATCTTTAAGGAAAAACCGTGAAACTGAATGAATTTAAACAATTGAACGAACTAGACCTATCGCAGGCATTCGGAGACTATGGAGCCGCAGCTTTACAGCAAACAGGCAATAGACTAAATCCATTTAGTAAAACTGGGTCCGACCAATTGTCAGTACAAGATAAAATGGCTAAGAATATATTCATCAGTAACATGATAGGTAGAGCAAGTGCTGATTTGGATAGTGCTATCAAGGGCGGATTAGTAGATCCTAAAATAAAGGGCGGACAACCCACTGCAACACCTGCACAACCAACTACACCAACTTCATCTACACAATCAACTACTACACAACAAGCTCCTGCAGGAGAAACCCCTGAACAAAAACGTATAAGATTACAAAAGGCTGCACAACAAAATATAGATAAAACTGCGGCCCCAGTTAGTAAACTACCAGTTAATCAACCAACTGTGCAAGCAGGTAACATAAGACAAGCTAAACAAAAAGATGCTGCCGCAAATGCTCAATCACAGATGGCTCCGTTTACTAAACTACCAGCTAATCAACCAGCCGTACAAGCGGCAAATATCAGACAAAATAAACAGCAAGTAGCGGGGACAACTGCTCAAGCACAAATGTCTCCGGTTAGCAAGTTACCTGCCGATCAAGCCGCGATTCAGGCTGCTAATATTAGAAAACAAAAACAACAGGCTGCTCAAGCAAATTTATTTAAAGAATCAACTTATGCTAAATTAGACTATATTTTAGAAAGTGTTATTAATATTGATGAAGCAGTAGCATCCAAGCAATCAATAAGTGATTTCATTCAACGATTTTTTAAAAAATATTTACAAATTCAAACTATACCTTCTCAAGTACAAACACAAGTAACAACTCTTGCAAATGAAATTGAAAGTACTTATCCAAGAAATAAAGATGCACTTACTAAGTTGGCTAATTTAGGATATGCTTTTTCCTACAGTAATCAAGATAATGCAACAGATACAGCAGACGCAGATACAACACAACCTGCAACTAATTCTTTTGCGGCAGGAATACAACAAGGTTTAGGAAAAAGTGCATCTGCATCGGATACAACTACAGCCTCACCAGCTACGGCTAATACAGTACCAACATCTACTATCAGGACCGAACCTACAACAACGCCTACAACAACTGTACAACCAACTAGTGATACTATCCCTGATCAAACAACTACTGCTACTCCCTACAAACAAGCAATAGGATTGTTGGGTAAACTAGATAAAAAAGGCAAACAAAGAATATTATCTTATATTGAAAAACAATTAGGAAATTCTACTACAGCTAAATCAACAGGATATGATGCTGGTGCAAATGCTTTTGCACAAATGGGCAAACAACTAACACAGACTGGCGTTACTAATCCATCAACTACAACAAAGACAAGTACAGGTGGAAAAGTTCAAAACACTGGATTAGGGGTAGTAAATACAAAGAGTAGAAACAATCCAAATATAAAACGTAGACCTAGAGTTAAGTCTGACACAGTTCCAACCAATACAGACCAAACTATAGCTAACCGTCAACAAAAATTAAAAACACGTAAACAAAAGGCACCAGCGTAAAAAGTGCAACTATATTACAAAAATCCAGGATTTTAATAACCAAATCCTGGATTTTTTTGCATCAGGAATAAATAATAGTATGAATCAGTAGGATTCAAAACATTTAAAGGAATTTCCAAATGGCACAATTTACAAAATCAAACGGTGACTTACTACCAGTATTAAACTTAGACTACCCAGCATACACAAACAGTGGTGCAAACGCAGTTTCTACAGGTAATACAGTACAACCACAAGGTCCAAAACTAGACTACTTCACTATTACAGCGGCATCTAGCGGTGCATTGACAGGTACACAAGTTAATTTAATCATACAAGCTACACAACAATTAGCTACAGTTTACATCTATGAATTCACAACTGCAGGTCCTGACACATTAGCAATGGCTGTTTATCCAACAGGCGCATGGACAACTGCTACATTACAAACAGCAACACGTGCGGCATTGACAGCCGGTGGTGTAGCCAACGCAGTAGTTGCTTCAGCTACAGCTACATTCACAGGTTAATCTTTAACTTGAATAAAAAACCCGGGAAATTCTCGGGTTTTTTTACCTCTATTAAATAGTACTATGCATATTATTACTTGTTACACTCTTTTTGACATTACAGTAACTAATGTACCTAATCGTCAACGCCCTGATATTGACAAGGATCCGCAAGAATGGTATTATAAGCGTAATACACAAAGTAATTTTGACACTATTCAACAAGTAATATCCTTACGTAGTCAGCCTGAGATAATTCGTAAACCTAGCAAAATAGAAATTCGTTTCGATACATTTACTGATTTTGGATTTCTTTTTGAACAACAAGAAGATGAAACATATCCTTGTTGGTCATTTGATTTTACTGTACAACACCCTAGTGTGTTCTATGACGGAATACATGATTTAGGATCATTATATCGTGATTGCGAAAGAGTTCCTATGATTAAATGTCACACTATGTGGGACAAACTTGACAATACTTTAGATAGTAGTGACGAACTAAGAAATATATTTTTTAAAACACTGAACCATGATTAATGAAAAAATATTCCAAAAGATAGAACAGACTATTCACAAAGATGATTTGAAACATCTACAGGATTTGTCTATCTTTCAAGATGCAACTGGTAAATATCAGTTATTCAATAAATATACTATTACAAAAATAAACGGATCATATGAAGTAGGTTTTTTTACTTCATCTAGTACAATACTTTTTTGGGAATTAAAAAATGCTGTTACTTGGTGTACATTTGATCGAAGAAATAAAATAATGGATTCAAAAAGAATTCTTGAACTTGACAAAAAACTAGCTAGACTTGATACCAATATTGTTGTACATCAAAAGATGGTAAAAAATAGCAAAAACAATGAAGAAAAATTGATATACCTTGCTAAATTGGGTGAAGAACGATTGATGCTTAAAAGATTAACCGAAGAGTTAAATGACTTTATACTTGATTCAAAGTTATGGCATTCAAAAAGATTCAATACTAAATCCCATTAATAAATTACATTAAAGATAAATACATTATATATTTCTTTGGATAAAACTATGAAACTAACTGAACTTGATAACAAAACCCGTCACAATGCATCTAGAGCATTAAAAGAGCATTATGAACTTCCGTTCGATGTGAACAAGATGTCTATCTCAACAACACGAACAATGCTTCAAAAAGTACGTGGATTAATGACTGAATCTAAACAGTCTTCTGATTTCTACAAACATCAAGCAACTCCTGCACATATGAAACTTGTGTTTATGGAGCAAGCCCTAGCAGATCATTTTAATGAATTGCGTTCACGCCCTCAACCACGTATTGTCATAGAAAATGAACAAGTTGAAAAATCACAAGTTGTTTTGGCTGCACAAGACTTAGTTGATAGCATACAAAAAATGCTTGAAGAAGTAGGTCAGATGCAAGTTAAAGAATTACCTGCATTAGTATCAGGTATTGAATCTGAAATTGGTGTGAATGAAAGTCAAACATATAATGACCAAGTATCACAGCAATTAGATCAATTAAGTTCCGCATTAAAAGAAGCATTCAACGGAATGAAGTCTGCATTAGGTACTGTAACAGGTGATGCCGGTGCACAAGCATTTGACGCCGGTGCTGAGTTAGGTATGGATGCAGGCATGGATGCAGGTTTAGAAGCTGGTGAAGAAGTAGGTATGGATGCGGGCATGGATGCAGGTTTAGAAGCTGGTGAAGAAGAAATTCCAGAACCAGAAGAAGCCCCGGTGTCTGGCGTTGGTAGAGCCAAACGCTAATATGTTTTTGTTTGAACTTGATAGTCCCGATCCAGATACTGTCAAACTTGTTGCGGTTGTCAATCAACTTAAAGATAGCATAAACAAGGGTCAAGAAAAAGCTGACTGGACTGAAGAAGAATTTTTATCATATCTTAGTGATTTTGGATTGAATTTATCCATTGATTCATTATATGATATGATAAAAAAACCACCACTCAATAAAGTCATAAGTAATATACAAGCAGGCAATGTTATTTTTGTAGGTCAAGAGTCAGGTGTTAAACCCAATCAAGACCAACAACAAAGCCAGCAAGTCGTAAACAACATGGCACATGATGCCATGAAGTAAAAATGATAAACATTACAGATATAGCATCTCGCAAAGTAAAACAAACACTCTCTAAAAGAGGTAAAGGATTAGGAATCAGAATAGCAGTCAAAACGACAGGTTGTTCTGGTTTAGCCTATGTGCTTGAATACGTTGACAGCCCCGATGAACATGATATAAAAATTGATTGTGAGGGTTGTGCTTTGTATATTGATCCTAAAAGTTGTGCATACTTACAGGGAATGACTATTGATTATGTCCGCAATGGACTAAATGAGGGATTTGAATTTCGTAATCCCAATGAACGTGATCGCTGTGGATGCGGAGAAAGTTTCAGGGTTTAAATTGAAAATTACACATGTAGTAACAATAGGTTGTAGCTGGACTTATTGTCAAGGGTTAGATAGCCCATCAACTCAAGGTTGGCCTGCATTAGTTGCCAAAAAGTTAAATGTTCCATTAGTTAATCTTGCTGTACCCGGGGCAGGAAATGATTTCATACATAGAGTATCACATGAATATATCTATAAAAATTTATCTACAAATAGTAAACCATTATTTATAATTGCATGGAGCCAGTATTGGAGAAGAGAAACATGGCAGAAAAGAAATTACAATGACAGACATTTTAATGATTATGCACCGTTTCATATGCCCGAAGAACATGAAAAACTACAAATAGTATTTGAGAATTTTTTAGTTAACTTCAACTATGAAGATTTTTTCAGAAAAACTTTTGTTTATAAACTATCACTCATGAATCTTTTTAAGGTAATGGACATACCTTATATGATGACAGATTATTCTGACGATACAGCAGAAAAATACGAATTTTTACCTAAGTTAGCATACATGAGTGATATCATTGACAACAATCCTTATAGGATAGAACACTTCTATAAAATAGGAAGTGACGGTGAGCCTAAATTACCTTGCGGGCATGATGGAGAAAAAACTCAGAAAGTAATCGCAAACTACACGATTACACAAATTGATAGATTATTTCGTGGGTTACAAAAAATTGATGGTAATTTTGTATCATTAAAAGATTTTCAGGCAACTAGTAAATATCATCAGAAATTCCCAGAATGGTGTAAATTTAAATTATAATGTAGTATAATTTGTACATGTACAATCCAACCAAATATAAATACGAATCTTTACTCAGAACGACAGTAGACGGATCAAGAAAATACGCTACTCCAGACGGTGAAAAATTACCCAGTGTTACTACGATACTAGAAGCAACTAAACCCGAAGAGGCTAAAAAAGCACTACAAGAATGGCGAAATCGTGTAGGACATAAAAAAGCACAAGAGATAACTACTGAAGCCGCAGGTCGAGGTACACGAATGCACAAGTGGATTGAGGACTATATCAAGACCGGTAAAATAGGTGAACCAGGATCAAATCCCTATAGTATTCAAAGCCACACAATGGCTCAGTCTATCATTTATCAAGGCTTGAGTAAATGTAATGAATTTTGGGGAACAGAAGTTCCATTATACTTCCCTAAAGTTTACGCCGGCACTACAGATTTATGCGGTATACATGATGGTAGTGAAGCTATTATGGACCATAAACAATCTAACAAGTTAAAGAAACGTGAGTGGATTGAAGACTACTTTTTGCAATTAACCGCATACGCAAACGCACACAATGAAGTACACGGAACAAACATTCGTAAGGGTGTTATTTTTATGTGTACAGCAGATAATGTATATCAGGAATTCATTGTAGAGGGTGCAGAATTTGATAAATGGTCAGATAAATGGTTTAAGCGTGTAGAAGAATATTATATGAAATTCCTATAACGATTAGATCGGGTTTGTGATAAATAAGTGTATATCGTGAAGAAATACACTTATGGCTATAGTACAAATCAGTAAAATCCAACAAAGAGCAGGTAACTTAGTTGACCTACCTCAACTTGATAATGCAGAGTTCGGCTGGGCAACCGATGACAAACGACTATTCATTGGAAGAACAGGAAATACTGTAGAGAATGAAAATATTGAAGTTTTAACTTCATATTCAACTATTAGTTTTAGTCAAGTAGATGGTAGTGATGGCGGCAATCTTAATATTAATCTTGCAAATAATGGACAACTATTAACCTATATTGAAAGTACTAATACTTGGGAAAATTATCCAAGTACGGATATAATATCTGCTAATGCAAATTTTAAATTAGATTTAGGTAATGTAGAATATTTAAATATCAATGGCGGTGCTATTGGATATGTGTTAGAAACAGACGGAACAGGAAATCTTTCTTGGACTCCAAAAGGTACGTTGTATACCCCGATCATAGCACTATCAAATGCTACTCCAATCATAATGACAGTGGCAAACACCACACCATATACAAATAGTTTAGGTGTCACTATTTCTGGTGCAAATGGTGCAAATGCAAATACTATTGTTAATGGACAAACGTTTTATGTTAAGCTAGCTAACAATTTTGCAACTACTGGTAACGTTGAGTTATATACTGATTCAGGATTAAGTACAGCGGCTGCAGGTACTAACTTAGGTGCATCAACACCAAATGTAGCAGTTGCTACAGCTAGCTTAAGTGGAACAGGCGGCGGCGGATCTGGTGCAGCCGGAGGTTCAACTACTACTGTTCAGTTTAATGATGGTGGCGTTTTAGCCGGAAACACCGGATTTACGTTTGATAAAAATACAACTCTATTAACAGTTAACGGAAATACTAATGTTGCTAATTTAAATGCCACATCAACTGTTACAGCACCAGTATTAATTTCTAACGTTAGTACAGGAACAGCACCATTAACAATTTCAAGTACAACACGTGTAAGCAACTTAAATGTTTCTTATTCTAACGTTAGTGATTTTTCTGTTACTACGTTACAAACTACCGGAACATTCTATCCACTATTTGCAAATGCTACATCAGGAAATTTAGCACATGGTGCAAATGCAAATTTATCTTTCAATGCAGCTACTGGCGCATTATCAGCTACATTAGTTACTGGTACACTAACTACTGCATCTCAGCCTAACATTACAAGCGTTGGTACACTAACATCATTAAATGTATCAGGTAATATCACGGGTGGTAACTTAATTGGCCCATATGCAAATGGAACATCTAATATAAATATTCCTACTGCTTCTGGTAATATTGCAGTCAGTGTTGGTGGTACGTCAAACGTATTGGTAGTCACTACTACAGGATTAGTTGGTAATGTATTTGGTCCATTAGCAAATGGTAACAGTAATGTACGTATTGCCGCATCAAATGGCAATGTGACTATATCAGCAGTAGGTAATGCAAACATTGTTACTGTTACCGGAACTGGCGCAAACATTTCAGGAACATTTAGTGTTTCGGGTAATGCTAATGTAGGTAACTTAGGTACTAGTGGTAGAGTAATTGGTAGTATATTAGAAAGTAACGTAGCAACAGGAACAGCACCATTAACAATTGCAAGTACGACACGTGTAACCAATTTAAACGTTGCATATGCAAACGTAAGTGATTTTAGTGCTATGACAGCCTTGACAACGGGTACATATTACCCAACATTTGTCAGTGGCACAGCGGCAGCTAATTATGCATTAGGTTCAAATACTGCATTTAGTGCAAACATTGCTAATGGATATTTTGTTGCAACAGGCATAACTACAACTAATATTAGTACTGGTGCAAACTCTACCGCAGGCAATTTGACCGGCAATTGGACATTAACAGCTGGTTCTAGACTACAAGCAACATATGCTGACTTGGCAGAATATTATGAAGCTGATGCAGTGTATGATCCTGGAACTGTATTAGAATTTGGCGGCGAGAAAGAAGTTACACTAGCAACAGATGGAACATCAAGAGTTGCAGGTGTTGTGTCTACTGACCCAGCATATGTAATGAATACGAAATGTTCCGGTATTGCAACAGCAATTGCATTGCAAGGTCGTGTACCAACTAAAGTGCGTGGTACAATTAATAAAGGTGATATGATGGTGTCTGGTGGCAATGGATTTGCTAGACCCAGTTCAGCACCTCACATGGGAACAGTTATCGGCAAAGCATTAGAAAACTTTGACGGAATCGAAGGCGTGATTGAAATTGCAATCGGCAGACTTTAAAATAATAGGAAAAATAAAATGGCATCATACGTATATACAGGTAATGCAGTATCACAGCAATCAGCTAATATTGCTACAGACAAGATTAGAATATCAACTACTGGTGTAGCTATTCACGCTGTAACAGGTTATCCCAGAGTAGTTGGTACTGGAACAGCAACGGCGGCAACTAACAGTGCAACAGTCACTGGTGTAGGTACTGCATTTGACACTCAACTTGAAGTTGGCGGTTGGATAGGTAATACAACCGGAACAACTGTGGGAATTGTATCAAGTATTGCAAACGCTACTAGTTTAACGCTTACTGCTAATGCAGGTGTAGCATTATCAAATGTTGCATACACTTTCAATAATGCAGGTGTTCCTTATGCAATTGCTACGCAACAGTCAGCAATTTTTTCTGCTAATGATAGTTATAATAGCGTTTATTGCGGTCAAGGAAATGTAGTAGCGTTTCTTACAACAGGTGCTGGTGCTGGTAGTGAATTTAGTATCACTGAACTTGGTATGCCGCATGCTAACATGGAAAACGGATACCTAATAGGTTAATTTTTACTCCTTAAGATAAATATATAATACGCTTGCATTCGGCAAGTTTATGCAGTACCCACTGCGTAGCGGCTAGAACCCGCTAATTTTATAAGGAAAATCAAATGGGACGTCCTCTAAAAATCGCAAAGGCTCAAGCAGTCTTACCAATTACTGATACAGCCGCAACAGGCAGTATCGTCACAATATCAGGTGGAAATTTAACTACTTCACCTACAGTTGGTATCGCTAAAGGTATGCCATTCGTAGTTGCTACTACAGTTGGTGGTTTAACTGCCGGTGTGACATACTATGTTAGTTCAATTTTATCAAACACAACGTTTGTTGCGGCAACTACTGATCCTAGTGTTCAACCACAAGTTTTAGCTACATTAACTGACACAACAAGTGGGTCAGTATTAGCATCTTTTGCTGTTGTTGATGCATATTTCAACAATCCAAACGGTGGTGCTGGTTTCCCAGCAACAAACGCTAACACATATTCTGTAGTTGGTGGTAACATAGCTATCGTTGGTCCTCAAGTATTAGCACAAGTTGCTATTGGTATCAATGGTACAGGTACATTGTACACACCATTGACAGTTAATACTAGCAATGTGGTAGTGGGTGTAGGCACTGATCTTGCTAATTTAACTACGGGTGCGGCATTACAAATTGCCCAAGCTAACATCAACGGTAGTACCGATTTTGTTAATTTAGGTTTCGGAAGTGCTACAAAAGGTAACGTTACTGTAGTTGTTGCTAACACAACGGTATCAGGTAATGTTATCGGAACTTCAGGCAATGCTCAAACTCTTATTGTAGATATGCCAATCGCATTTGATGCAACATTTGGTGGTTTAACTTCAGGTACAACATACTTTGTTAAAACTATTGCTAATGCTGCCGCTTTCACGGTATCAGCTTCACAAGGTGGCGAACCGGTAGCTCTTACAGCTAATGCATCTGTAACCGGTAATGCAATTATGAATCGTGTTGTTTTAACTGCTAATGCTAACGTTGTTGCAAGTAATGCGGCATATGTATATGCAAACGATGAAGCTGGTTTTATTGTTCGTCAAAAAGGCAAACAAAAATATCTAGTAACAGGTTCAGCAAGTGGTTTAACAGCACAGTGCTTTACAGCTAATCTTGCAAACACAGCATTGACTCCAAACACAATGCGTATTCTTGCTACATATGCTAACAGTGCTACTCAAACAGTGCAAAGTCTTTCTGATCACACTGGTGAGTTGTTTACTGCTACATCAGGTCCAATCGCAACGGGTAACATTGTATTCCAAAATGCTACTCCAGTATTTGCTACATTCAATACAGCAGAAGCGGCAAATACATACGGTGGTCAGCCTTATGAAATCGTACAAATTGCTAACGCCTAAACATGTCAGTAACCAAACTTAAAATGCAAGCAGAAACTGAAATTGCAGTGCTTCAGATTCAAGTTAAAAACATCGAAGATAAAGTCGGTGAGATTAAAGAGGACCTGAAGCAAATTCATGAATGTATGGACAGAAACGCAGAAGAAACAAGAGAATTTCTTAAAACGATGCGTTCTGAAGATAACCTTGCACATGAAAAACTTGCAAGTAAAATCTCGGCACTTGAGAAATGGCGATGGATGATGATGGGAGCAGGTATAGTTCTAGGATCACTAGGATTTGATATGATAGCTAAAATGCTAAAATAAAAAAAGAGACTTAGGTCTCTTTTTTTGTTAGTGCGTTCAATTTTTCTTGTACAATGTCAAAGTTGAAAGTGCTGAATAATCCTGGATGTAATGGCTTGGGGTATTGTCCCTCACCTACCCAAGCATACCCGCAATGTTCTTCATTTAACTTTGGAATGAATTCATTCTCAACTTCACAGAAAAATGTATGGTAAGTAAAAGTATTATTAATAAATTTTTGTATAGGTATTAATTTAGCATTTTTTGGAAAGAAACCGATTTCTTCTTCACATTCTCTAGCAATACCTTCTAGTAATGTTTCATCCAATTCTATTTTTCCACCAGGAATTCCCCAGTTGCCTGGATTCTTGCTATCAGTTCTTAATAGATATAGAAAACGTTTTGTGTTATGGTTATAAAAGAAAACGCCAGCGGATTGATTCTTCATAATATGATTTATCACAAATCATATCACAATAGAATAATCTCCCTCACCATACCAGCCTTCATACGACTTCATCCAAATTTTATCAACAAATCTATATTGAACACCTGTTGTTAAGTTGGTAACATATTCAAGCGTAGTACTAGTAGATGCATTAGCGTCAAATACCACGGACCATTCCATTGTAGTTGAGTCAAATTGAATAATATCATTAGCACGTGCAACCAAATTACCCCATGCCAAAGTAGGATCACCGGTATGTCCTATATCTTCAACAATAAGATATCTACGACCATTAATAGGTCCAGGTAACCCTGCGTTTGGCCCAGTGACAAGAGGATTAATGACACCGTCGACAGGGTCCAATGTGTTTTGTGGCAGGGTATCTGGATCTATATTATAGATTAATAATCTATCATCAACTGGGTCAGGTACAATTGTACCAACAATATCGGTTGTCATATAGGGATTTTGTAACCATATTTGACTTATACCGGGTTTAATGGTTCCGTATACGTTTAATACACTTGACCAATAAATGTCTGTGTTGGGTGGGGTTGGATCATCTAAACTTATATTATTAGGATCAAATGCTATAGCTTGTGGTAATATTTGCAATGAATTACCCAATAACAATATCTTGTATCCGTATGGAGTGATCTTTTGTCTAGTACCCAACAACAAATCTTCATCTTGTATATCTGTTAAAGATTTTCCCATAAAAATACTTGAAATAATCTTTTCAATAACACCCATCTTTTTAAGTTTACTTGCTGTACTAATCCATATTGGCATATAGAATTTCCAAGTTAATACATCAATAGGATTACCTGTACCCTGAGGAATACTACGACTACTAAAAGTTAATCCGTCTTGATAAACTACACTAAGAGAAGTCCAATCAATAAAATTATCAGTACTTTGAATTTCTAGTGCTGGGTTAAACAATGTGCCAATTTGTTCAACTAGTTCAAGTTTTTGATTGTAATTAGTAGTCCAAAAATCTACAGTAATTCTTAATGTATATGGCACTGGCATTAATCGTTCAACTGTAAATGCTTGCCCTTGTGTTTGTTCATAAGTTTGTGTTTCACTATCATATGCACGTTGACGAACATTTACTATGTCAATAAATGTAGGGTCTTGAGTACGCCTTTGATCGTATTCTAATCCACTAACATAATATGTAATTAGTGGTGCACTAGGAAGATTACTTGCACTATTGTTAGCAATAATAGTACTAGCTTGTCTACTGCTATCACCATACATGACTGGTACACGCACAAGTATCTCATTGCCTGCAGGATCTTTACCTTTAGTAACTTGCCAGTTACTAAAAATCTTTGCAAATTGAATTAAAAATCTGCGTATCTGATTATCATAGAAAAATTGTGCCATTTATATTCTTTATGTTTGCGGTGGTAATGGATCCGGGGATAACGTCAATATTGTAGACAATCCTTGACGTTGTGGAACAAATGTTCCGTCAGTTAACTTAGTTTCATTTGTATTATTAATAAATCCTGACAACTGTGATTTATCAAGTTGAGTAAATCCAGTCTCAGTACGTACATTTGTGGAAATTCTAACCCACAATCTTCCGTTCCAACGATATAGTATCTGTGGAAAATAATCAATTCGTAAGAAATAATCACCTACTTGTGGATTTTGTGGGAAACTAATACCTGCACCTGTAGGGAATCCATTTGGTGCCTCAGCAGTTCCGTCTAAGTATCCAGTAGAATAACCGAAACTTCTTGGACTACTACGAGCAATATATTGAAATGCTGGGTCACAGTCTGCTCTAAAATCCATCTCAGTACTAATAGTTCCGGTAAATCCAGGTAACTCAGGATTTTGATCAGCAGTAGCATATGTATTATCAGCAGTACCATATGGACCTGTTATTTGGCCCATTGAATACACGGACAATATATTATCTCCGCTTACTGGGCCTGAATTGCTATCTGTTCTTTGTGGTGCTACTTTAATTTTTTCTAAATTAACTGTATTGAATACGTCTAGTTTTTCATATCCCATATCAGCAGTCATATCCCAAATACTGTTAATTGCAGCTTTTGAAATTTTAATTACTGGACTAGCATTTTTATAGTTTGAATTACTAACGTATGCAACAGTACCGGTAGTAGATACAGTTCCAGGTGCACCCGCGCTATCCACTACTACACTAATAGGTGGTGCGGGTTGATTATTCTTTTGACTAAGTTGACTATTACTTTCAAATTCACCGTATGTAGGCACAACGTATAAATTACTTCTATCGTAACCTGCTTTAGGTACTAAACGAGCAGCCTCTTCAAGTACAGCATTATTAATATCAATATTTTTATTGTATGTAGCAAGTATATCTTTTAAATTGCTTGCAGTATCAAGTTCCCAATATGTGTCGTTAGGTGGCATTGTACCAGCAGGAACTTCAATTTTAGAAATATAGTTTTTATCACCAAACGTGATGACGTACCCAGAAGGATATACTTTGTCCTTATCCCACACACCTAAATAATTGTCTTGGTTAATTGGCTCAGACAATATCTGACTGAATTCTTCACTGTCAACTAATGGCTCACATTTAATACGCCATAGATGAGGAAACCATGTTGGACTAAAACCTTCCGATGCATAATTTGCATCAGTGATTTGCATAAAACGTTTTAATGCTACGGGGATAGTTTCTTTGAGTGGATTGTAATCTAATAAGTGCGGAAGTTCAATTACATCCCCAACCATTAATTTTCTACCAACTAAGTCTATCATGTCATTGTAATGAACAGTGATAAAAATAATATCATTATTTAAGAACAATCCAAACTGTGACAAGTCAAAGTCTAAATTCTGCACGTTATAGTGACCGCGCAGTCTATAAACATTGGGATCATAACTTCTATCTCTGTTTTCTAAAAATAGTAAATCCTGTATATTTGTAGGATTTAGTACATCGTATTGCGGTTGTGTGTAATCAATGGAAGCACCCTGATCAGTTGGTCCTAAATATTTATGTACATATAAATCGGTCGACCCAGCGGTAAACATCTCTGATATGGTTCTATCAAAGAAATTATAATCATTTGTTTTATTAGGACGCCAAAGCGATAGTCTAGGCATAGTATTTTACTTTAACACTTATTTATCAATAAATATATCCATGACACCTGATATCTTTAGACAGTCAAAAAACTTGTTTTTAATCTTCCCGCCCGGTACAGGTGGAAATCACTTTGCTAACTTACTTAGTATGCACCCTGTTTTTGCTCCTAGATATACGCATCTAGATTATTATGAGAATATGGCACATAAATACCAATATTTTTTTGTTGACAAAATAGAAAAAGACCTTTATGGATGTACTGCACATTTTAGTGATTTAGATAATCTGCAAATAAATCATTTGAAAGAGTTTGAATCAAAAATTATTAATCATAAAGAGCCTTATATATTTTGTTCACATGTAACGGAATATTTGATTAACAATAATGAAGGGTATCTCAATCCATATGAAAAAAAAATCTTCTGCCTTTTTAGCAAACCCACAGGGTCAAACGAGTTAGTAAATGATAGGATGAATAATGGTCCGTGGAATAGCGGGGAATCAGGCGATATGCCCTATCAAGATACCACTGTCCAATTCTTGTACGAAAAAGAAATATTTATAAGGAACACCAAGATTGACTCGGATAAAATTTTCACAATAGATACTGATATATTTTATAATGTGGATGGGTATGACTATATCTATGACACGATTAGTATAAATTTAGGTATTGAACTTCCCGAAATTTGTCGTAAAATGCATACTCAATATATTGAATACTCAAGTATTATTTTTGACAAGGTTGACAAATAATAGAAATTGATATATAATTAATCTATTGTTAACAGGAGCAACTATGGCAACACGTAAATCCAAGCAAACAAGTGATCATTTTGTCAAAGCATTAAGTCCTCGGGACGCTGATACAAAATATATGGGTGATGAACCCTTCTTCCCACTTCAACCAGATGAGAATGGTAGAACTTTAGCATTAACTCATGGTTTTACATGGTACAATCGTTTCTATGGTAAAAAAGATGCGAAAGAATTATTGTGTTTGTATTTGGAATATAACGACCGCACTATAGAAGCCAAACACTTACGTAAGGTACATGAAAGCGAATTTTTAATGACCTTGTGTTGGCTTGCACGTATGACAATGCGTGGACTAGAACTCAATGAACATGAATCACTTACACTTGAAAATGAAATCAGTCGTTTGTACAAACTTGTACATAAACCTGAAGTGGTAGAAAAAGAACCGAGCAATCGTCCTAATGTTCAGGAAATTATGCGTGAAAAGACATTTGATGCTGCCGGTGAACTTGAAAGTATTTTTGATGATTGGATCACTGAAGGTAAAGTCACACAAAAAACAGTTGATGTTGTTGCTAAATTTAGCATTTTACCCCAACACATTCCATTGATTGTTGACATTTGGAAACGCAAGTTTGATGAATTTAACGAAGTCTCTGAAGGTAATGATGAACAATTGAACGAAGCCTATAGTTATTTAGGCAAAGTTAAATTGCGTAATACAATTAAATTTATTGAACAAGTATTGAGTGACCTGAACAGTTATATCTCAATTAAGAAGGCAAGCAAAGCGCCTCGCAAACGTAAAGCAGTTCCTGTTGAGAAGATTGTTAGTAAACTTAAGTACTTGAAGGTATTCAAGGACCCGGTTAATAAACTTGATTTGATTAGTGTACATCCAACTAAGTTGCATGGTGCAAGTGAGGCATGGGTGTATGATACTGCAAAACGCAAAATGCATCACTATATTGCCGATGAATATAGCAAGGTATTTACTGTAAAGGGTAATACAGTATTGGGTTTTGACAACAATGCAAGTGAAATGAAAACTTTGCGTAAGCCCGGTGAACAGATTAAAGAAATTATGGGTAGCAAGCCTGCGGCACGTAAGTACTTTAAAGATATTAAAGCAGTTGGTGCAGTGCCCAATGGTCGCTTTAATGAGAACATGATTATTTTGAAAGCATTTTAATATGATAAGCAAACTTATATTTTGGTTAGGTGAGAATCGTAAAAAAGTAGGGTACTCTCTAGGTGGTATTAACATACTATGCGGATTAAATTCACTTGCATTTGGACAAACAAGCAACGGCTTTATACTACTTTTTGTAGGGTTTGTTCTTGTGTTTGATGCTTGGGGTACGCCATGAATATTGATTTGAACAAATACAAAGGTTTTGTAGAGGCTGTAACTAGTAAACCTAGTAATGATTTAACAACCTTTATGGATCGATGTGATGAACTTGATGGCAATGACGGTGGTCCAGATATCAATGTGTCGTTGCTTTTAACAGCATGTTTAGGATTAGCGGCCGAAAGTGGCGAGTTCATCGAAGTGCCCAAAAAAATTATTTTTCAGGGGAAACCACTAACTGACGAAAATGTCTTTCACATGAAACGTGAATTGGGTGATATCATGTGGTATTGGATTAATGCATGTCGTGCATTGAATATTGACCCTAACGAGGTTATTGACGAGAATGTGCGTAAGTTAGAATCACGTTATCCCGGTGGTTCGTTTGATGCCCACTACTCAGAAAATCGCAAAGAGGGTGATTTGTAATACATAGCGTTACCTGATAAATACAATTATTAGGTAACAACATGTCAACATCTCCAACAGCAAGTCCACTTTCTACCCCTGCCGGTTTAACACTAGATGAATTAAAAGAGGCACTTTTTAGTAATCTGGGTTATCGTTTAGGTAATGGTATTATTGATATTGAGTTAGACCCTCAACATTATGAGGCTGCATACAACTATGCTATAAAAGTCTATCGTCAACGAGCGCAAAATGCCACAGCCGAATCATACACCTTGATGACAATAGTAAAAAATGTAGATACATATACATTACCACAAGAGTTTATTAATGTAAGATGTTTGTATCGTAGAACTGTTGGACTTGAAACTGGACCCGGTTCAAGTAGTTTTGATCCGTTTTCAAGTGCTATTTTGAACACTTACTTGCTAAATTATAATTACGCAGGTGGAATGGCAACATATGATTTCTATGCAGGTTATGTTGAATTGGCTGCACGTATGTTCGGCGGATATGTAACTTATACATTTGATCCAGTTACTAAAGTATTGAGAATTGTACGTGATCCAAAAGGGTCCGGTGAGCGTATTCTTATTTGGGCTGATGTTCAACGTCCAGAAGAAGTACTGTTACAAGATCCTGGTGCTGGGGTTTGGATTGGTGATTTTATTTTAGCTAATCTTAAAATAATTATAGGTGAAGCACGTGAAAAATTCGGCACCATTGCAGGTCCAGGTGGCGGGTCAACACTAAACGGAACTGCTATGAAGGCAGAAGGCAAAGCCGCAGTGGAGCAACTGATTGACGAATTGAAACGATATGTAGATTATAGTCAACCGTTGACTTGGGTACAAGGTTAACCTAAACTACTTTCTTTATTCACACTCCTGTAATATAATAAGTACTACAGGAGTTTTTCTTTTATGATTATAGGTGTAACAGGTTTAATAGGTAGTGGCAAAGACACGATAGCTGATTATCTTTGCACACATAAAGGTTTCAAACGAGTTAGTTTTGCGGCAAGTTTGAAAGATGCAGTTTCAGCAGTATTTGGTTGGGACAGAGAAATGTTAGAGGGTACAACTAAAGCCAGTAGAATATGGCGTGAACAAGTAGATCCCTGGTGGGCAGAACGATTAAAAATGCCACACTTAACTCCACGTTGGGTATTACAATATTGGGGAACGGATGTATGCCGCAACAACTTCCATAATGATATTTGGGTAGCCTCAGTTGAATACAAGATATTAAAATCAGTTGAGGATATCGTAATCACTGATTGCAGGTTTACAAATGAGGTATCAGCAATAAAAAATGCCGGGGGCATTACTATGCGAGTAGTCAGGGGAAAGCAACCTGATTGGTACGACTCAGCAGTTGCATATAACTTAGGCCCTGACAGGAATAGTCAGTGGGCAGTAAGTAAAAGAAGATTAGATAAATTAAAAATTCATGCAAGTGAATACAGTAGTGTTGGTCTAACGTATGACTTCCATATAGACAATAACGGAACCATTGATGATTTGCATAAAGCAATATGCAAGATAGTTAGTAATCAATCTCAAGATCACCACGTTTCCATGTAATCTCTTTTTTCTTTACAACTTCTACGCAGTTTAAACAAATACTACGTAGGTTGGTTTGTGCAGTATTTTCTAAATTTCCGTCAATCAAAAATACTGTAATCTGAGAGGTAAAAAGACTTTTAAAGCCACATAAATCACATGTGGCTTTTTTCTTGTATCCACTTTTAGTCCAGTTTGATTTTCTAGGTTTTAACTTATTCTTTTTTCTGCCGCATTCATCACATGAACTACGATAATGTGTAGTACCTTCACGGATATAATTAATAGCCTTGTAATTTTTATTACATTTAGTGCAGATAGGTCTTAATAGTGCCATACAGTATTTAGTTAGGAACCTTCGAAGGTACGGCTAAACCGCTTTTTTTATTTTTTTTAATAAATAATAGTATGCATTTTAGGTGGTAAACCTCATAATTTTACATAAAGGAAAAATAAAATGGCACTAACATCTCCAGGCGTAGAAGTAACAATCATTGACCAAAGTCAGTATCTTCCAGCCCCAACCAATTCTGTTCCGCTTGTTATCTTAGCTACGGCGCAGAACAAAGCTAATGCGTCTGGCACAGCAGTTGCACCAGCAACTACAGCCGCAAATGCCGGAAAACTATATCAAGTAACAAGTCAACGAGACTTGGTAGACTTGTACGGTACTCCGTTCTTTTACACAACAACAAACGGTACACCAATTCAGGGCTATGAACTTAACGAGTATGGTCTATTAGCAGCATATAGTTTATTAGGTGCAACTAATCGTTGCTACGTACTACGTGCAGATATCGATCTAGCTAGCTTAGTAGGACAAACAGGTCGTCCATCGGGCGAACCCGATAACGGCGCATACTGGTTAGATACTTCAACAACCACTTGGGGCATTTATGAATTCAATGCTACAACAGGATTGTTTACATTGCAAATTCCTATAGTAATTACTGAATCGGCTAATATATCAGGTGGTGTTCCACTATCTAGCATTGGTAGCATAGGTGATTATGCTATTAATGCAATACAAATTACAAATGAGCCTACTCAACAAGGTCAATATTTTTACAAGACTACCAACAACGTATGGGTAGTGGTAGGTTCAGTAGATTGGCAAAATGATTGGCCAACTGCTCAGGGCACAGAATCAAATCCTACATTAAGTGCAGGTGATGTATTCAATATTAATGTTAGTGGATTATATAACTTGACTGTTACAGTTCCTAATTCACCTAACAATAATGTAGCTGGTGTAGCAAGTGCTATTAACGCTTTAAATAACGGATACGTAAGTGCTAGTGTTACTTCAGGAAGATTGAATGTATATTCAGCACAACCTGCAAGCGGAAATCAATATATTTCGTTTATTAACGTAAGTACTGGAACAGCAGTTGAAGATTTAGGTTTAACAGAAGATCCGTTTGATTATTATCAAACTGCATTAGCATTTGGTACATCTGCTCAGATGCCATTATGGACATCAAGTCAAACAGTTCCTCGCCCGACTGGTTCTGTTTGGATCAAAATTGGCTCTGCTGGAAATGGATTAAATCCAGTATTATCTGAATACAATGCAACAACCGCTGCGTTTAATGCACGGAATGTTACTTTGTATACATCTGACTGGGCTGCCAGTGCAAGTCTTGATTCAAGTGGTGGACAAGCTATTCCTGCAGGAAGCATTTATGCACAGTATAATTTTACAGGTGTATTTGGAGAAGGTCCAGTTTACTTGTGGAAGAGAAGTGCATTAGGTCCTACTGTAGTTACTAGTAGTGTAACTGATTATCTATCAACAATTACCGGAACTTTGTTTGCACAAATAAGTGTACCTGGTTCAGCAAGTTTATCAAGTACTACGTATCAAATACCAATAGCAACTGGCGATACAGCTACTGATTTCGTAACAGCATGGTCTGCTACTAACATTCCTTTTACACAAGCACTTGTGACTACAGATGGAGCAATTCAATTAGTTCACACTGAAGGTGGAGAAATAATTTTAGCTGACGTTTTCATTAGTGGTGGTAGTCAAGGTATTTCACAAGGTATCATTGACGAACTAGGATTTATCAGTGGTACAACACCTGGTTGTAAATTTGGTACATCATATACATCATCATTTACTAAAGCAGTAACATCAACTTCAGGTAGTGGTATAAATGCAACAATTCAAGTTCAGGCATTTTACGGTGTTTATAGATTAACAGGTGATGGTGTTGTTGCAAACGGTACAGGTTATGCAGTTGGTGACACATTAACAATCAGTGGTGCAACACTTGGTGGCACAACACCAGGGAACGATTTAGTATTAAAAGTCGCTACAATTTCAGGTGGTGGTGGTACTGGTCCTGCTACAGCGGTAACTTATGTTTCAGGTACACCTGCAGTTTATTACGGAACTCAATTGAGTAATTGGGTAGAGTTTACTTATACAGCTAACGAAGGCGCTCCAGTAGCGGCACCTGCTAATAACACAAACTGGTTCTGGAGTGTTGTTGACCAAGTAGACATTATGGTACAATATAATGGTCAATGGAATGGCTACGGTAACTTAAACTATGATACTACAGGTTTCCCAACATCAGGTGCCAACACAACAAATCCAACTGGTCCGATTATAAGTGCTAGTGAACCAACAACACAAACTGATGGTACTGCACTAGTATACGGTGATCTTTGGATTGATACAAGTGACTTAGAGGCTTATCCTATCATCCGTCGCTGGGAAGTAATAGATGCTACCACAGATGGTTGGGTATTAATTGACAATGCAGATCAAACAAGTTCTAGGGGTGCTGTATTCTTAGATGCACGTTGGGCAACAAATGGAACTACAAATCCAGTTGATGATCCTATTCCCTCAATCGTTAGTTTGTTAACAAGCGATTACGTTGATTTAGATGCTCCGGATCCTGCACTATATCCAGCTGGTATGTTGTTGTTCAACACACGCCGTTCAGGATACAATGTAAAACAATATAGAGTTAATTACTTTAATAGTTTAAGTTTCCCTGACGAAACATTACCAACAGTAACATCTGCTTGGGTAAGTGTTAGTGGGTTACAGTCAAACGGTGCACCATACATGGGCCGTCAAGCACAACGTAACATGGTTGTTGAATCATTGCGTTCAGTAGTTGATACTAACACTGATATTCGTGATGAAGATAATTTCTTCAACTTGTTAGCAGCACCTTATTACCCAGAACTACAACCTAACATGGTTGTATTGAATGCAGATCGCGGTGAAACAGGTTATATTATCGGTGACACACCAATGAGATTACCTGATGATGCTACTGCAATTCAAGCATGGGCTACTAACGCAGCCGGCGCAGAGAGTACAGGAGAAGCAGGTTGTGTAACACGTAATACATATCTAGGTCTATTCTACCCAAGTGGAATTGCACCTGACTTGAGTGGCAACTTAGTTGCTGTTCCCCCAAGTCACATGATGTTACGTACATTCTTACGTAATGATACTGTTGCTTATCCTTGGTTAGCACCAGCTGGTACACGCCGTGGTAACATTGACAATGCTACAAACATTGGTTACTTAGATGCAACTACTGGTGAGTTTATTACAATAAAAACACGCTTAGGTATTCGTGATGTACTATACATTAACTTTATCAATCCATTAGTATTCTTTACTGGTATTGGTTTGTTGAACTATGGTAACAAAACAAGTTTCAACTCACAGAGCGCATTAGATAGAGTAAACGTTGCACGTTTGATTGCTTATATTCGTAGACAATTAACATTGGCAGCAAGACCGTTCGTATTTGAACCAAATGACGCATTGACTAGAAATCAAATTGCTGGTGTAATTCAATCACTATTTGTCGATCTAGTTGCAAAACGCGGCATCTACGACTATCTTGTAGTCTGTGATGAAAGCAATAACACACCTGCAAGAATTGATAGAAATGAACTATGGGTTGACGTTGCAATTGAGCCTGTTAAGGCAGCTGAATTCATCTACATCCCAGTTAGAGTTCTAAACACAGGTGAGATAGCATCATTGGGATAAAATAAGAATGCCCCCTCGGGGGCATCTTAATAAAAAGATAAATAAAGATACAGGAGATTAAAAAATGGCAACAGCCTCACAATCATTGTTCAACATGACAGTAGCATCTGATAATGCTGGCGGTAATCAGGGCTTACTAATGCCCAAACTACAATTCAGATTCAGAGTTAACTTTTTGAATTTTGGAGCAAGCGCAAGTTCAATCGAATTAACAAAACAGGTTATCGATTGCGCCCGTCCACAAGTACAATTTGCAGAAATTACATTACCAATTTACAACTCAACAATGTATTTGGCAGGAAAAGCAACATGGCAAACACTAGCTATCAACGTTAGAGATGATGCGTCTGGAACAGTAGCAAGATTAGTTGGACAACAATTACAGAAACAAATGGACTTTGTTGAACAAGCATCTGCGGCTACAGGTCAAGATTATAAGTTCCAAACAAACATTGAAATCTTAGACGGCGGAAACGGTGCAAATGCTCCAATCGTTTTAGAAACTTGGGAATTGTATGGCTGCTTCTTGCAAACAGTCAACTACAATACACTAAACTATGCAACAAACGAAGCAGTAACAATATCAATGACATTACGTTATGATAATGCAATTCAAAGCCCAATTGGCTCTGGTGTTGGTGCAGTTGTTGGTCGTGCCCTAGGTGGCGCTTCAGTAACAGGCATTGGCTCAGGTCAATAATTAGTTTAGAAAAGTCTAGTACATGGCTGGATTTTTTCAAGATTTAATCACAAACGCTGCCGGAACTTTTTTCGGCGGCGATTACCTTCGTGATTATACTCACGCTAGTAAAACATTTAGGACTAACGCATATCAATATGCACCTAAATTCAAATATCTATTCCATGTCTACTTTGATATTAACTCTGAAGTATATTCACAAAATGTAAGTACTGGTGCTAATTTTGGTTTAGCAGTTAAAACAGTAAAACTTCCTAGCTTTACATTTGATACACATACATTAAATCAATATAATCGTAAAAGAATTGTACAGTCAAAAATCAAATATGATCCAGTAGACATATCTTTTCATGATGATAACGGCAACATCATACGAAGTATGTGGAAAGCATATTATAATTATTATTATGCTGACGGTACAAAACCTAGTGTGGTATTTGCTGGATCAAGGGGAGGGGCACCTGCTCAGCCTGGAGCTACTCTTGCTAACTACAATGAACGAACAACATACGTACCTTCTATAACAGGAAATGAATCGTGGGGTTATATAGGTGATACTAATGTCCCAGCATCAGTTAGTGGTGTTAAGGTTCCGTTCTTTAAAAACATTACGGTTTTTGGTTTTAACCAACACAACTTTGTAGCGTATACATTAATCAACCCTATCATTAGTAGATTAAGTCACGATACATATGATTATGCTCAAAACTCTGGTACTATGGAAATGCAAATGGGAGTAGAATACGAAACTGTTGTATATAATGAAGGTGCTATTGATGGTAAGACTCCTAGCAACATTGTTACCGGTTTTGGATTAGATGCCAATTATGATAGAACAATAAGTCCAATAGCAAGACCAGGTTCTAATGCAAAAATATTAGGACAAGGTGGTTTAGTTGAAGGTGTCGGCGGTGCAATTGAAGCATTTGGTCGTGGTGATATATTAGGTGGTATTCAAGCTGCAGGTACTACATACAACACATTTAAAAATAAAAATTTAAAACAAATTGCAAGAGCAGAGGTTATTAGTGGTATAAAAAATGCTGTTCAGCAAACTCCTAATAGAAATCTAACTGTTGTTACTCCTATCTTTGGAGCAAGCCCAACCACACTAGGAACAGCAGGTGCACCAGTTAATGGACAAGCTACACCTCAATCAGTAGGTGTAAATCCCTACGCAGGCAAAAGAAATCCATAATATTTAGGTAATAAATAAACGTATTATGCCAAGAATATTAGATACCCGCTCAACATTAGATAACACAATCAGAATTTTTGATTCGTTTTATGCATTAGATTTAATCGTTAATGGAAACGAGTATGACATTGTGCATGGTTATTTTATATCAATTTGTGAAACAAAAAATATTGCTGATAATTTTACTGCGGTGTTTTTTAGAGTTTCGCAAGATACCGGGATTACTGCATTAGATTTATTAGACCAAATTAAAGGTACTAAGAAAATGGAAATGAATCAGATTCTTGCTTACTATCTTAATAGTTTCAAATCTAAAACATCTTTGTATGGAATCAGTGTTCGACCAAGACCTAATCAACCGGTTCAACGTAACATAGTACAATAATATGAGAAGTTGGGCACAAGGTATATTCACTCCCAAAAATCCACAGAAGTATGTAGGTAAACACAAACCTAAATACAGATCAGGCTGGGAATTAACCTTCATGACCTTTTGTGATACTAACAAAAATGTAACACATTGGGCTAGTGAATCAATGTCTATACCATATAGAAGCCCACTAGATGGCAAAGTACATATGTACATACCAGATTTTTTTGTAGTTTATCAAAACAAATATGGTAAACAACTTGCGGAAGTTGTTGAAATAAAACCTAAAAAACAAAGTTTAATTGAAAGTCGTATTGCAAGTGCTAAAGATAGAGCAGTCGTTGCAGTAAACCACGCAAAGTGGCAATCAGCCATGGCATATTGTAAAGCACAAGGCTTTACGTTTAGAGTAATTACAGAGGATGATCTTTTTAGAAATGGTTCACGAAAGTAAATAAATACTTTATGACCAAAAAATTAGAAGAATTATTTGAATTGCCACAAAACGATATTGATAGTTTATCTAGACCTATCCCTGAAAATGCAGAATTAGTCACTACAACTGCATTAGATAACTTAACAAAGATTGAAGAAGCATTACCACAAGTACGTGGATTAGAAGCCGCTGACGGAGAAATGGATGAATTAGCAAGTTTAGCAACATCAAGTTATAAAGACTTAATGGATTTAGGAATGCAGGTTGACAGTCGTTTTGCTAGTGAAATTTTCAATAGTGCTAGTAGTATGCTAGGCCATGCTATTACAGCTAAAACAGCCAAATTAAACAAGAAATTAAAAATGATTGAGTTGCAATTAAAGAAAGCAACACTAGATCAAAAAGTTGCTAGTAAAACTGAAGAAATCGAAAACACTCCTCTGGGTGAAGGTAGAGAACTTGATAGAAATGAATTGTTAAAAATACTAGCAGGCAAAACTAATGAAAAATGATAAATAATATATACAGGAATTAAGAAATGAAAAGCCTAAAACGATACATTATGGAAAGTGTACATACTTACAATTACACTATCAAAATTGCCGGAGAAGTTGATAAAAACTTTTTAGACATGTTTAAGTACAATCTAAACAAGTTTGACCCTATCAAAATTCACGATCCGGTTTCAACCCCTATACAAAAAGACCCGTATGGTTTCCCCAACGTATCTAATCAACCAGTAACAATAATCAAAGCTGAATTTAGATATCCAGCAACTGAACCAATGATTCAGCAGATTGCACAATTATTAGGTTACAATGTAGATTTTGTGCGTGTTGTAAGTACAAACTTTGATGATAGTATCAACAGCGAAATGGTTGGTTATGAAAACGAGATGAGTCATACTCCAGTTCTTACACATGAAGAAATGGAAGAACAACCTGGTGCAAAAGAAGCAAGCAAAGCATATGGTGATTCATATCTAACTTCTATAAAAGACCAAATGAAGGGCGATAAGATTGATCTAACATATGCAGGTAAAAAGACCGCAGATGCGTTTGATCCATTCAAGCCATATTTAGATGACAAGTCAATGGGTGATAAGAGCCCAATGACAAAAATTACACGACCACCAAAGCCAAAAACTGGCGCAATGGTTTAATTATCAAGGAAAAATAAAATGAATTTTAGAAACTTATTACAATCACTAGACCAGTTAAGTGAAGCTACAGAAAAAACTAAAACTGGAGTAACACATACTAGTGAGCCAGGTGGTTATGGTCGCAAATTTGACGTTGGTGCTGATGCATCAGATGAGCCAAAGAAAAAACGCGGCGGGCAAGAAAAAGATGAAGGTCCTAAAGCAGGTAAAGACATTCCAAAAGGTGATATATTTGGTCGTACAACAGGCAAAGCACCTGTAGGTAAAAAAGGAACAGTACATTCTAAAATGAAGGCTGGTGACAAAGCTGAAAAGGATGCTGAGAAGGCCGAAAAGAAAGAAGAAAAAAAGAAAAGTACTTTAAAAGATTGGTTTGATCAATTAGATAAAGAAGTAATGAATGAAGGTGGATTATCTGTTCAACCTATTCCAGCGCCAAAGCAACAAACTGGTCAAAACTTTATGATTAAGGATCCATCAAATCCTCAAGCGGCAGCAATCACAACAAGTGATCCAGCAGTTATTGATGCCGCTAAGAAGGGTACGTTATCAATGCATAAGCCAGGAGCAAGTCCTACAGCATCTAGTGCTACACCAACAACAGGTGCAGGTTCACAAGTTGGTGCAATGTCAGAAAATGAAATGCCCGGAGCAGGTAGCAAAGAAGCATTGGCAAAACAAATTTACGATCTTGGAATGAGTATTCATACCAACGATAGAATATATAATCAAGACGATCCTGAAGGCAAAGCACAGTTAGCCAAATTAAAAGCACAATTTGCTCAACAATTTCCCGGTGAAGATCCACATAAATTAGGAAGCACTATTAGTCATAACGAATATCAAACTCGACAACAACAAAATGTTGCTCAAGCCAAGCAAATACCAGCGAGTATCATGCAAAAGGCCAAGAATGCCTTAGGTGGTATGTTTGAAGAAGGTGACGTAGGCAAACACAACAATGCTACTACAGGCTTTGATGCATTAGTTAAAAAACTAACACCAAAGTATGGTGTAGCGGCTGCAAAGCGTATTGCTGGTTCACAACTAAAGAAAATCAAAGAAGCTGAAAGACCAGAAAATTTTGCACAAGCAAGTCCGTTAAGTGGTACTGCTAGAAGCAACGTTGCACTAGAAAGTAAAAAATCTAAACCAGATGCAAATAAAAATGGTATCCCTGACTACGCAGAAGATGGCAAGGGTCCCAACGACACAAAGAAAAAGAAAGTTAAAGAAGATATGGATTCAGAATCAAAGACTGATAAATTACCATCGATGGCACACATTAAGAAAATGTGCAAGGATGGAAAGTCTGTAGCAGAAATTTGCAAAATGCATCCTAATTGTGATCAAAAAGAATTGAAACAAATGATAGCTGATTGCAAAAAGAAAATGGTTAAAGAAGGTATGGAGCACCATTTAAAAGCAGCCTATCATGAAGGCAAGAGTCATGGGTTATCAAAGATGCCGTATAATTGCAGACATGATAACATGGAAGAAGCCCGTCAATATCACGAAGGTTATAAGTGCGGGCTTGATGAATGTTATGGACAAATGCCAATTCAAGGTTATGTTGGTGAGATGAATAATGAAGTAGAAAACATGGCTAGTTACGGCGCACGTACACCTGCTATGGAAGATGACATGTATGAAATGGATAAAACTTCTTATATGAAACAACAGGCGGCAAAGACTCCCGGTGATACATTTAAGGCGTTTGGACAAACTTTCAATGACAGTGATGTACTAGATGAATTTGCTTTTGAATCATTAGACAATCAGTTAAATGCACTACTTGAAAGTGACAACAAAGTTTCAGAAGGCATGACTGTTTCTATCAGCAAAGGTCAACAGGGTGCCCCTGATTCAGTATCAGTATCAGCACAAGATGGCGAAGCAGACCAATTGCTATCCATTATCAAGACTGCAGGTTTAGGCTTGTTTGGCGGCGAAGACAAAGGTGGTTACGGTGCTCCGCAAGGTGGTAACTCCCCCGGTGGTATCAGTGTAGTAGATGATCACGACGGCATGATGGATTTAATGAGAAAATTATCAGGTGGCAATGAAGTATCTGATGGTGATTACGAAGATGAAGAAGGTCATTACGGACATGAACATGAAGAAGTGTGCGAAATGTGTAATGAAAGTCCATGCGGATGCAATGAAGAACAAATTGATGAAGTAGAATCAGAAGATCAAATGGCATATGAAGTTGCTGAAGCAAATGCCCCTGATTCAGGTGCTGATAATACCAATGCTGATGTTGCAGGTCAAGTAGGTAGTGATAACGCACTAGCAATAGCAGATGCAGGTCAAGATGAAGAAGAAGGTAAAGTATACTCAAGTCCTACTAATGAAGCTGAAGATGAAACTGGCGAAGAAGCTGGCAAAGAAGAAGAAAAGAAAGAAGGAATGTCAGAGTCAAGTTTCTTTAATCTTTACAAGAAATTGGCAATGTTATCAGAAGAATCAACTAGTGAAAAAGATGACAAAGCTGAAAAGGCTGCAAAGAAAGTTGCTAAGGATATCGAATATGACGAAGGTCATAAAGGTAAAGACGATGACAAAGCAGAACGTGCCGGTAGCAAAGTAAAAAAAGACATTGAGTATGATGATAAGAAAGACAAAAAAGAGAAAAAACTAGACGAGTGGGCAAATGAAGCTGGTCCAGGAAAAACTGTGTCTGATACAACATTTGAAACAGATATTGATTTCATGATGAACATCATAAGTGGTGGATTGAACAAACGTAAATCTACTGGTCAATCAACTATCCCTGTTCTTGCTAACCAAGTTAATCGTACAGTATCTCACGGTACAACAGATATTAACGAATCAAAAATGTTAAATGAATCAGTTAGTGATTGGAAAAAACTAGCAGGTATCTAATACTAGCTAAACTAAAATACCCGGCTTTTAGTCGGGTATTTTTTTGGACATCCATTTATGTAAAAACGATAAATACATTATAAATAGGTAAACAAATATGGCTCAACAAAATATAGATTTTGGAACATTTCCCGACGATCCATCAGCCGATGCGATTAGAACAGCGTTCTTAAAAGTACAGAATAATTTTACACAGTTGTTCAATGCAAACGTGGATCAAGTGGTTACTTCTGTTAACAGAACACCGGGAGCAGGTATTACTGTTAATTATCCTACAGGTAACGTTGTTATATCAGCAAATATTGCATGTTTGCAAGTATCAACATCATCGTTAAAAGTGGGACGCGGCTCTGACAACACACAAACTAATGTTTCTATTACTAGTTCTAGTCAACAACTAAACATAGATATAAACCCCGCGCAAGTACTTTCAAACCGTTTTGCATCTGTTAGCAATGGATTAACAAGTTTAAACGGAACCTTAACAAGTAATTCAAATGCACAACCTAATATAACAAGTTTAGGTACACTATCAAATTTAACAGTTTCTGGTAATCTGTCAGTAGGAAACAATGTAACATTAACTGGTAATGTTAATTTTACTGGTGCTAATTTTAATATTTCTAACGTATCAAATTTTAAAATTCAAGGTGGAACATTAGGGTATTTCTTACAAACAGATGGTGCCGGTAATCTAGCATGGGCTGCAGGTGGCGGAGGTGGCAATGGCTCACCTGGTGGTATCAACACATTTGTCCAATTCAATGACACAGGATCATTTGGTGGCAATGCTGGATTTACTTTTAATAAAGTAAGCGGAGTACTTGCTTCCCCTAATTTAAGTGTTGCAGGTAATGCTACTGTAGGTAATTTGTTAGGAATTGTTGCAAACGGTAACAGTACTATTAGTATACCTAGTGCAAATGGTAATATCAATGTAAGTGCTGAAGGTAATGCCAACGTTATTGTTGTTACCGGAACAGGTGCAAACATAACAGGTACATTGAGTGTCAGTAGTAACGCTAACATAGGTAATGTTGGTGCAACACTATTCGTTGGTAATATCAGTGGTACTGGCAACAGCAACGTTGGTAATTTAGGATTTGGTGCCGGTGTTATAAGTGGTACCGGCAATATAACAGCAGGTAATTTTATAGGTAACGGTAGTCAATTAACTGGATTGACTCCGGGTTCTAGTGTAGTTAACGGAAATAGCAATGTTGTTATTAATGCTAATGCTAATATTACAATTAGTTCAACCGGAAATGCAAACGTTGTTGTAATAACAGGCACCGGAGCTAACATAACAGGTACACTAAGTGCCAGTGGTAATGCTAATGTAGGTAATTTAAATGTTGCAAATAACGCAATCATTAACGGTAACTTATCAGTATTGGGTAATGCAACATATGTTAATATTGAATCACTAGTGATTGAAGATCCTATTATTTCATTAGGCGGCGGACCAAATGGTGATCCGTTAACAACTAATGACGGAAAAGATAGAGGTGTTGCATTACAGTATTATACTTCAGCACCAGTTACAGCTTTTATGGGCTGGGACAATAGCAATGCTGAATTTGGATTTGGTAGTAACGTAAGCATATCTAGTGAAGTAGTAACTTTCACAAATTATGGAAATATACGTGGTAATGTTTTCATCGGAGACACTACTTCATTTGGCAATGCTAATTTAGGTAACACTGCAACTGCTAATTTCTTTGTTGGTAGATTTTACGGAAATGCTAATGCAGCCACAGTAGCAAACACCGTAGTAGATAATGCACAACCTAATATTACAAGCGTAGGTACACTAACAAGTTTATCAGTTACTGGGAATACCTCATCAGGTAATTTTGTAGGTACATTGGCAAATGGCAACAGTAATATACGAATTGCGGCTGATAGTAATATTGGAATAAGTGCAATAGGTAATTCAAACGTTGTTATTATTACTGGAACTGGTGCAAACATAACAGGTACATTAAGTGCTAGTGGAAATGTTACTGTAGGAAATGTAATAGGTCCACTTGCAAATGGCAATAGTAATGTTAATATTGCTACAGCAAACGGCAACGTCACTATCACTGCTGTCGGTAATACTACAATGACTATCACTGATACTGGTTCGAACATATCAGGTACGTTGAGTGCTACAGGCAATGCATCTGTTCTTGGTATCAAAACAGATAATTATTATTATGCTAACGGCACTCCTATTAGTTTTGCAGGTACTTATGGTAATAGCAACGTTGCTACATTCTTAGCAAGTTACGGTTCAAATACAATTACTACTACAGGTAACGTAAGTGTTGGAAATATTATAGGTAATGGACAAGCGTTAACAGGTATTGCCGGTGGTAATGTAACAGGTACTGTACCTAGTGCTACTACAGCAGGCACCGTAACAACTGCGGCACAACCTAACATAACAAGTGTTGGAACATTAACATCATTGTCTAGTAGTGGCAATATTACTGGTGCTAATTTAATTGCAAGTTCATATCATATCCGTTCAGTTGGTACTGGTATAACTGCGGCAGGCGCAAATCTTCAAGGTGGCGCTACATTATTAACTAAAGAAATTAATATTGTTAGTACAGTGTCAGCAGGAGCAAACGGAGTTGTATTACCTACAGCAGTTGCAGGAATGGTTATTATTATCAATAACACAAGTGCTTCTACATTAAACGTCTTCCCAGCATCAGGAGCTGCAATTAACTCGGGTGGAACTAACACCTCATATAGCCATGTAGCAAGTGCTTCATTACAATATTATGCACCTACTACAACACAATGGTACACTGTAGGTGCAACATATACTTAAAATAGGATTTAACATGATAACATTAGATTTATTAACACACATGTGCCCTCGCACAAAAGCAAATATTCTTCAAGGGTTTATAGAACCATTGAATACTGTAGCAGAATATTATGACATGCTCGAAAATCCACGCAGAGTTTCAGGTTTTCTAGCACAAATTGCACACGAATCAGGTGGATTCAACGCTACAGTAGAAAATTTAAATTACTCAGCAAAAGGATTGATGGGTACTTTTAAGAAGTATTTCCCTACAGAAGAATTGGCAAAACAATATGAACGTAAGCCTGAAAAAATTGCTAATCGTGTTTATGCCAATCGTATGAAGAACGGTGATGAAAACTCCGGTGATGGCTTCAGATTTAGGGGTCGTGGATTAATTCAATTGACGGGTCGTGACAACTATACAAAATTTGCCAATGATTTGGGAATGAGTTTAGAAGATACTATCGCCTATTTAGAAACACCAAATGGTGCTGTTGCAAGTGCCGGATGGTTTTGGGATAATAACAAACTAAATCAGTACTGCGACAAAGATGATTTTGTAACATTAACGAAACGTATCAATGGTGGGACTATTGGATTAGAAGATAGAAAACATCATTACGCAATTGCAATGCAATACTTACAAGGATAATATGGCACAACCAATTTGGGATACTACAGCTGGAACTATTGGTACATTTCCCTATGGTATAAATGTATCTTTTCAGTTTTTAGCTTCACCTGTTTCTCCTGCTACTAATATTACGTATAGTTTACTTGCTGGTACTCTCCCTACTAATTTAGTAATTGATGTAAATGGATTATTGACTGGTATTCCAACTCTAGTCACACAAGATACAACTACATTATTTACTATTCGTGCTACTGATAATTTAAACAACATACGTGATAGAACATTTAGTATAACAATTACAGGTACTGCGGTGCCGCAGTTTACTACACCTGCAGGTGTATTGTTAAGCACACAAGATAGTGTATGGACTCAATTAAACATTGAATATTCTAATCCTGATATAACTAATCCTGTTGTAATTGCTTTACAAGAAGGTAGTCTTCCACCAGGTCTTGAATTGTCTCCTACAGGATTAATTCAAGGATATCCATTACCACCTACTATTAACGTTACTTTACCTTTAGTAACAACTATTGGTATTTCTACAGAATCAACTACTGATCTTATTTACTGTCTAAATGTTGCTGGTATGACTCCGGGAAGACCGGTGACATTTACAGACACAATAGGTGACATTTCATCAGGAGTTACTTATTATATTAAAACAGTTGATACAGTAGCAAATACTATTTCAATAAGTACTACACAAAACGGTGATACTTTTCCTGTTAGTGATTCTACCGGAGCGATGACTGTTACATTGCCTGTAATTTCAGTTGGCCAACCTACTATCAGAACATTCAATTTTAAAGTTAGATTACTAAGCCCGTTAGGAGGAAATATAGGATCGTATTCAATTACAGTAATAAATCAAAACACACCTTCTTCACAAGGTGGTCCTGGAAATCCTCCTAATACTAGAACTCCTACTATTTTAAACACTAGACCTTTAACAATAGAAGTTAACCCAAGTGACGTTTATTATGGGTATTATATATTACCACCTGTGCCCCCTACACAAAACGCACAGATAGGATCGATACTAAGTAATAACTATTTTGCCTTTAAGATACTAGGATATGATTTTGATAGTAATCCATTAGAGTATATATTTTCAAATTTACCTTCTTTCTTAACAGGTAATTCTGAAACAGGATGGATAACTGGAACACCAGCTTTATCATTGCCTGGTATAAACAACTATAGTTTCAACGTAAGTGTACGTAAGCAAGGTAATCCTGCTATTTCTACAACAAACTTTAATTTTGCATTTAATTTAAGTAAGGATGTTACTGGAGAAATTATATGGGTAACTCCTGCTGATTTGGGTACAGTTTATAACGGAACCATAAGTACATTATTTGTTGAAGCAACATCTGACGTTACTTTAAATTATAGAGTTATATCAGGTTCTTTACCACCTAACTTAACATTACTTTCTAATGGACAGATAACAGGCTTTGTCGCAGATCAACCAACAAATGAATTTTTAACAGTTGGCCAAAATACTGAATTTACTTTTACAATTGATGCATTCTCACCTGATTATAATATAGTTTCATCATCTAAAACGTTTACTCTAAATGTATTACAGCAGTATGGACAACCTACTGATATTATGTACATTCAGGCTGCACCCAGCATACAAGATCGACAAATATTAAATACATTGTTGGAAAACACTGAGTTGATACCCGATGAAGCACTTTATAGAGCAGACGATGTTTATTTTGGTAAAGCCACTAGTGTTATATACGAACATGCATATGGTATATTTGCAAGTTCTATTCAAGATTATATTGCCGCAATACAAATAGAAAATCATTATTGGAGAAATATTACTTTAGGTGAATTAAAAACAGCAGTGGCAAAAAATGCTGCCGGTAACATAATTTATGAAGTAGTGTATAGTGAAGTTATTGATAATCTTGTAAACTCTCAAGGTGTTAGTATAGAGAAAAGCATATTTTGGCCTAGACCTATTAACTTATTTTTGGGACCTTGGTATACAAGTGTAACTAACATTTTTACTAGTTGGGATGTGGTATTAAATCAAGAATATTATACCAGTTTAACTCCTGGATTTGCAAGAACACTATATCCTAATAGTTTGTTTAATATGCGTACTCAAGTAGCAGACGTATTAGGTCAAGAACTTGACAGTACACTTTTACCATTATGGATGACAAGTCAACAAGAAAACGGTAGTACATTGGGATACACCCAAGCATGGGTAATCTGTTATACAAAGCCTGGAAAAGCAAATGAGATAAAAACCAATATTGAAACTAATTGGCCGTACACACTGAACCAAATTAACTTTCAAATTGATAGATTTAGTGTTAATAAGAGTGATACTTATAATTGGGACAATAATCTAAGTCCCCCTGCTTGGACTGGTTTACCTAGCGCAAATCCTGTGCCAGATCCGTTGAATAGTAAAGATTTTTATGTGTTATTCCCAAGACAAACTATTTTACCAGACAATACACAATACTAAATATATATAACGGAATAAAACAATGAGTACAATCAACACAAATGCAATTAACGTAAATTACCCAATACCCGGTGTCAATAATAACAGCCAGGGGTTTAGAGATAATTTTGCCTCTATTAGAAACAATCTGAATGTTGCTGCCACAGAAATCACAGACTTACAAAACAATGTGGTGGTAAAGCAAGCATTAGCAAACACTACTGTTAACAATGATATGGCTAATACTCTTATTAGCAATGCAAGCACACGTAGCTTTAGAGCAACCACTTATAATTTAGGCAATGCATTATCAGGAACCGTTTTAGTAGATGTTTCTTTAGGTGATGTACATTACGGTACTGTTGCCGGTAATACTACTATTAACTTTGGTAGCTGGGCACCTACTGGAACACAAAGTAATGTTCAACTGCAATTAGCAGTTTCAAACTCAACTGCATTTGTAACTTTTTCAGGTAACGTAGTTGTAAATAATGATAGCGGTGCAACTACATTAGAAAATTATTCAAACGTAGCTGGATTCGTAACAGTGTCAGTACCATTTGGTGTTAGTCAATTAAATTATCAAATTAGTACTGTTGATTGCGGAAATACATTATATATTTCACCAATTAATAGACCCCGAGAAGCTACTCAAGTTCAACAACGATTAGTTCCTCCTACAGGATTTCAAGGTGATGTTTCTGGTACTATAGCAATAGATGCTTCATTTGATCAACTAGCTATTGCAAGTACAAATGCCGCTGATTATTTTACAACAGGAAATACTTATCAATTATATCCTGGATTACCAGTAGTGTTTACTGGTACAAGTTTTGAAGCAAACATTACTAGTGGTACAACATACTATGTAAGAAATGTGGTGTCAAGTTCAACATTTACTGTTGCAACTAGTTCTACATTAAGTGCTAACGTTAATCTAGCTGGTGGCACAGGCAACATGTATGCAAACCCAGTAGGATATTTATATATTTCTACTGATACGTATAATGCAACTGCATATAGCAAAAATGTAACTGCAACCACAGTAACTACTAACGCAGTTACTTTAAACAACGTAACTAACCTAGTAGAAAATGCCCCAATTATTTTCACAGCAAATATTGGCGGTTTGTATTCAAACACGGTATATTACATAAAGAGTATTTCTAGCCCAAATATCACAGTTAGTCAAACCAGAACTAATGGGGTAGCTGATACTGCGGTTACTTTAAGTTCTAATAGTACTGCTACCACAGCGACTGCATATATAGGTTCTGACATTTGGAAAAGAATACCACTCAATTCTTGGTAATAAATATCTGAATGGAACATCCGTTCATCAATAACTTATCTGATAAAAGTTTGGAAGAACTTCAAACTTCACTTTCAGATTTAACTACTAAACTTACCTTTGCACATCGTACGGGTAACAGTCCATTAATACATCAACTTCAAATGGTAATTGAAAGTTACCATAAAGAATCACGCAAAAAAATGGATGAATTGTTTAGCAAACAAAATATACAAACTCAAGTAAACATACAACGAGAGGATCAAATTGGGAACAAGAATAGAACGTGATTTTAGTTTTCAGGCTGCTGTTCATTTTGAAGGAAACTTTTTAATGAACATCTATGAAATTTCATTGGCAATGGAAGTTGAAACAATGTCAATCAGAGAGCAAAATATTGCAATGGATAGAATAATATATTTTCTATCAAATTGTTTATCAAATAGTGTATTTGTTCAGGATGCAGAAAAAAAGGCTATTGAAAAATATACTCAAGCAGATATTAAGATATGTACTTTACCCGAAGAACCATATGATCAAATTTTAGCAATATTATTATTGTTAAAATTAAATGCCATTGTTGAAGGTAGATTAGAAATAACTGACATAGTGTTTCGGTCAGAGTTAAGTGATGATGTTAGATTTATATATGATATAGAGAGTGCTTCACATAATCCTTTTGGTAATAAGGGATGGTGGTTAGAATCTTCAACCTCAATTACTGATATTCCTAAAATAAGCAAAAAAGAAAAAATTGTTAAATTGGTAAAAAATAGTGATTGGTTTGGATGCGGACTAGATTGGGAAGAAAAATCTAACAAATCATCCGAAATACTGTTTACCACGGAAGCTGAAAAATAACCATATTAGTTGATTTTTAAAATCAACTATGTCATAATGTTGTATGCGTACTGATATATACGGACAACCTATACTTAGTGAAAATGACTTATGTGATTTATATTTGCGTGATCCTACACACAATATAAAACAAGTTTATACTGAAAAGTTAATTAACCTTGACAATATACTATATTCAATTGAAGATTTACCAAAACTCATTGAATATGTTAATCCCAATATCTCAATAGAAGAATTTGATGAAAAGAATCAAGCTAATTGGCAAATGCCCAAAGAATATTTAGAAATGGATATTGCTAAATTTGTTTTGGATCAATGCACCAATGAAGCAGAACTACAAAGAGCAGGTGAAGAATTATTGATGTTCCACGAAAGAAATATGTTTATATTATTACAATACTTAAAGTATCTAGTTGATACTATGCGTAGTAATAATATTTTATGGGGTGTGGGTAGAGGTAGTAGTGTAGCAAGTTTTGTATTGTTTCTAATTGGGATTCACAGAATAAATAGTTTATATTACGACTTGTCTATTGATGAGTTTTTAAAATAAGGAAAAATTATATGTCTATATATAGAACAGCAATGGGTAAAAGTGTTGATATGAATGCATTACGTACAAAAAATGAAAAAACTAGAGCCGTAGGTAATGTAAAGAATCTTAACGCACGTGGTGATACTATCGATGCATTTGGGCGAGTTACACAAGCCGTAACTAATAAAGTGAGTGATTCTTATTCCAAAACAGTAGGTAATCGTTCAGCCCAAGTAACAAAAAAACCACAACCAAGAATTCAACCTGATAAACCTAAACTTGATTTAGCTGAATTGACTCCAGCAGAAATTGAATTAGAAGAATCACTTGAAGATGATTTAGAAATTGAAAAAATTAAAGCACAGGAAATAAAGAAAGGTAAGAAATGAAAAAGGCATTTGAGCCACATAAAATTACTAAAGCTAATTTTAAACCCATAGGATCGCACGTAATTGTATGCGATATGTCATTTGATGTTCGTATCACCAATGGTGGCATTCTGTTACCAAATGATGATATGAAGTCAGCAGGTATTCGCCCACGTTGGGGAAAAATCTATGCAGTAGGACCTGATCAAAAAGACCCTGAATTAGTAGAGGGTAAGTGGATTATGATTAGTCACGGACGATGGACTCGCGGTGTTGATATTATAGACGAAGAGGGCGAAAAAACCATACGCCGTGTTGATATTAATGATATACTACTGGTGTCAGATGAATACGTCAATGACATGACATTTAGTGATAAGGTTTATTAATGCCAGTGTTGGGCGTTTGCGGTGATAGTTATATGGCTGCAACTATCAATGGTTGGCGAAGTGATATAAAAGATAGTGCGGGAAAACACTTTACAGAATTACTTGCAAAAAAAATTGGATATGATTATTTTACATTAGCCCGAGGAGCGTGTAGTAATACTGCCATAAGATTGCAAATTGATGAAATGATCAAACAAAAAGTTGATTTAGTAATCATAGGTGCGACCTCTCCTAACAGAATGGAATTTCCTAAATTGGGGGGGAAATATGATAAATGCGATGGGATATATAATTTAGATTATAGTATTGATACGTACCCTGATAGAAGTTGCCAAAATAAAGATTTTAAACATAATACGGTTAGTGAGACATTCACTAACATTTTAACAAGTGATGTTCCATTTTATAAAAAAATAATTAACCCAGACTCTATATCTGCAAGACCCAATGTAAGTGATGAACAAGCCAAAGCACTTGAATATTATATTGATTACCTGTATGATGTAGATTACAAGAAACACATGGATTCATTTATTCTTCATAGCGGTTACAAAGCACTTGAGGATAGTAATATTCCATTTGTTATGATTTTTTTTGACAGAGAAATAGCTATCAATGGTTTTTCAATTGAAAATAATTACAGAATAATAAATAACGGTGATAAATTAAATCCATGGACATGGGATCAAAATAATACTACGAGAAGATGGCATACAACTGACAAAGCACAAGAAGAAGGTGCAGAGATGTGGTATAATTATCTGTTAAAACACAATTTAATTAAGGAACAAATATGAAATGGTTTAATAAATGGTTTGCTAACAAATGCAGACAAGCGTGGGAAGATGCGAATCAACCACAAGAAGACATCGCGGTGAATTCAGTTACTTCTGCTAAAGTTCGTAGGGGAATAGCAACAGCAACGGGTCCTACTGAATTGCATAGCCGAGGAGTAACATTCACCTTGTATAAAGCAAATGGTGGACATGTTGTTGAACTACGTGACTATGATCCTCAAACAGATAGAAATACAAATTCATTGCATCTTGTTCCCAGTGACAAAGACATGGGTGAAGCACTAAATCATATTATTACATATGAAGCATTAAAACGATAAGGAGAAAATTATGCATTCTACAATTTTTGAAACAGCACCAACATATAGAAGTGCCGAAGAAATTAATTCAGCAATGGGTCGTGTCTATGGACATATGAGTTTAGCAGTTATTGTGTCCATGCTAGTTAGTTACTGGGTAGGAACTACACCAGAATTATTGCAGTTCTTTTTTACCGGTATAACAAAATGGATTGTAATTTTTGCGCCGTTATTAGCAATATTTGGCATTTCTGCGGTACTAGCTAACAATCCTAGTAAAGGTATAGCACAATTATGCTTGCATAGTTTTGCGGCATTAATGGGATTAAGTTTTGCTACAATCTTTGCTATATTCACAATGGGCAGTATTGTGTCAGCTTTTATGGGTGCGGCAATACTATTTGGAGTTATGAGTTTTTATGGTTACTTTACTAAGCGTAGTTTAGATAGTATGGGCAAATTTATGTTTGTTGGCTTGATTGCAATCGTGATTGCTAGTATAATCAACATCTTTATAGGATCAACTGTGATGCAAATGGTAATTTCAGCATTAGCTATCATTATCTTTTTGGGATTAACTGCATATGATACACAGAAGATACGTGAAGAACTAAGTGAAGATACTGCACCAGCCGCAGAAGTCAGTGGTGCATTAACTCTATATATGGATTTTATTAACTTGTTTATTAACTTACTACAAATATTCGGCGACCGTAAATGAAAAATCAACTTTGGGTAGAAAAGTATCGTCCTAGTTCAATCAATGATTATGTATTCGTTGATGAACGGCAAAAGCAACAAGTAGAAGGTTGGATCAAAGATGGTTCTATTCCTCACTTGTTATTCTCAGGTGATCCGGGTACAGGTAAAACTACACTTGCAAAAGTCTTAATCAAAGAGTTGGGCGTAGAAGATTATGATGTAATGGAAATCAATGCAAGTCGTGAAAACGGCGTTGCGATTGTTAGAGAAAAAATCAATGGCTTTGCACAAACAATGCCCTTTGGTAAATTCAAAGTAATTCTGTTAGATGAAGCAGATTACACTTCATCGGAATTTCAAGCGGCATTACGTAATGATATGGAAGCATATGCACAAACTGTTCGTTTTATCTTAACATGTAATTACGAGCATAAAATTATCCCTGCATTGCGAGAAAGTCGTTGTCATAAATTTCACATTGCAAAGCCAGATCGTACAGAATTTACTGCACGTGCGGCTACTGTATTAGTAAGCGAAAATGTAGAATTTGATTTAGATAATTTAGACAGCTATGTGCGTGTAAGTTATCCAGACTTGCGTAAATGTCTGAATCAGTTACAAGTAAATAGCAGTACTGGCAAGTTGTTGGCACCACAAGCAGAAGGAAATAGCGAACATGAGTTGTTGTTGGAAGCAACAGCCCTATTTAAGTCTGGTAAAATACTTGAGGGTCGCCAACAATTAATGCAGTATATCGCACTCTATCCTACACGTATTGAAGATACATACAAATGGATGTATGACAATCTAGATTTGTGGGGTAAGACGCAAGAGAAACGTGATGCAAGTATTATCGTTATTCGTAACGGTCTTGCAAACTTGCCATTAGTTGGTATCCCTGAGATATCAATGGCAGCAACATTAGTAGAACTAACAACATGAGATACTTATTAATAACATTTATAAGAAAACCAAACGGTCAAATTGATGAACAAGTTACCATCAGTAAAAAAGTACGCACATCCGATATACAGTCTTGCAACGTTATCCTAGATTATGCTAAAAAGAAAATTGATAAATGTGTTATTGAGGGTAAAGTAGTTGATAGTGATTGGGTTAAAATGAATGAATATTACAAACGTATTTATCCTACATTAATTGACCAGCTTGAAAAAGCAAATAATGACGCCACACAAAAAGTTTGAAGTAAATTTTACTGACAACATAACCATTACCTATAATTTAGTAGATAACATTGTAGTTGACCAATGGTCTAACTTAATACAACAACATACCATTGAAGATTGCTGTCCCATAAATCATTATATAGGGTATGCTAGTGAAGAATTAGTTAATGTTAGGATACAACGATTATATCAATTAGCAGATATTATTAATGATAATGCACCTGATCGTGTAATTAAACAAGAAATAAATAAAAATAATTGGAAACATGCACTGCAACTTATGCATGTGCATTTTCCTGATTTAAAGAATGACGAACATTACAAACATCTATGGGATTATTTAACAGAATATAATGATATTATTCATTGGTTAGAATCATCTTTTTTTAATATTTGGTCACCTAATAGACATCCTTCACCTTCAAGTGCATTTAGGATGAATTTAGATTTAAATAAATCAACAACAAAAAGACTTTTTATTCCCGAAGAATCGTATAAACTATTCACTAGTTATTATAAATTTGGTGACTTGATGTTACATTATTGTCATGTAGGTAAACATGCACAAGAACTTTTCATAACTGATGACTTTGAATGCCCCAAAGATCAATTTGTTCCACAGCGTGAGTTTACTGCAAGCGTACGGATGCATTTTTTTGATTACTTTCTATCATTAAAAGAAAAACAAATTGAGTATGATGAAAGATGGAAGAAGTTTTACAAAGCAAAAGGTGGATTTGATTATTTTGGGATAGATATAGATGATCCAAAAATTGCTTTTGGATATTTAAAAATAGGCGAAATTGAGAGTATTAGTGATAGGTCAATACCAATCACCCTAGCTGAATTAAATTCTTTTAGGGATAAGTTAGTCAATACACAAATTATTAATTGGAATATAAAAGGGGCATAAAGCCCCTTTTATTTTATGCGTACATTCTAAGTACGTGTTCAATAATCTTATGACGTTGAACATCTTTCAGTTCAAAGTGGCATAATTGCAACCCTGGAATCACCCCCTTCCTCAATCGATTTTGTAAGTCTAGTAGCCCATTGTCGGCTGTTTTTCTATCGGTTTGTTCAATGTCACCAGTAATTACAATCTTACTGTTAACGCCGATTCTAGTCATAATCATTTTGAGTTGACCAGGAGTTGCATTTTGCGCTTCATCTAATACTATCCAACTATTCTTAAAATTTCTACCTCGACAAAATGCTAGGGGCGCAATCTCCACTATTTGTTCTTCTAGCATGTGGGTAATTTCCTTAGTGGTATAATACTCACGCAATACGTCTAATAACGGTCTAGTCCACGGTTCCATCTTTTGATTGATATCCCCGGGCAAGAATCCATGTTTTTCATCATCAACACCTATAGCAGGTCGTGTCAATATAATTCTATCACAGTCACCACTTCTTAAGGCTTTGATTGCTGCCTGCATAGCCAAGTATGTTTTACCCGTGCCTGCTGGACCTGAAACAACCACTATATCTGTGGATTCGTCTAGTAAAGCTAGGATGTATTTTTCTTGGTTTAAAGATTTTGGGACTAGTTGAACGGGTTTTGTGTTTACCCGCATAATCTTGTGTGCTTGTGAGAAATCTATTGTTTTTGACTCTTTCGTATAAAATGTTTGCTCATCTTTTTTTCTGCTGTGTGAAAATCGTGTGTCTTGTTCCGGTGTGCGTAATGCGCTTGTTTTACGTTTGCTCAAGTTATTTCTCCTTTTTAAGAGCATGAATGCTCATAACATTCAAATCTATTTAAGAGGCTATTCACTATGCAAAGTAGCATACTTTTAACACATTCTTTTAGACTAAATATTAGGCTGCATGGCACCAAAGACTCTTATTAGTGCTAATATTCAATTAAAGATAAATATAATAATGAAGCACCATGAAACAGCAGACAACTTTTTTGATAATGTTGATTACGTTAGTATAATCAGCACAGTAAAAGGTATTTTTACCAGTGATGGTTCTATGAACACTCTTTTAGATTATGAAAGAGTATTAGACGAATCAGATTTATACGCCTTTAGAAATTGGGATTTAGGCGAGTTGGTCCAAGGACCTAATGTCCGTAGATATACAGTTAGTTGTATTTTCATGTGGCCATATAATTTGATGCCTGATCCAAAAGGTGCTAAAAGATTAGTTTCAATTGGTTGTAAAGTAAAGTTTGCAAAATCAAAGATTGAAGTTCCTGTAGAAGTAAAAGACTATGACGATTACAAGCCGGGAACAAGATATCCTAAAATGGCTCCTAGAAAAGTTTGGTTTGTTTACATTGAAGTTCCTAAAGATTTATTAGATGATATTAAAGAAGGTTCAATTGACTTAGCCGGCGACACGATTGACCTACAAGAAATCGATGACGCATACGATAAAGACTTACAAAAAGATGATAATTTAGATGACGGGCAAAACGGCCAATCATTACCAGCAGATGCCGGTATGATGGCACCTCCGCAAGCGCCCCCGCCGCCCGTTTAAAGGTAAAGTATGAATAAAAGAATTATTAATGAAGGCTTAGATTATCTAGATATGGTAGATCAAATAGAACCTAACGTTTCTGTAGATGAGTATGCGGCAAAAATGGGTAGAGATAGTGAGATTGTAACACTAGCATTCATTGTTACGAGTGAAGCCGCAGGAAATGATTTAGTTGATTGGTTTGAACGTGGGTATGATTGGATACTTGATGCTAGTTTAAGTGATGGTCAATTAGCGCCAGGGCAGTATTTAGTATTTGTAGAAATGAAACGCAGAAGTAAAGTACCCGAAAGAATTGTAGAATTGTTAGAAGATTTAAAAACATTAACTGACATGGATTTAGACGAATGGACAGTTGAAGTTAATCAAGAAGAATATGAACCTGACGTTGAACAGTTAAAACAAGTTATCACTATAAGCCCACATGAATATCGTGTGGAAGAAGAAAGTGAAGAAGAATTAAACGAAATGCGTCAGAAAGCAGGGCTTGAACCAGTTAAAGTTTTACCAGAACAAGATGCTGAGTTAAGAGCCTTTAAATCTATGGCAGGATTATAATATGACAAAAACAATATTACCCAAAAAATCAGGATTTGAAAATCCATTAGCAACTAACGATGATCATCACGAAGCATTAGCAAGTGATCCTAGTATTGCTCAATTCCCTCAAGGTAGCTCATTCGGAGATATAAATGCAACAACCAACATATTTGCCGGGTCTGCAACATCTGGCCTACCTTCGACAGGAGGGTTCGGTTCCAGTAACTTTGGTACATCAAGTTCGGGATTTGGTGCAGTACCGCCCACAACAGGATTCGGAAGTACAACAAATATTAATCAATCAACCGGTAGTCAACCAGTATTGACAGGTGCGGCTCCTACTAATGCAGCCAGCGGTGCAGACGTATTAGTAACTAACGACAATACAGATTGGATTAATAAAAAATGGCGTCCATTTATGGGTTGGATCTATATGCTAACTTGTACTATGGATTTTGTTGTGTTCCCTGTACTATGGAGTTTACTACAAGCACTGACACACGGTAATGTAACTAGTCAATGGCAACCCTTAACATTGCAGGGTGCAGGCTTGTATCATATTGCGATGGGTGCTGTTCTTGGTATCGCAGCCTATGGACGCACAAAAGAAAAGATTGAAGGAAAATCTTAATAAATATTGACAATAGCAATAATATTTGCTATACTCAATGAATGGACCATTACGTAACTTTAGGTGTTGATAAAAACGCTACACCTGATGATATCAAAAAAGCATATCGCAGATTGGCAAGTAAACATCACCCGGATAAGGGTGGTGATACTTCCACGTTTCAAAAGATTGAAGAAGCATATCGTATATTAAGCGATCCAAATCAACGACAACAATATGATAACCCTATGCCACAAGGGTTTCATTTTAATCAAGGTACACCCGGTGGTTTCCCATTTAGTTCAGGCGGATTTGCTGATTTCTTTGATATGTTTCAGCAACATCAAAATAGACAACAAAGACCACAACAACAAGTTTTTAGAACTAGTGTTCAAACAACATTGCAACAAGTATATTTCGGTGAAGAACAAACATTGAAATTACAAACCCCAACTAATACACACTTGATAAAAATTCAAATACCTAAAGGTGTTCAAAATGGGAATCAAATTAGAATTGATAATGCATTTGACGGTGCTTCATTAATGGTTGAATTTAGAATTCAACCTGATCTTAAGTTTGAAAGAAAGAACCACGATTTGGTTTGCAATCATCCAATATCAGTGCTTGATTTGATAACAGGAACTACATTTGAATTTACTACTATTTCGGGAAAAACATTTGAAGTATCTATAAAACCAAAAACACAACCATACGTGCAATTAAAAATTGCAGGACAGGGTATGCCCGTATACGGTACTAATCAGTACGGAGACCAAATAATATTGCTTAAACCATTTGTTCCTGATATAATCGATGAACAAATTGTTACAAGCATTCTTCAATCTAAATAATAAAAGGAAGTTAATATGATAAACTCACCAGAAATCGAAAGCATCATTGAACAAGCGATTGAATCTGCTAAAACTAGAAAACAACAGTACGTTACTGTTGAACATCTATTACTTGCATTAATTACATATCCCCCATTTAAAAAATGTGTGGGTGGTTTTGGTGCAGACATTGATACAATGGAACAAGAAATCACTGCATACTTAGATAGCTTACATGCTATTATTTCTGCAACTGATGAAGTAGTGCCACGCAAAACAAATAGCCTTGAACGTGTTATTAATCGTAGTGTTACGCAAGTATTGTTCACCGGTCGCAGACAAGTAACTACGATTGATTTATATCTAAGTATTGCCGCAGAAGGTAATAGCCATGCACATTACTTTCTACTAAAATACGGTATTAATAAAAATGAATTTGTTACATACTGGCAAAAACATTATAAAGGTGGTGAACATAATTCACATCTTAGCGAAAATCAAGCTGATGAAATATTAGAAGAATACACCATCAACTTATCGCAACTTGCTGAACAAGGTAAACTTGAACCATTGATTGGTCGTAGCAAAGAACTTGATGATATTGTCAACGTACTAGCTAAACGATTTAAAGCAAACGTATTGATGGTGGGTGACCCGGGTGTTGGTAAAACTGCTATTGCAGAAGGTCTTGCTAGCTTAATTCAGAATGGTGATGCACCTGAGTTCCTTAAGGATCATGCTGTCTATAGTTTGGAAGTAGGCTCACTACTTGCAGGAAGTAAATATCGAGGTGACTTTGAGGAAAAAGTAAAAGCAGTATTGGATGCATTGAATACTAAAAAGAAAGCAATTCTTTTCATTGACGAAGCACATACTATGCAGGGTGCAGGTTCAGCAAACAATGGTAGTGTTGACTTTGCTAACATGATTAAACCTGCTATCACTAAAGGTACACTAAAGGTTATTGCAAGCACGACTTGGGAAGAGTACTACGAAAGTTTTGAGAAGGATCGTGCCTTGATGCGTAGGTTCTATCGTGTAGCAATTGATGAACCCTCCCCTGATTCAACTATTAGAATTCTTTCAGGACTTAGTACACGGTTGAATGATTTCCATAGTGTTGAGATTACTGAGGATGCAATTAAAGCCGCAGTAGAATCATCAGTACGCTATATTCATGACCGCAAGAATCCCGACAAGAGTATTGACTTGCTTGATGCGGCTTGTGCTAAACAACGTGTTGCAGGCAATAAGGGTGCATTGATTACTAAAGAACTTGTGTTTGACCAAGTTGAGAAGTTCACAGGTGTGCCGGCAGACAAGATGAAAGGTGATAACTTTGACCTTATCAATAACCTTGAAATTAACATCAAAGGTAAATTGTATGGACAGGATGAAACTGTTCAGCAAGTATTGGAACGTATCTATGTTAACTTTGCTGGTATCGGCAATGATACTAAACCAACAGGTAGTTTCTTGTTCTTAGGTCCAACAGGTACAGGTAAAACAGAACTGGCTAAGTTGTTAAGTAAGAATCTTGACATGCCATTGCTCAAATATGATATGAGTGAATACAGTGAGAAACATTCAGTCTCAAGTTTGATCGGCCCTCCCCCTGGTTATGTTGGCTTTGGTGATAGTCAAGTTGGTGGTGGTCGTTTGATTAGCGACTTGAGTAAGAACCCGCATGCTATCATGTTGTTTGACGAAGTTGAGAAAGCACACCCTGATATCTTTAACATCTTCCTACAGATGCTGGATGAAGGTCAGATTACAGGTAGTAACGGTAAGAAAGTTAATTGTAAAAATGCTATCATCATTATGACTAGTAATTTAGGCAGTTCTGACGGTGAACGCAATAACATTGGTTTTGGTTCACAAGAAAAACAGGGAGAAGATGATAAAGCATTAAAAGAATTCTTTAAACCTGAGTTTAGAAACCGTGTTGATTTGATTTGTAAATTCAATAAACTTGACACACTTGCTATTAAGAAGATTGTAATTAAGTTTACTGATGACTTGAAAAAGAGCCTCATCGAAAAACATAACATTAGTCTTGCACTTACTGAACCCGTTATCAATTATTTGGCTGAGCAAGGATATGATAAAAAGATGGGCGCACGTCCACTATCACGCAAAATTGATGAATTAATTAGGGTACCGTTAAGTAAAAAAGTATTGTTTGAGCGAATCAAAAATAGTACAATTACTGTTATTATGAATGAAGATAAAGTTGATTTTACAGTTGCACAAAAACTCACAGCTAAGGTAAATGAAAATGGGATTATTGAAGTCAGTTGATAACGTTCCGGGAATCGATTTTTACGATTACCGCGATGATGATTATTACAACAAATACGCATACAGGGTACGGTTTCGTTTACCCGGTGTGCGTTATACGTGGTATGCAAAATCTGTAGAAGACTTTATGACTCGGTATAATGCAACTACTGGTTGGCAAGTAATTCATAAAAAAGATAAACCTGATGTTACTAAAAATCTAGAAGCTATAAAAGCCTATATTGAATGGAGAAATCTCAAACGTTTAGAAAAATCTGCAACCATTCGAATTGAAAGTGATACAGTTGCTATTTTTTGCAATGATTTATCTTTGTTAAAAACAATTGAAACCATTGATGCTAATCTAGCATATGATTACACTGAGGTTCAAAAATCAAATTTTGCAGGGGTAAAGCATTTTGTAAATGAACCCAAATATCCCTACAGAATTTATTTAAAATCAAAAGTTATACCACAAAACTTTTGTAAAGATTTAAAAGAGTTGTTTGGTAGAACAAAATCCCTGCATCCAAGTAATGCATTGAGAATATGGTTAAACGGCTATAATAATGCTTCTAGTGGTTGGCGGTATAGATATTCTAGTTCAAGTCATTTTATTGACTATGATAATGAAAGCACATTGAGTTATCTAGCATTAATGCACGGAGAACATCTTGGAAAACGATATAAATTAGAAAAGCGTCCAGAACCTGTCTAGAATGATAAATACTCTATAATGGAGTATTTTTCATGGCAAAGATTGTAGAGGACGTTATCGTCATTAAATTTAGCAAAATCGTCAAGGACAGTGAAACAGACGTTTCTGGCATCGCTGGTCATGACATTCAACAAGCATTAGAGCAAGTAGCACAAGAACTAGTTGGTGACACGGTAGTAGTGGAAGTGGTACGAGCATAATGAGCCAAACTACTACCCTTATACTGTTACCTCAAACTGCTTATCAGAATCCTGGTAACGGGGCACCTTATACAGTAACAGGTAATGCACAGCCTGCGGCTGCATACTATTTGGGTAACAGAGACCTTCAAACAGTTAATATCAACTTAACTAATTGTACTGGGAACATTGTTATCCAAGCAAGTTTAGCATCAAATCCTAATAATACAGATTGGTTTAATGTGTATACATTAGAAGCTAATAGTGAGCAAAATGCAAACGCAAGCGTTTATACCAATATACAAGGTAATTTTGTTTATATGAGGGCTAAGGTAGAAGACTTCCAACAAGGAATAGTCAATTTCGTAAAATTGAGCTACTAAAATGAAAATAGCCGCACTACTTGAAAGCCGTAAATGCCTACTTGAAGGCGGTAACCTATCTATTGGATCACAGCAAGCACAACAATTAGACCTAAAGGTTACAAATCGTAACTACATGGTTCCTAAATTAAATGAACTATTATATGCAATCAATCAGGCTTATGCTAAGATGTATAAGCAACCACTATGGAATCCAAAAGTATTAGCAAGTGGTGAGTTCTTAAGTGGAAGTAGTTTACACTTCTTTAATGTTAAGGGTATTTCTGATGAAACTTTTGTTGCAAAGAAACCAACTGTTGGTGACATTGATACAATGGTTGACAAAACAAAAGAAACTGATTTACAACAATTCTTAACTGCATACACAAATAAACAAATTGGTCCTGCTAAGTTTTTAGGCTTTCAACGTGGTAATGAACAGTTCTCAGGATTGTTTGAATTACAAGACCCACCGGTAAAGGTACAAATAGATTTTGAATTTGTAGAGTTTGAAAATGATTTGCCAACTGATTGGGCTAAATTTAGTCATAGTAGTTCATGGGAAGATTTGCAAGCAGGTGTTAAGGGTGTATTCCACAAGTGGCTGATTCAAGCATTCACTGCATTAACACGTAAAGATTTTTTACTACGCAAAATGAAGGGCCGCGGTAAACTACGTCAAGAGGTTGATGAACCCATGACAGATAACATGTATAGTTTTGCTGTGTCTAGTAAAGAAGGTGGTGGATTACGTGCAAAGTACGAACCAGTTTTAGATGAAAATGGTAAGCCATTAGTAATCGATGGATTGCCCGTAATGCGTGAGGCACCTACTGCAGGCTACCAACAAAACATTGGACAGATTTTTTCAACAATCTTAGGACAACGTTTAAGTCCTAAACAAGCACAAGCATTACAAAAACAATTCTGGTCGTTCACTGGCTTATTGAATGTCATGAATACATTGATGAGTCCAGAAGAAAAAGAACAAGTATTGAACGGATTCCTGCAAAAGACAATTGGTCTCGGTGCTCAAGGAATGTACAAAAACAATCCTGATAAAGATATTGCCGAAAAGACTACTGCCATCAACACAATGCTTCAAACATTGAAGTTACCTAAGCCAGCTAATTTAGATAAAATGCTACAAGATTATCGTCAAGCATACAAGATGACTGGCACAGATGAAGGTGTTGAGACAAGAAAAAATATTGTCAAGAGTATGGCTAAAAACACACTTGATGAGGCTGCACCGAGTTATAAACGCAAAGGTATTCAACACATATACAATCCTGGATCAAGTACTGAGATGAAGGATGTAGACTTCATTAACTTTGCAAAAGAAATCGCACAAGACGGTGGCAAGTTTCAAGGCGTTCCAATCAACTTGAAAGTTGATGGTGCTGGTATTAGATTTGGTAAAACACCTGAAGGTGAGCCATTCTTCATGACCAGTCGTGTTGACAAGCCCATGACAGCAGATAATATTGGTGATTTTGAAAATTACGGAAGAAGTCAAGGTCAAGGAGCAGAACAGTTAGCACGTACACAGAATTATGATAAAGCATTATCTACTATTGTTAATGCTGATTTTATGAAAGATATCCCATCTGATACTATTGTTCAGGCAGAGATGTTATTCAATCCAATGGCACAACAAGATGATGGTGGTTATAAATTTGTAAATATTCCATACGATCCTAAGAAATTGGGAAAGTCAATGACTCTTGTTCCAATAAGTGTTAAGCAATATAGCACAGGGGAAACAAGACCTGATAGTCAAAAGATTAAGCAAGCATTAATCAAAGACAGCACACCTGACATTAAAATGATAAACAATACTCTATCACATAAGGGTATTGATGTTAGTAAAATCATTAATCCAATTATTAAAAATGCCGAGACACTTACAAACGCTGTAGGACAAAGGGGAGATACTCCTGACAAACAAAAAGCAAAAACTATATTAAGTAAAGCAAGACAAGCATTAAGCAGTGCTATTATTAGTAGCCCCATTGCAGGAAAAGATCAATTGGGTGATATGATTGAAGGTCTTGTTATCAATATGCCAAGTGGTACGCTTGCAAAAGTTACTAGCCCTGATATGCAAAACAAGATGGCTGCAAAGCAAGCTATGAATAAGAAACCAACAGAAGGTAGTAATCGTGTTAAACCTGCTGTAGTTACAATTGGTAGTTTTGTAGGACATAAAGGTCATCAACAATTAATTCAACAAACGATTGATACTGCTAAAAGTGTAGGTGGTGATCCTTATATCTATGTTAGTCCTGTAATGGGACCAGATGATCCTATTCCACCAGCAGATAAAGTTAAAACATTACAAGCATTGTATCCACAATACGCAAACAATATTCAAGTTTGGAATCCTCAAGGTACTCCAATGAAGAAGATTGAGAAAGAACTTGTTATTCCAGCAAATAGTCCATACAACAAAGTCATCTTATTAGTGGGTGATGACCGTTATGAAGGTATGAAAAACTGGATGAATAGTTTAGAAAAGCGCATGAAAGATCCAGCAGCCGTTGCTAAGTATGGCGGCACACAAAATCAAGTTGACTTTGAAACAGTTAGAACAGAACGTGATCCAACTAAAGGTGGTACTGGTATTAGTTTTACACAACTACGTAACAAACTAAAAGATTCCAATGCAAGTGAACAGGACAAATTGAACTATTGGATGCAAGCATTCGACGGTGAAACCTTGGGAGCAAATTGGATTAAACATCTTATGGACGTAACAGCAAAGAACATGGGTATCCAGCAACAACAAGCTATTAAAGAATATGTTGAGAGAGTTAAAGTATTGTTGCCACACGCTACTCCTGAACAAAAAGCTAAAATTTACGAATCATTAGTTAGAGCAAAAGCTAAGTTGGATGAAGGCAAGAAAAAGAAAAAGAAAAAATCTTCAAAATCACTGAGAGGTTATTTCTTCCCGGGTTATGCCTATTATGGTGGCGGAGAATCTGGTGAAGGTGGTGGCGGAGACGGCGGTGGCGAAAGTATAAACCGTGGCATGTCGGAAGATGAATTCGAAGAGGGTATCGGTAAAGCATTGGGCACCGCAGCTTTAGCAGGTAGTCTAGCATTAGGTGGCTTATCACAAATGGGTAAAACAACAGACACCAACTGGGATAAATTACCACAACAAATGAGTACTCAACAAGATACAACCGGTGATGAAAAGGTTATGTCTGTAACCGGACCTAACAATAAAGGTGAGTATCGTGTTAGAGTTACTACAGGTAATGATGTACAAGAATTTATTACTAAAACTCCACCAAAGAGTTTAGAAGAAGATAAAGAAACAGATCCTGTGACTAAAGCAGTAATAAGTTTTTACAAACCTGTAGTCAATAATATTCATAAAGAAAAAGTAGATAACTACGTTGACCAAGCACGTGACCTATTACAAAAAACAGATGATCCTAAAGTTCGTAGCAAGTTAATTGATATCTTTAAAAAAGGTAAAGAGAATCCATATATACAAGGTGGAATAGTTACTACTATCGGTGCATTGTTAGCAGGTGGTGTATTAACCACTGCACAAAGAATGGGACTAAGTCCTTCACAAACTAACCTAGCACTACAGGCAATATTAAACACTGTTATTCCTACTGTTGTTTCACGTATCAATGGTAAAAGCTGGAGTGATACTGTCAAGTATACATTGGCTAGTGCGGGTATAGGAACTGGCATTGCTGGTGCAGGTTTAATAGAAGCTGGAAACATTGAACGTAAAGAAAGTTTTCGAGGACGTACTACCCCGGATGTTGAATACATTGTAAAAGATGATAATGGAAATATCGTAAGACATTGCAAGACTAAAAAAGAAGCCAAGCTATGGTATGATATGATTAATCTAAGTCAAGAAGAAATGTGGGCTAAGTATCCTCAATTAAAAGTTAATGAAGAATTAAACGAATTAATGAAAATGGGTGCTACTATTGAACCTATGGAAGAAAATATTCTAGGATTCATGACCAAATCTCCCGCAAAGAAATCTTCTACTAAGGTAGATGACTTTACCGCTAAACTTATATCAAATAGACAAAAATCACAACCATCAACTAAAGAAAAAAGATATAGTGGATACGAAGAATATATAAAAGACAAAGAGTTAAATCCTCAGCAGGTCAATATGTCCGAAAGCCATGATTATTTAGAAGAAAAATAATTCGTACACCTCAAACTGATGTAAATAATTATATCATTTAAGAGGATCAAATGGCAACTAAGAAAACCAAACAAACTGAAGAAAAAACTGTACCAGTAGAAGCTGTGCAGGAAATTGCCGAACAAGCGGCACAAGAGCAACAACAAGCCCCGCAACAGGGTCAAGTTCAAGTTAACGTAGACTTTCTAAAAACTACCCGTGTACACATTGCTATGCCATGTTACGGTGGTATGTTAACTGAAAGTACATTCATGTCATTTATTAAATGGGCAAACACGGCCCGTCAGCTTGGCATTGATTGGACATTAGAAACAATGGTTAACGAATCATTGATTAGTCGTGCCCGTAATACATTGACTGCAAAGTTCTTGGACATGCCAGACGCAACACACTTGTTCTTTGTTGACGCTGACATTGGTTGGGAACCATGGCACTTATTAGTATTACTAAACCGTGATGTTGATGTTATCGGTGGATTATATCCAATGAAGACTATGCCAATCAAGTGGGTAGTTAACGGCTTTGAAGGTGCAGAAGAAGGTGCTGACGGCTTACAAGAAGTAAGTAAAGCAGGTACAGGTTTCTTGTTGATGAAGAAGCATGTATTTGAAAAGATGAAAACTCATCCTGCAGTTAAGCAGTACAAGAACGACATTGGATTAGATCCAAAGTATGATGTACATTTGAAAACATACTTTGATACCGCAGTTCGTCAAAATCGTTATTATAGTGAAGATTGGACATTCTGTGAAAACTGGCGTGACATGGGCGGCCGTATTTGGGTTGACAAACGTGTATTATTACGTCACTCAGGTTCTTATGTGTTCTGTCAAGAAAATCAAGAACACTTGATGAAAACAATTGGACCTATGTTCTTAGAACAGCAACAACAATTAGCTGGTTTAAAACTAGTTGATAAAGACGGTAATGAAGTCAAGTCAATAACAGTTCAGTAAAAGAAAGCCCCGAAAGGGGCTTTTGTTTGATAAATACTATATGAATTTAAAAGAACTTGATTCCTTTCGTCTTTCCGATGCAGTCACCTTCCATGATGAACTTAATCCAAAGTTATGGAATAATAATAACTTGCGTCCGGAAGTTAAATTACAACTTAAATTAATAGCAAGAGACTTTTTAGAAGAATTAGGTATAAAGGGAATAGATGTAGAGGACTTAACTGTTTCAGGTAGTAATGCCGCATATAGTTATACCCCTCATTCAGACTTAGATTTACACATATTAGTTGATATGAGTAAAATGCCCAATGATGAAATATATAAAGAACTATTCAATGCAAAAAAATCATTATACAATGATAGCCACGATATAAAAATACATGGGGTACCCGTAGAGTTATATGTACAAGACGCCAGAGAACCAGTAATAAGTCTAGGTGAGTACAGTATCCTTAATGATAAATGGCTTAGAATCCCAACTAAGCGTAGAGCAAATTTTGACCAAACCGCCACTAAAGCAAAATATGAAAAATTATTAAATCTTATAGAGATAGCACTTAAGACCAAAAAATATAGTAAAGTTCAAAATATAATTAAAACAATTAGAAGATATAGACAAGCAGGATTAGATAATGGTGGTGAGTTTGGTCCTGAAAATTTAGCATATAAAGCCTTGCGTAGTCAAGGTTACATTACAAAATTATATGATTTAAAAGATAAACTACATAGTGAGTTATTGACTATTGAAAATATGTATCAACCAATCACAGACGAGGATTACGACCCAAATGGTCCTCCCCCTGGTCCTGAGTTTAAGCCAACAATGCCGGCAGGTACAGTTAGAGTAGATGTAAGCGATGTATATGATTGGTATAAGTTAGGTCAACATATCAGTAACCTTAAAGGGTTAGGTAAGCATGACTTTGGTAAAGGACCTCCAAGTACTATCATGGCATTTGGTGATGAAGATTTAGAACACCAATACATCAACGATTTAAAAAAGACTGGATTGACAACAACTGATATTGATCCAGTTGACCCCAATCAACCTAAGGGTATGAAGCGTCAGAAAGTTGATCCTACATATAATGTTAATGAAGGCTTTGACCAACCATATCCCTTAACGTGGGAAAAGAGTGAGTACGGTGATGTTGATGCATTAGCTAAATTACCAGATGGTAGCCCACTAAGTATCATGTTCAACAATCAACAAGATGACGAAGGTGAAGAAGTCGTGCAAGTTGAATTTTATAGAAACAACAGTCAAGAAGTAACGGGCGAGGGTGACGCAATGCGTGTCTTTGCTACAGTATTGACTGCGATTCAACAGTATGTTAAAAAGTACAAGCCTGTAAGATTGACATTTTCAGCAAGGAAAGAAGTGGAACAGGGTCAAAACCCTGAAAGTCGTGCTAAGTTATACGATAGATTGGTACAGCGTTACAGCAAAGCATGGGGCTATAGAGCATTCAGGGCAGACAATGGCGATTTAGTTATATATGAATTATCTAATGTAAACAAAAAAGTAGCAGAGGATGAAACATTGCAATTTGCTGCCGAAAAAACACCAGCAATAAATCCATATGGTGGCCGTAAAGATATTCAATATCGTGGATCAATGTCAGAAGCAAGTGGTTATATTCCCAGTGAAAAAGAGAAAAACGACTCACGTTTTAGTTCAGCATTGACAGGAGATGTTCATCCTGATTCAATTAAAAAGAACGCAAAAGCATTCGGATGGCGCACTAGTAGAGCCGGAATTCCCCCAACAGCAAAAGCAAACGGCAAAATCTGATAACTTTCCATATTATGGTATTTTGATAAATACTATATAACATTGGAATCACATTATGCGTTTTACAGAAATATCAGAATCTACAGTAGCCGGCTCAATCTCAACCGTAGCAATGCCTATGATGGCTCAAGCCCGAGAAAGTGTTAAAGTTCCTGGACTAAAACCAGTTGAATATTTGATGAAGGGTAAAGTCAAAAAGAAAGGTTCTTACGGTAATAGTATTGCAGAAAGCAAAGTTAATGAAGAAGACATTTCTGAACAAGACTTAATTATTGTTCCTGGTCAGGGTCGCACTAGTAAAACTGGTTTAATTAAACATGGCCAAAGTCGTTTAGACCATGAAGTAGAAATGGCACGTAGTGATTTATTCAGTGCCGCAAAAAATGCTAAAAAAGTATTTAACATGATTAAAGATGTTAGTGAAGAAGAAGGTCTTGAAGGCTGGGTACAAGAAAAGATTATTAAAGCCAATGACTATCTAAACACTATCCGTGAATACTTAGAAGGAAAACAACTTCAAAGTGTGGCGGAAGTAACCGGAGATGAAAAATTTGATAAGATGATGACAACTATCAAACAGGGCACTAACAAACAAAAAACCGCAGATCGTAAAGAACAACAAAAACAAACCCAACAACGTGCCCGTGATGCTTTTGGCAATATGTTTGGTGGCGGCAATCCTGCTGATAAACTCAGTATCAGGAAAGGTGTAGCGGAAGGTGCAAAAGTTGATAGAATGGTAAAGCATGTCAAGTCTAGCGAAAAGAAACTTGGTCACTCAGATAAAGAAGCAGAGAACATTGCATGGGCAACAGCTAACAAGCGCGGTATGTTAGATAACAAGAATAAGAAAAAGTAATAACATGAGTAATATTTTAAAAGGTTTATTGAACGAAGCCAATCCATATCGCATAAGCGAACCAGAACGTGAGTATGGTGCGCCATTTCAATCTCGTCCAAGAATGGGACCACAAGAACCAGAAGATGTACCTGATGACTTACCACCACAAGATCCATTCAAACAAGACCCTGCTAAACTAGCAAAAGTAGAATATAGCAAAGATGAAGGTGAAGCACCAAACGGCAAACGTTATAACACGGTTATGTCAATTAGTGGTCCTTCAAACGCAGTACGTAATGAAGTTGAGATGTTTAACAAACATCATTGGGGTGCAAAAAAGATTGTTGACATGAAAACAATTGAAGCAAAGACTCCAAATGGCCCTGCACAGTATACAGTATACATAGTTGACAATCACAAGTATGGCATGTGGACTCCATTTAAAGGTGAAAAGCCAGTTGGTGAACCTTTAGTGTTCAAAGAAAGTCAAAATGGTATTAGTGCTAGTGATTTAGCTGACATACTTTATAATCGCTTAGAAATGCGATATCCTGATATTGTCTCACGTTACGGGCATGAAGTAGTAGGTGATACAATAATGGATGTAGCTGACTTTCATGCTGGCTCAGAAGAATTAGGCACTAGTGATGTAAGTATAATGATTCGTCAAATATTGAAAAAATTAGAAAACTACAATGTTGACGAAAGTAAAGAACAAGATTACGGACCCGAATATCAAGCAATGGTAAATCGTGTAGGTCAATTAGCAAAACAAGGTGAGCGTAAAACTGTTTATGATCCTGTTAAGCGTGTGTATAAGACGGTGCCAGTTAACCCACCTAAACAGCAAGGCATGGCGGAAGGATCCAATGACGATAATTTCACAATTAATGATATTCATCAACTAGAACAGATTAAAGATTTTGAAACTTTAAAAGCTAGAGCCAAATATTTAATCAAAGGTAAACCTGCAAGACGCATGAAGCCTGAAAAAATTGCATATTTTTATGACAGAGTAGACACATTAACATCACCCATAAAAGTGATTAAAATGATGTATGACTTGTTATTAGCTGGTGAAGGTATGAAAACAATAGGTTCACAAAACAGTACTAATCCAAATGCATATCAAAAACGTTTTACCGAAGAAGAACAAGGTGTGGCGGAAGCCCGTACTGACAAAAATCTAACTGAACCAACTTCCTACATACAAGTTAAACAACTTATCGATAAGATGGATAAGGGTGGCAAAAATCGTATAGCAAAAGCATTAAGAAAAAATTTAGGTATCACTACACAAGATCAATTAGATGAAAAGTGGAGTCAAAAGTATAAGAGTAGCATAAATTGTTCACATCCAAAAGGCTTTAGTCAAAAGGCTCACTGTGCTGGTAAGAAAAAGCACAATGAAAGTATTGAGATGGAAATGGTCTGTGAAGATTGTGGAATGTGCGAGACACATGCCGACCATCAAAATCTAGACGAGGCATGTTGGAAAGGTTATCACAAAGAAGGTAACAAAAAAATGTTTGGCAAAACATACCCTAACTGCGTGAAGAATGAAGATATTGAAGAAGATAATTCTAGGATCGCAAGAAAACCAGGACAACCTGCTAATAGTAAAAAGCATAGCGATTTATACACAGATGAAAATCCTAAAGGCACTATCACTGGTTTAAAATTTGCTACAGCAGAGGATGCTAGAGCCAGTGTATCAAAGATTCGTAACAGTAGTCGTAGTCACGCACATAAGATTCAAGCCGCTGTAGCAATGGAACAACGTGCTAAGGCTGCAGGAAAATCTGAGGCAGCGTCAGTATATAGAAAATATATAAATGCTACTAAAAAAACTGACGAGGGTATGGATTTAGAAGAAGCCTGTTGGGATACACATAAGCAAGTAGGTATGAAAAATAAAGGCGGCAAACAAGTTCCTAACTGTGTGCCTAAGGAAAGTGTGGCGGAAGGCAAAGTTATTAATACCTATCTTTGGCATGGGTCAAGACAAAAGATTCCTATGCTAGAGCCAAGACAATCAGTTGATACAGGCGGTGCCGCAGGTAGCAATCAAAATGCTATCTATGCTACCAGTGATCCTAAAGTGGCAATAGCAGTTGGTGGATTGACTACTCCTGATTCAGATACCGCAATGTTTCCCAACGATCCGCAGATGGTTTTATTCAGTGGCAAAATAAGAAAAGGAGAAAATGTGTATCTGCACAAATTACCTTTCTACGGCACAGACGGTAAACCGCAGTTTGTTCAAGGTGCCCATGACAGAGAATTTTATTCAATGCCCGGAGTAAAAGGCATCAAACCTGTAGAAATAAAAGCAGTTCCAGTAAACAAATATTTGAATTTAATCAGAAAAGCAACGCCAGCAGACTTAAAATTGCGTAAGAAGTATATGAAACAGCAAGGTGTGGCGGAAGGCTCCGATTCCAATCTATCATATCAAGGTAATTGCACAGAAGATGATGTTATTGAACATATTTTTGGTGATGTTAATAACTTTGCTAACATGGTTGAAGAACACGGTGACGAATTTACTGTTGGTGATTTAGTTGTCAAGTATGATCCAGAAACAGATGTTCATAGTTTCTACTATAAGAAGCAAGGTGTGGCGGAAGAACAACATAGTTGCCCACACTGCGGTGGTGAGATGGTTAGTGAAGAACTAATGAACGAAAAGAAAGATGCTTGTTACTACAAAGTTAAGAGTCGTTATAAAGTATGGCCTAGTGCTTACGCCAGTGGTGCATTAGTTAAGTGTCGCAAGAAAGGTGCCGCTAACTGGGGCAACAGCACCAAGAATGAAGATTCTATGGATCAAGTAGACGAGAGTTTGCATGATTGGTTTAATAAAGAAAAATGGGTTCGTATGGACACCAAAGGAAATATAAAAGGACCATGTGCAAGAGAACCAGGTGAAGGCAAACCAAAATGTCTTCCACAGAGCAAAGCACACAGTTTAGGTAAAAAGGGTCGTGCAAGTGCAGCCCAACGCAAACGTAGAGAAGATCCTAATCCTGATCGTAGTGGTAAAGCTATCAATGTTAACACTAAGAAAAAGTCAAATGAAGGTGTGGCGGAAGATTCTAGTAACAATATCCCAACTATTGGGATCAATGTAAGAAGTGACGGTGACATTGATTATGCTAGTTTGATAGTTGACGGGAAAAAGAAATACGAATCTAGAAAAACTGACAGTCTTAGACCATACGTGGGTAAAACAGTTGGAATTGTTAGAACTGGCAATGGCCCTGCAGTTGCGATTGGACAAGTGACTATAGGTGAACCCATAGTAGTAGATGCAGAAAAGTTCAATAGACTTAGAAAACAACATCTAGTCCCACAAGGTAGTAAATTCGATATTGATAGTGATGGTACAAAATATCTGTATCCAATGATTAATCCAGTACGCTGGGATAATGAAAAACCAATAAAAAGTAAGGGTATCGTTTCTAGAAAAATGCAAGAGCAAGGTGTGGCGGAAGAATTTGAATTAGCAGGTGTAGGTGTAGCATACGAACTAGGTCGCAAAGCATATAAGCAAGGTATGACAATCAGAGACAATCCTTATAGTGCTACAAAAGAAGCACGTAAGTATGATGAATGGGAAAAAGGTCTAGAACGTGGCAAACACGATGCAAATGATGCTAGACAATTCCGTAACAGTATAAAAGAAACTAAGAGTAACATTCTAAAAGGTTTAATGGGATGACTGATCAAGTATTCGAATTCTATTGGGCCTTTAAAGGAAACCCCCGTCTAGGATAATAATGGCTCTTTCTTGGCGGGATCAGCAAAAAACATTTTTTGCTAACAACAATATAGAATTTGAACAAGACCAAAGAATTATTGATTGGTTAGATACCTCTAAAAAAACATGGGTATATGGAGAAACGTATTTCAATAATAAAGTTCAATTAACTAATGATATTTCTACTGCTGAACAAGCATTATTGTTTATAAAAACCAGTAAAAGTATAGGTGTAGTTGAACACTTATGTAAACTGTTGATAAATGTTCCTAAAGTTTGCATTGCTATAAACAAATTTGTTATCTACACAAACGAATTATCTGATGTTAATGATGATTATGATATTGCATTATTATACTTTATCCAATCAATATTTGTAAATCGAAAAATTGACTACCACTATATACCTAACGTTAACGGTAGTTACTTCAATTTTGCCAGCCCCACTACTCAGTTTTTCATAACATGAATACAGTGAAATCTTATTATGATGCAAATGTTGTAAACAGGGTGCGTGTTCAATACGCTATGTATAAAGTAGGGCACCCGTTATTTGCAAAATGGATGCGACAAAAACATAAAAAAATACAAAAGGATCTACCAGATAGTTTGATATTGGATCTAATTGAAAATAAAAAAAGTATGTGGATAGATTCTTTTGGATATTGTTTTAATACCTATAATCCAGATATCATCTCAATTGAAGAAATCAGTATAGTAAATCTCTTAAAAGGAATTCCAAATACTTATTTTAGACATAATTTGCATGATTTAAGAATCCATGAAGAATTGTTGAAAACTGTTCAACCTGAAATAGTAGTATATTTTAAATCACAAATTTTTAAATATTTGACAGTTCCTGAACTAATTAACAAGATAGTTGAACTTAAAGATATCTATACTGAGCAAGTACTTTGCATTTATTTGGATCTACAATTTATTGATTTTAATAAACTAAAATATCCAATCACACACATTATTGATCAAATCCAGCAAAGTTTTCCTAATGCAACTCTAAAACGTTTAGCTTTAACTGGGTTATTGATAAATATATAATAATCACAGGAACTACCATGTTATCAGATAATTTAAAAGTACTATTAGCTAGTACACAATCTTTTGCAATCAAATCGCAAAACTTTCACTGGAATATTGAAGGTAGTAACTTCCCACAATATCACGAATTCTTTAATACATTATATGAAGATGTAAATGCTACAATTGATCCAATCGCTGAGTATATTAGAATCTTAGGTTCTTATACTCCAGGAAGTTTAACAAGATATGCAGAACTATCAATTATTCAAGACCAAATTAAAATTCCACGTGCCCAACTAATGTTTGCTGAATCACTTAAAGATTGCGAAATGATGAGTGAATTAGTTGTTGCTATGTTTGATGAAGCAACCGAAGAACGTCAACAAGGCATTGCTAATTACATGGCTGAACTACAAGACCTATATGGCAAGAAAGCATGGTTCATTCGTTCCACTCTTAAGACAGAACGTGAGTAATGAGAGCAATTGAGTTTATTACAGAAGTTTTTGAGCCCGGTAAAACTAACTGGAAGTGGCGTCACCGCGGCAGTGAAGAAGCTACTGCTGAATTTACCGTAGGTGATAGAACATATCAATGGCATGCATACTCATACGTTCGTGCAGGCAATCCTACTAAGTGGGAAATGCAATTTCGTTTAATTAGAACTCCAAATGACCCTGATGATTTAGACTTGTTTGGTACTACTGGCACAGGCAATGCGGCAGAAGTATTATCAACAGCAGTTGATATCACCCGCGCATTCTTACAAGAGTATGGACTTGATAAAGTAGAAGAAATTACATTTAATGCAAAAGAAAACAGTCGCATAGCATTGTATGCTAAGATGATTAAGCGTTTATTACCTGATTGGGATTTATATCAAAAATATAGTATAGATAACGGCATGGAGTATCACTTAACTGACCGTAGAGCATACGACAAGCCTGAAAATAAAATTGCAGAAGAAATTACCGATGAGATGGCTCTCAAACAATTCACTCCAATGGGTGACTTTAACAAACCAGGGCCATTCAGAGGGGTTGACAAACGTTTAATTCCCCATCCGACTAATCAACTAAAGACACAACGGTTCTTTGAAAAAACTCCCTACGATTTTAGATTGTTCTTTAGTA